CCAATGGTCAACCTGTTGGGGGAATTACTGGTTTTGTAAAAATTTTACAAAAATTAATTAGGGAAACAAACCCAAACAGGGTTGTAATTTGTTGGGATGGAAAAGGTGGGTCTTCTAAACGTAAATCCATGAATAAGGGATATAAAGAAGGCAGAAGTCCGATTCGACTAAATAGAAATATTAGAAATCTATCTGAAAATGAAGAAATAGATAATAAAATTTGGCAAATGACTAGATTGGTAGAATATATCAATGCTATGCCTATTGTACAACTTCTGCTTGACGGTGTTGAGGCAGATGATATTATATCAGCCGTAGTTAATCATAAAACATTGACTAACTACAATAAGGTAATTGTATCTAGTGACAAAGATTTTATTCAGTTATGTGATAATTCGACTGTTCTGTACCGTCCTGTCCAGCATGAAGTTCTTAACAAGAAAAAAATAATAGAAGAATATGGAATTCATCCAAATAACTTCTGTTTGGCTAGAGCTTTATCTGGGGATAAATCAGATAATATTGAAGGCATTGGTGGAGTTGGATTGCCAACTGTTGCCAAACGTTTTCCTATTCTTGCTGAAGAAAAAACATATACTGTGGATGAATTAGTAGATTTTTGTGTAAACGCAGAATCTAAAGTAAAAGCATATAGTAGTGTTCTTGAGCAACAAAATAAAATTAGAGACAATTACAAAATTATGCAGTTAGCTATTCCCAATATTTCTATTCAGGATTCACAAAAAATAGATTATGCATTAGAGAATAGTGAATGTACATTTAATAAATTAGATATTGTCCGTATGATGATACAAGATGGATTCCCATCTTTAAATTTGGACGACCTTTTTATTCACCTAAAAAAGATTGTACTTGAGAACTGCTAATTTCCTGTGCTATAGTGTACATGATTTGGGAGAAATATATGTCATTTGTTAATGAAAAAGCTACATTTGAAAAATTTGGAACAAAGTTTCAAGAGAACCTAGTCCAACTTATGTTGGACGATAGACAGTTTTGTGATCAAATTAGTGAAGTTCTAGATATCAACTTTCTAGATGTAAAATATCTACGTCTTTTCGTAGAAAAAGTTTTTGCATATAGAAAAAAATATGGTACGCACCCATCACGCGATACTATGACAACCATACTTAGGTCAGATATTGAGAAAGAGAATGAACTATTACAGAAACAAGTTCGTGATTTCTATGCTCGTATTCAATCTAATGAATTTTCACTTGATGGTGAACAGCACATTAAAGACGTATCTTTGGATTTCTGCAAAAAGCAGAAACTAAAAGAAGCTATGATTAAAAGTGTTGGATTAATTCAAAACTCATCTTATGATGAGATTAGTAAAATTATCAACGATGCTCTAAAACTAGGCACAGACAATGATCATGGTTACGATTTTATTGTTGACTTTGAAAAGCGTTTTGATATTGTAGCTCGTAATCCAATTACAACTGGCTGGGATCTAATTGATAATATTACAAAAGGTGGATTAGGCAGAGGCGAACTAGGTGTAGTTATTGCTCCAACCGGCGCAGGTAAATCTATGGCACTTGTACATTTAGGTGCGATGGCTTTACAGGCAGGTTTAAACGTGGTACATTACACTCTGGAGCTTCAAGATAAAGTTGTAGCTTTACGTTACGATTCATGTATTACTGGTATTCAATTATCTGATGTAAAAGAACAAAAAGATCAGGTATGGGAAGGTGTAAAAGACGTACAGGGTAAGCTTATTATTAAAGAGTATCCTACAAAATCTGCATCGACAAATACAATTAAAAATCACCTTGAGAAATTAAAACGTAAAGATTTTAAAATTGATATGGTCATTGTGGACTACGGCGATCTACTTAAACCTATCTCTGCACAAAAAGAGAAACGAAATGAGTTGGAGAGCATCTATGAAGAACTTAGAGGGTTGGCACAAACATATGGTTGTACATTATGGACCGCCTCGCAAACCAATCGAAGCGGGCTTAACGCAGAAGTCATCACAATGGAGTCAATTAGCGAAGCCTTTAACAAGTGTTTCGTTGCAGACCTCATCTTTACCGTATCCAGAACAATAAAAGATAAGAACACAAACGAGGGACGTATTTTCGTTGCTAAGAATCGAAATGGTCCCGATGGTTTAGTATTCCCTATTTTTATGGATACAAGCAATGTTAAGATTAAAGTCCTATCTCAGAGTACGGAAACAGCAAGTGAAATTATTGAAAGTGCTACAAAAAAGCAAGAAGAGAACTTAAAGCAAAAATACAAGAGCTTTCGTAAGGAACGAAAAGCCGTAGGAGAATAAAATGAAGAAAGTAATTATGTTTTCAGCTAGTTGGTGTGGTCCATGTCGTCAAGCAAAGCCCGTATTTAATCAATTAAAAGAGTCAGTACAGGGAGTTCAATTTGAAGTAGTTGACGTTGACGAAAACCCAGTAATGGCTACTAATTTTGGTGTAGCGGGGGTTCCAACATTTGTTGTATTAGAAAATAACACAGAGGTACAAAGAGTGGTTGGTGGTGCAAATGTCACCAAGTTAAAAGAAATTCTATAATAGGAGAAATAAGTAATGTCAAATTGGTCCAATCTAGCTAAAGTTGTATATAAAAGAACATACGCACGTAAAGATTATGGCGCGTTAGAAAATTGGGAAGACACCGTAGAACGTGTTATACATGGAAATGTAGTTGGTCATAATGTAAGCGAAGAAGAAATTAATCGTCTACGATACTATTTAATGCAACGTAAAGCTGGTCCCGCTGGTCGTGGTTGGTGGTATTCAGGTGCTCCATCTCATAAGCGGCTCGGTGGTGTTGCATTAAATAACTGTTGGTTCGTTGCTGGTGATGATTGGACCAATTTTGTACTTGCTCAAGATCTACTTATGTTAGGTGGCGGTGTTGGTATGTCTGTTGAGCACAGATATGTCAGCAAGTTACCAAAAGTTAAGAAAGAAGTACAAATTGTCAATAAAGACACTCACGATGCTGATTTTATTGTACCAGATAGTCGTGAAGGTTGGAACGAGCTAACTCGTCGTATTTTGGAGTCATACTTTGTTACTGGTAAGTCTTTTAGCTATAGTACTGTATGCATTCGTCCTGCTGGTGAGCCTATACGCGGTTTCGGAGGTTCTTCGTCAGGGCCAAAGCCTCTTATCTCGTTTGTTGAAAAACTATGCGGAATTCTCAACGCCAGAGGCGGAAAACACGTCAAACCTCTTGACGCATCTGATATCTTGTGTTCAATTGCTGAGATGGTCGTTGCCGGTAATGTTCGTCGTTCAGCTATTATTATTCTCGGTGATTGTTGGGATAAAGAGTACTTAAAGGCTAAACGCTGGGATCTTGGTAATATTCCAACCCAAAGAGCTATGGCTAACTTCTCAGTTGTTGTAGATGATGCACAAGATTTACATCCACTATTCTGGAAAACCTATGAAGAAGGTGAACCATTTGGTATTGTAAACCGTGAGAATATGCAAAAATTTGCTCGCATGGGTGAACTAAAGCCAGATACAGCTATTGGTGTTAATCCATGTGCAGAGGCAACTCTAGAAGATGGTGAGCCATGTAATCTTCAAGAAATTGCTCTTCCCAATCTAAAAAATGAAGAAGAGTTTATTGAAGCTGCGCGTCTTATGCACCGTTGGGGTAAGCGTGTAACAACAGAAAAATATCATCAGCCTAAATGTGATGCGGTTGTAAAACGTAATCGTAGAATTGGAACTGGTATTACTGGTTGCCTACAAAGCCCATTATTTACGCCAGATGTTCTTGACCGTGCATATGCTGCAATCCAAGACGAGAACGTAAAATATTCACGCGAACTAGGAATTCCAGAAAGTATTCGTACCACAGTTATTAAGCCTTCTGGAACTATTTCTAAGGTATTTGATTGCTATGAAGGAGTACATCCAGGATATTCACGCTATATTATTCAGCGTGTACGATTCTCAGCAAATGATTCATTAATTCCACTCCTAAAAGAAGCTGGACATTACATGGAGCCTGTGGTAAGATTCGACGGTAGCTTAGATCACAACACTCTTGTTGTTGATTTCTATGTTGCAGCACCAGACGATGCGCCTGTTGCAGATGAAGATTGGACAACTTGGAAACAATTAGATGTTGTAAAGATGGCCCAAAAACACTGGGCAGATCAATCCGTGTCAGTTACAGTATATTATAAGCGTGAAGATATTGAACAATTAAAGGTATGGCTAAATGATAATTTGAAATATCTAAAAACTATTTCATTCCTATGTCATAGCGAACACGGTTTCAAACAAGCTCCAAAAGAAACCATTACAAAAGATCAATACGAGAAACTATCAGCAAAAATTAAGCCTATTAACGACCAAAATATTGGTGATGGTGAACTAGAAGATTCTATGGAATGTGCTGGTGGTGCTTGCCCAGTTAAATAAATTTTACTAATACACTCCGATAATACTATTTAAGTATTATCGGAGTTTTATTAGGGGAATTAATATGAGAGATATGCAGCTTATCATGGAAAATTGGAGAAATTTTTCAAATGATGTAGAAAAAAAATCTACTGATTTATTGTTAGAAACAAAATTTGGCTCTTTCAAGTTAGATGTTCTAAATGAAGAATTATCATTAAACAGAATTTCAAGAGAAGAATATATTAAGATATTAGCAGAATCTATAGAAAATGATTTAAAATTTATAAATGAAGGAATCCTAACAAAAGCTGTTGGAGCGTTAAAGGGAATAAAAGATGCAGTCGTTAATAAAATTAACGAAATGGGCATTAAAGTGCTACAATTAGCTATTAAGGGTGCAGGTGCTGTCTTTGGCTTAATACAAAAAGTCTTTAGTTTAGTTGAAAAATTTAAACAAAATTATCCAACTCTTTATAGTATAGTTGCACTGGTTGTTAAAGTGGCTTTTTGGGCAGCTATAGCATATTTAGTATATAATTCTATGGTTGGAACTGCAAAAGCTGATGTTGTTTATAGCGATTATGGAGAAAAGGTTAGATTAACATCGGATTCTCAAGCGATGCTAAACTTACTACATAATAAAGCCGCTATGCATAAAATGGGAGTAGATCTTTCTCCTCAGATGGTAGAAAAACTAGATGCATTTATAAGATCAAAGAAAACATTTGATGTGTCAGATATGACAGAATTTAATAATATGTTTACTGCCATGCATGAACATTTAAAATCAGATGCGGTTCTAAAATCGCCAGAGGTTCTAGACAGAATGGGTAGTTTAATTGATGCCACACAAGCGACCGCAGAGCAAAGTGCTCAATATTTGCAAGAAGCAGCAAAATTTGCTGGCAGAGAAACAGTAGCAGCTATTCATTCTAAAGCAGAATTATTAGCTGCGCTTAAAAAAGCTGGATACACTGGTGAGGTTGATGCTCAACATCTAAAAGATATTGTAACTGCATTACTAAAAAAGAAACATGTAACAGGCGACCCTTCCCAGTATAAAACAGCATTTTTTAGTTTGATGAATAATATAAGGGCTTTTGTTAAATAAATAAAATTTATAATTTTTTATACGCCGCTTAAAAAACGGCGTATATTTTTTTATTTGCACACAATATTTTTGTGTGTTATAGTATGTTCGTTGTACTTGGTACAAGAATGGAGATAAAATGGGTTCAGTAATGTCATTAAACGGTACGAAAGATGAAAAAACTAAAGAGGATCGAGTAAGAGATTTTGTAAAGTCGCTTGTAGCAATTGAACAAGCTATTCAGCCATTCAAAGATCAAAAAACAGATCTTAAGAAAAGTTACGTTAGCAATAATTGGCTATCAAAAGATGATATTAAGATGGCACTAAAGGCATATCGTTTAATGAAAGATGAAACCGATATGACCGAATTAGATTCTATGTACAAAAAGGTTACAGGAAAGAAGGTATAGCATGAATTTCTATTCTAGAAATAGAAATCTAGTAATTGAAGTAGAAGATGAAAAACAACAGCAACAAAACGGTGTTTTTCTACCAGATGATTATGTAAAAGCAGCTTCTAGACTAAAAGTTGCAAAAGTTATAGATGCACAATCTGGTCAATTTCAACATGATGTTGGAAGCTATGTGTTATTTGAAGCACATATGATGCAAACTTTTGACCATGAAGGGAAAAAGTATTCAATCATTCCAGAATCAGCAGTATATGGAGTTTTTAAAAATGGACCAGACTACAAAGAATCAATTGAGTATTAATTTATATCATGACGGAATTGGAAAAGTGGAACTTGTTGATCATGTCGGAAGTGATCTTACAATTGTTAACTCTGCTAGGGTTAGTTTTGGAGTTCACAAAGCCGAACTGGAAGATAAAGACCGTAAGCTCATTAGATATCTTATTAAGCATAGGCATACTTCAACTCTTGAGCACTGTTTTGTTACTTTCCGTGTAAAAGTACCATTATTTATTAGATCACAACATCACAGACACCGAACATGGAGTTACAATGAAATCAGTAGGCGTTATACGCCGGAAAATCTTGAGTTTTACGCCCCTACAGAGTTTAGAACTCAGCATTCTAATAACAGACAAGCAAGTAATAACGACGAGCAAATTAATCCATGGATCGAAGAACCAGATCAATGGATTCAAGGAAGACGAGCATCAGATATTGTCAGAGACTTACACGACGATGCCGTTAGAACATATAACCAGTTAATGGAAGCTGGAGTTTGCCGTGAACAAGCCCGTGGTGTATTGCCACAAAATATGTATACAGAGTATTATGCAAGTGCAAACTTGAATAATATCCTAAAGTTTATTGATTTAAGGAGCCACGATGGCGCACAATGGGAAATTCAGAAAGTTGCCGATGCGATGCTCAAAATCCTTGAGCAGCTTTATCCAGAAACAATTAAAGCGTATTATGAAGTAAGGAATCCATCTCATGAAGAAAAATAAATCTAAAGAAACTAAGGTAAAAAATGCTATTGGGGATTGTAGTTATTGTGGTCACAGTATTGTTTATCATGCACCGATGGTTGGGTGTCTCAAATGCAGTTGCGACGAATATGAATAAACGCATGACAAAAGATCCAATGCTTCTAACTCATCATTATAATTGTTTATCATGGGAAAAAAACATATACCGTTGTAATTGTTATATGCAGTGGGTTCAAGAAGATATGAAAGAATTAGATCGTTTTAGGGAGACTACTTCGGAGTAAATATGAAAATAACAAGAAAATCATCAATACATAAATTAAACTTTAAAGAAGTCACATTAGGACAAGTTTTTGAATGGAATATGAATTGTTATATTAAAATTGAAGAAGTTCTACATCCAGAAGAGGATTTAAAATTTAATTCTGTTTGTATTAGTGACGGATGTGTTTGTCATTTTTCAGATACTAGTTTAGTAATACTTCTTGATGCAGAATTAATTTTGAGGGGATAATGAAATTTATAGGTAGTTGGGAATCTAAATATTTTGGATTTGTATATAAGGATATGGCATATTATGTAGGTTGGAATCATCCAACTTGCCGTGATTGGGGATATACTGAAGACTGGTATGACGGACCCATACATAGATTTTCATTATACTTTATTGCATTCCTTAAACACTACGATAGAGGATAAAAATGGAGCGCACTCTAGATTTACACTATGACACAATTGTTATAGGCGCAGATCTGAGTGCGCTTTCTTTTTCTTATGCCCAAAAAGTTCCGTTTATATATATTCGTAGATTAAAACCATATAAATATGGATTTGATTTTGATTATGAAGAAAAATTAAAAATATACGAACATATGTTTTATATGCTATCAATAAATAGATATTGTCCTTTATCAGACAAAGTTCAATCTATAAGATTAGACGAAGAAAATATGCTAAGAGTAACAACAAATACTAATTGTCTAATTAAGATTAAATATAATAAATTAATAATAAGTGATGATTATAAAGTGGAAGGACTTCCACCGGTAAAAGATAAAACATCTTATAGTAATTGTGTAATTGATTATTTTGGAATAGCAGATACATACGTATTAAAATTTATGGGAGACACAAGCAATGACTGTCCAAGAACAATATATTACCCAGGTACTTATGTTTCTGGAACTAAACAGTTTAAGAATTTAATAATAAATTCGCTATTGTCGGATGAAGAATTAGAAAAAATAGACTTCTCAGAGTCTTACATGCGACTAAGGTTATATCGGATATATCAGAATATGCAAACCTTACAACACATTAGGAGAGAAATATATCCTTTAGGCAAGAATATTTATGAATTTCCAGACAATATTTCTATTTTAACGGATTCCCATGAAAAAATCTTAGGTGGTCCAAAAGTAGAAGATAGATATCTAAACTTTATAGAAAGCAGATTATGGAAAGCCTAATAAAATCAGACAATACAGTATATCATTTAGCGGGTATAGTACCAGTTGCTGGACAACCTCTGGATTTTAATATGCCATGGCCTGATGCAATGATGCCAATAGCACAAGATTATTTAGCTGTTGAAAAATCTATTTGGGAATGTGTATTAGCGGGGTGTTCTACAGTTTGGATTGTGTGCCACATGGGTACTATCCCTCTTCTTAGAAAAAGAATAGGAGATACGGTCGTAAGACCGATAAGTGTAAATATATCTGAGAGAGATGATGCAAAACTGTCGAGCAGAGTTAACATATACTACATACCAGTTCATCCAAAAGATAGAGATAGAAGAGACTCAATAGGTTGGAGTGTACTATACGGCGCTAATAGAGCTTACTGCTTATGTAAAATGATAAGTAAGTGGGTCACTCCAGAAAAATTTTTTTGCTCATTTCCTTATGGAGTAATCGATGACGACACAATAAAAAATAATAGAAAATTGTTATTAAGCCCAAAACAGGTTATATTTTCAAATCTAGGTAAAACAGTAAAAGACGGTATTTATATAAATTTTACATTTGATGCTAATGATTTTAAAAAAGCTAGAGATCTAGTAAAAAGATATGCAATAGATACATGGTCAGGAGATTCTGAGCATATACCTCTTTCTCATAGGAAGAAAACTTTAGCTCTTGGTGTAGAATATATATTTAAAAATCTTGACTTAGAAAATTCTTCTGTGGTAGAATCACCATGGTTTTATGATATTTCTTCTTGGGAAAGATATTCTAATTTTATAGGTAAAAATTTACAATTAGTCAGAAATAAAGATCTTTTTATCGGAGAAAAAAGAGATAAGATATGACAAAAGAGGAAGAAGAGATTTTTCAAAAAGTTGTAAAAATGCATAGAGAGAATGAATTACTTATGGTTCTTTTTGAAGAGCTTGATGATCTTAAAAAAGATGGCTATGGGTGCTATATTTGTGATGAAAAACTATCAGGTTTATTTTTTGCTTATGAAGAATACAAAAAATGGAAACAAAATGGATAAAAAAAAACTAATACTGGATTTTATAAATGGACCCCTTAAAGAGTATTTAGATGGGGGAGAAATTTCTTTTGGAAAATTTAAAGAAAGAATAAACGAAACATGCGGAACAGATTTCAGTTATAGTGATCTTTACCCAAGTTATCTTTTTAATGCTAAACTTACATATGAATATTTAGAGTTGTTTGAAGTAGATTCACAATACCAATGTAAAGAAATAATTCCTGGTACATTTATTGCCTGTGGTGAAGGTGTAGGAGAACAAAAGCAATATTGCTCAAACTCATGCTATCAAAAATCAAAGGAAAATAGATGAAATACGTTATTATCAGATATTGTGATGCCGGTAGCTGGATAGAAACAGACGGCAGTTTAAAACCTATTTTATTTGAAAACAGAGATGACGCGCAAAAAAATGCTGATATGAGAAATGATAATTGTTGGTGGTCTACTCTTAGATTTAAAGTAGGAGAGTATAAGGAGGAAGAAATAAATGATTAAATTTTTTAAAAAGTTATATTATGATTGGAAATTTAGAAATAGTACAGCGCCAGAGACAGTTTATATTGTTGCAAGACAACCAGATGAGTTAACAGGTCTGATAAAAATTTTATCAATCCATAAAACACTAGAAGGTGCTTCAGAAGCTCGAAAAGAATATGTCCAGCAACATATGGATGGTCAAGTGGATGTTCGAAGATACGGTCTTTGGGAATAGGAGAAAATTATGAATTTTATCGGACCAACATTGAAAGATCTCTTCAATAAAGAAGAAGTTGTTGTAGTAAAAAGAGAATACAGAAGAATGTATAGGATAAATTGGGCAATCTTTTTTTCAAACCTTTATAAATTTATTGCGTTTTGGAAGCCAAAAAATAAAAGGTATTTATATAATACGATAGTATCTAGTCAAACAGAAGATGAAGTAGCATTACTAAAAAACAGCAATATTGAGGCAGCAGTCGTGGGCAAAAATAATATGGAAGAGTAAAAACTTCTTGACTCTGAGAATTTACAGTGCTACAATAGCCACTGATAGTTGAACCTATCGGTGGCTTTCTTATTGGAGAATAAATGTCTGATCGTAAAAATTCAAACCTAAAGTTCGCAAATCTACACAATCACGATACATTTAGTATTTTCGATGGTCTAGGCTTTCCCGACGAGCATATTGATTATGCTTACGGTAATGGTTTGGATGGTATTGCATTTACTAATCATGGTAATATGAACTCTTTTTCTTATGCCTTTATGAAGTCAAAGAAAATGAAGGACGAAGGTAAAACTGATTTTAAGGTTATGTATGGAATTGAAGCCTATGTCCATCCTTCAATTCCAGACTGGAAAAAAGAAAAGGAAAGATATGAAGATGATGCAAAACTTGCAAAACAGGTTGATGATGAAATTGGTTTGGTTGTCGAAGATGAATCTGAAACAAAAAAAGGAATTAAAAGCGCCCTCAATCAAAGAAGCCACCTTGTTCTTGTTGCCCAAAACCAAACAGGTCTTAACAATCTTTTTAAGCTGGTTTCTACCAGTTATAGTGGTGACAACTTTTACCGTTTCCCCCGTATTGACTACGATATGCTTCGTCAACATGGCGAAGGAATCATCGCTTCCTCTGCCTGTTTGGGTGGGGTTCTTGCTAATGATTATTGGCGTAACCGAGATGCTGGTGAGACCGCTGTTTATAGTGCTATGGAAAAAACTGTTCAACAGATGATGAACATCTTTGGAGATCGTTTTTATGGCGAACTTCAATGGGCTATGGCACCAGAACAGCATATCCTAAATCAATATATTATCAAGCTTTCCCAACAATATGGGTTTAAGCTTGTAACAACTTGTGATGCCCACTATCCTTCACCAGACCTTTGGAAGGATCGTGAAATTTACAAAATGCTTGGATGGCTTGGAAAAAACAAAGAAGAGCTATCTATGGGCAACCTCCCTGTTTCTCTAGAAGAAATGGCTTATCAACTATATCCAAAAAACGGTGATCAACTATTTCAATTTTATAAAGAGACTTCTAAGAAACTAGGATTTAAATACGATGATGATCTTATCGCTGAAAGTATCGAGAGAACTAGCGATATTGTAAAAAATCGTATCGAGAATTATGTACCAGATACAGAAGTAAAATTGCCATCATTCGTAATTCCAGAAGGCGAAAGTGCCGACTCTGCTCTAGCTAAAATTGCAATTGAAAAGCTAAAAGCAGCTGGACTACACAAAGATAATGTATATGTTGATCGTCTAAAGGAAGAACTTCACACGATCAAGGATCGTGGTTTTTCTCGTTACTTCCTAACAATGAAAAATATTGCTAATGACGCTAAAGATGTACAACTTTGTGGTGGTGGTCGTGGATCTGGTGCTGGCTCTCTAGTATCGTACCTTCTTGATATTACAGAAGTCGATCCAATCAAGTATAAACTTCAGTTCTCACGTTTTATTCGTAAGAACGCAAAGGATTATCCTGATATTGACTTCGACGTAAGTGATCCAATGGCAATCAAAGAATTGATGATTGCAAAGTATGGTGAAAATACTGTAGTTCCAATCTCCAACTACAACACCCTACAAATTCGTTCACTGATTAAGGATATCTCTAAGCTTTACGATATTCCATTTCAAGAGGTAAATGAAGTAACCAGCAAGATGCAAGCAGAGGCAATTCCTGTATGTAAACGTATTCACGGAATTACCGCTGGTGTTTATATTCCGACTTGGGAAGAACTGAAAGAGCACTCTCCGTCGCTCCGTGGATATTTGGAGAGATATCCAGATGTAGCTACGCATGTAGAGAACCTACAGGGTCAGATTCGCAGTATTTCCCGTCATGCTGGTGGTGTACTATTTGCAGAAAATATCAACGAAAAAATGCCGTTGATTAATAGTGGTGGAGTAACACAAACTCCTTGGACTGAGGGCCAAACTGTACGTCATTTGGAACCTCTTGGATTCATTAAATTTGATATTCTTGGTCTAGCATCGCTAAGGATGATCGAAACTTGTATTGAGCACATCTTAAAGCGTAAACATGGGATTAAAAATCCAACGTTTGAAGATGTGAAGAAGTATTATCGTGATAATCTACATCCAGACAAGATTGATCTAAATGATCAAAAAGTCTATGATTATGTATTTGGAGAGGGAAACTTCTGTGGTACATTTCAGTTTACTAACATGGGTGCTCAAAAGTTTTGTATGCAGGCAAAACCAAAAAGCATTGTAGATATTGCCGCCATTACTTCTATCTATCGTCCCGGTCCACTTTCTGCAAACGTACATACAAAATACATCGAAGCAAAAAATAATCCAAGCGATATTTTCTATATGCATGATGTAGTAAAAGAAGTAACAGAAGAGACATATGGATTTATCGTGTTCCAAGAACAATTGAGCCTGCTTGCTCATAAACTTGGAAAAGATATTTCGCTTGATGAAGGTAATGAACTTCGTAAGGTATTAACTAAAAAAGGTACTGGTAAGGAAGCCCAAGTAAAGGAGAAACTATATGGAAAATTTGTGGACGGCTGCATGGAAAAAAACATTAGAAAAGTCGATGCAGAAAATCTATGGAAAACTATGGAATTTTTCTCTGGTTACGGGTTCAATTTGTCTCACGCTGTTTGTTATTCCATTCTATCTTACCAGTGTGCCTATCTTTTTCATTATCACCCAGCGGAATGGCTCGCTGCATTCCTAGATAAAGAACCGGAAGATAGAAAAGAGCAGGCTATTGCTACAGCTAAAGGCTATGGATATAATATTCGTCGATTAGATATTAACTCGTCTGGAGTTAAATGGGAAGTTGGCGATGATGGCAAAACTCTTATCCAGCCCTTGACTTCGGTTAAAGGTCTCGGTGAAGTAGCCATTGATCAGATTATGAAATATCGTCCATTTAAGACAGTTGAAGAAATATTATTTCACGATGAAATTATCTATAGTAAGGTAAATAAAAAAGCTCTTGATGCTCTAGTTAGAACCGAAGCAATGAATTCATTAGTGGATAATCGTTTTAGTGGATTAAAACATTTCTGGTCAGCAGTTGTAGTGGACAGACCAAAAACTAAGAAAAAATTGGATGAAAATATCCAAAAATATAAACCAGAAGGAGATTTTTCTGTTGAAGAAAAAATTGAAAACTTGGTATCATTATCCGGTATTTATCCGATAAGTCTTGTTATGGATGCACCCACTTTAAAACGACTGGAGGAGAAGTATATTCCACCCATCAGCATGTTTGAGGAAAATGAAGACTTAAACCAGGTTGTATGGTTTATTCCACGTAAATATACCGAAAAGAAAACCAAAAACGGTAAAATCTATTGGATACTTGAAGTTACGGATAATACAAATCAGCTGACCAGTATTAAATGCTGGGGTGTTGATCCTAAAAAAGATAAGGTCTGGTTAAATAGACCATACCTCGGAAAACTTCAACATGATGATTGGGGATTTAGCACTAGAAGCATTAAGCATAATTTTAAACTATTAGGATAATTGGAGGCAAAATGAATGTCGTTAGAAAACGAAGAAATATGGGAATTTTTACAGATTGAATCTAATGTATATGTGGTCGGAGAACCATATCCAGAAGAAAAATTTGATTTTTATATTGAAGGAGTCTCAGAAAAAAATCTGTACTGCTCCAATGAGGGTATAAAAACTCAAATACAAGAATCTTTAAAACTAAATTCAAATAGGGAGAAAGTAGTATACTTTTTCTATAAAAGGATAGAAACATGAAAATCGTAGCAGCAAGTGGTTACTTCAATCCTCTACATAAAGGACATGTAGAGTATCTTGAGAGAGCTAAAACTCTCGGTGATAAGCTTATTGTTATCGTCAATAATGACTTTCAAGTAAAACTTAAAGGCTCTAAAGAGTTTATGGATGAGCAAGAGAGATTACAAATTGTTAGATCTTTAAGTTGTGTTGACATGGCAATTCTATCAGCAGATGTAGATCCTACGGTGTGTAAAACGCTATGGCTTGTTAGACCTGATATTTTTGCCAAAGGCGGAGATAGATACACCTATGAAATACCCGAATCAAAAATTTGTAGAGAATTAGGTATTGCAATTATTGATGGTTTAGGTGCAAAAATTCAAAGTTCATCTTGGCTATTGAGCCGAAAGGATTAAAATGGGAAGCATTAAAATTGATGGAGTAGATGTTCTAATGGATCAATCAGTTCGTCTACAGTGGAAGAAATTAACACAAACAGCTAAAGGCCCGCAAAAAGCACATCACGAAGATGCAGCATGGGATTTATATGCCGATTGCCCAGGAGGCATGTTAATCATCTCAGGAGCAACGACTATTGTTCCAACTAATATTGCTATTATGCCACCTGAAGGCTGGGCTTGTGATATCCGTGGTCGTAGCGGTATGAACAGTAAAGGCAAGTTCGTTATTCTTGGACTAGTTGATTCATATTATACTGGCCCTTGGGGTATTGTTGTCCATAATGGAACAAAAGATGAAATTAGGATTGGGCATCATGATAAGATTGCTCAATTTACAGTTCAACGAGTTTACAACTCACAATTGGTGGAAGTCGAGGAATTTGATGTAAGTGGTGATAAGCGTGGCTCGGGAGGTTTTGGTAGCACAGGAACCCGATAAAATTAACCCGTGGTGCCAAAACACCACGGGTTTTTTATGTGCTTTTTTGAGGAACATATGAATAGAAAACAAAAAAGAAGTCTAGAAAAGCAAATGGGCAAAGAAAATGTAGAAAAAATAAATTTAATGTTAAATATACCCACAGAGTGCTTGACTTGTAAAAAAAGTTATGATAAACTTAACAAAGAAATGGTGATGACATGGTTCGTAGAGGTATATAACGAACAAAAACGAGTGGACTTATATTGTCCCGAGTGTTATGAAAAGAGGAAACATGAGTTGCAGCAAAAACAATCTAGCACTAACATATGATGATATTTTATTAATTCCGAATTATTCTGATATTCAATCAAGGTCAGAAGTATCAATAGCCAATAAACTTTCTGATGAAATTGAGTTGGAAGTTCCCATTTTTTCTGCTCCGATGGATACTGTATCTGGTTTAGATATGGCAGAGTCAATTAGTAGACTTGGTGGTTGTGCTATTATACACAGGTATAACACAATACCAGAACAAGTTACACTGGTTAGAGAAGCAAAACGTAATGGAACAAAATTTGTTGGTGCCGCAGTAGGTGCAACTGGGGATTTTGATGAAAGAGCATTTGCGCTAACCGCCGCTGGTGCTGATTTTATTTGTATTGATATTGCTCATGGTCATCATATGCATATGAAAAATGCAATTGATAAATTGAAACAAAATTCAAATATTAAACACGTTATGGCTGGTAATGTTGCAACATCAGATGCATATGAAGATTTGGCTGGTTGGGGAGCTGATTCAGTTAAAGTTGGTATTGGAAACGGATCTATTTGTAGCACTAGGTTAAACACTGGTCATGGGGTTCCAAGTGTTACAGCTTTGCAGGATTGCGCTAGGAGTAAGAAAAGTTACTTTTATGCATGTGGACAAAAAGCTCCTGCGATTATTGCTGACGGGGGAATTAAAAATAGCGGAGACATTGTAAAAGCTTTAGCCGTTGGTGCTGATTTTGTAATGCTTGGATCGATGCTAGCCGGAACTAAAGAAGCGCCAGGAGAATTGCTTTCAACCGCAAACGGTATGCGTAAAGTTTATCGTGGTATGGCTAGTCGTGAAGCTCAGAATGATTGGAGAGGTAAATCATCCGCACCAGAAGGAATTTCTACAACTATTCCATACAAAGGAGAACTTGAGCCACTATTTATGGATATCGTAGGAGGAATTAAAAGTGGGTTCTCATATACTGGAGCAAGAAGCATTGATGAATTTAAAAGACTCGCAAAATACGTCCAGCAAACAACGGCAGGACAACATGAAAGCTGGACACACATTCTCTCGAAAGCATAAACCCGGAGAGAAAAAGGTAGTATTTTTTGCTGATGAAAATTTTCATGCTAGATTTAGAATACAGTTAAGATATGATGATTTAGCGCAAGCTAAATTTTTTAGAATGTGTATGGAAGCTTATGAAAATAAAGATGAAGAGTTTATGTCTTTCATATATAAAAAAATTGAAAAAGAAAAAAGTGCTAGAAGTAAAAAAAATATAAAAAAAGATCTTAAGCAATTAAGACAAAATGAAGAAAATTTTGGATTAAATGAAGAGGAGATTAAAGATATTTTTGATATTATAGCGATGGAGAATCCAGACCTATGAGTGAATATAAATTTAAAACATGTACAGAAGCCTGCATTAAATTAGATGAATCATGCCCGAATAAAGATTGCAGAAATTGGATGAATTATGAAGATGATCTAAATTGCGCTGTTATTGCGGCGGATAAATATGGTGAGTTGACACTGAGAGAGGTATCGGAGCGTATAGGCTTATCTTTTGTTAGGGTAAAACAAATAGAAGACACAGCTAAAGAAAAAATAAAAGCCTCTTTGAAGGATTCTTACTATTTATAGTATAAATAAAATCCTTTCTAGGATTTACACACTATTTATTTGTTAAGAACATCAATCTTTTTAGGAGATACCTTATATGAGTAAAAAACAATTGCTAGAAGAATCAACAATTCGCAAGTTTATGAGACTTGCAAATCTTGAGCCACTAACCGACAGATTCTTAAGTGAATCAGGACCGGGATATAACGAAGAAGAAGAAATGAAAGAAAGCGAAGTGGCTAAAAAATATGGCCGTCCAGATATGGATACACAAGAAGAAGCCGAAGAATTAGATTTAGGCGGAGATGAAGAAGATTCTGAAGACGGTGAGGATATGGATTTTGGAGATGATGAAGGAGCAGATTTTTCTGATGAAGAATCTGGTGCCGTATCTCCAGAGGTCGCAAAAAGAGTTGTTCAAGCTGTTCTAGACGCTTTAGGCGTTGAAGGAACAGTCGAAGACGACGAAGAAGGTGGAGAGTTTGACGTAGACATGGATGACGACGACATGGGCGATGTAGACATGGGCGACGACGAAATGGATATGGGCGATGAGGAAGATGGCGAAGGCGACGAAGAAGATGAAATGAATGAAGAAGATATGTATCAAGAAGAAGATGAAATGAATGAAGAAGAAGAGATGGATGAAGAAGAACTAAAAGAATCTCGATTCATGAATAAATCTGAGTTAGTAGAAAATGTATTACGCAGAGTAACTGCTAGATTATTAGCAGAAGCCAAGAAAAAACCAGAAGATAAAAAAGCTAAAGACGTTAAGAAGAAAATGCAGGCAAAGAAAAAAGAAGCCGAAGCTAAGAAAAAGAAACTAGAAGAAGAAAAAAGCCACAAAGTAACACATGGAAAATCTTCAGGTTCTGGTTTGGCTTCAAAGGGAAAGAATAAAGATAAACTATATTCTAAACACAAGAATATGAAGTGGTCTAAAAAAGGTGAAGGTGGTCATGAAATGACACCTCTAAAATCTTCTGGTGGGCATACAACAACTCACAAGAAAACCAGCGGTTTGACTGGAAAAGGTAGCAACAAACACAAATAAGGAATCACTATGCAAATTACAAGAGGCGAATTAAAGCAAATTATTGCAGAAGAAGTCCAACGTGTTGAAAAAGAAAAAGATCACACAGAGACTTTGGTAGAAAGCTATGCCTATGGATATGCAGAAGATGCTGATGCAGAGTTCGTTTCTAAAGATGCGATTATAGATTTTCTAGAAGTTTTAGAGGAATCTCAAATTCCAAGAGAAGCATTAGAAGCGTTTATGGAAAATCTGCCAGAAGGTATGGTACAGAATGTTCTAAAAGATGTTTTAGAAGATTAAAAAAGGTTCTAAGTAAAGATTGATAAAAAAACCCACCTATTTTAGGTGGGTTTTTTCTTTATTAAGTGTGGTATAATTATGTCAGGAGTTAGGAATGACTAATCAATTTATTATCTGGTGTTTAGGATTTTTTATAGGTTTTTTTATTAGATCTCTATTTTCATATCTATTTATGATAGGTACATATGTAAAATATATGCAAGAGTTAGAAATGAGATTTTTACTATTAAGCTCTCTTTTTATTCAATGGAGATCTCAAGCTATAAAAATTCTAGAACTATCTTATGAAGATGCGGCATATAGAGATCTGAAGTATCAAGAAGAATTTAAACTTGTAAAAATAAAAATTGAACAGAAATATCAAGAGTTGGGGGAACAATACGTTAAAAGAATTACTGACATGCTACCGTATAAACCAGCATATAAAAATTGGGATGAAGCAGTAAAATTCCTAGAAAGGAATTATAAGAAATTATGACGGAAAATATCGACATGAAAATAAAACCTCCAGAAGATATAATAAAAGGATTAAAAATCAAATACTGCTCTTCTGAGGATAATGTTTATTATCTAGAAAAATTATTTGTTGCTGCGTCTGTTGTAAAATGGATCTTTAGTAATACAAAAGATACAAATGAAATCTTACAATATCTCAGTCAAGTTGAAAGACATATGACTGGGCAAATTAATTTATATTGGGATAATGGGATAATCAAAGTTGGTTCCATAAAAAGAGGTAAAGAATGAAAATGTATGCATGTGCTTGGAAAAGTTATGCCAATGTTTATAGCTTGCAAGTTAATGAAGTTAAGCAGTCCGATAAGAGTGAATTAAAGAAATTATTTAAGGAATGGAAACAGTCTGCTACCGGATGGAATATGAAAAACGGTGATCAATTCCTCGTATATAACAAGGAGTTTGAAGATCAAAAAGAATGGTTAAAGTGGGCCAAAACTTGTCCAATAAAACTTTTTGAAATAAAAGTTAAACGGGATAAAGAAGAAAAGGTACAATTAACCTGTAAGAATAAAAAGAAAAGAGGAAAATAATGAGTCTTACAAGCCGCAGAAATAACAAGAAGAAGGAAGTAGAATCCGAAGAGACATCAGAAGATGTCTCAACAGAAAAGACTGTACAGAATTTAATAATGTTACCAGGACTAGATGATGCTCAGGGAGGTATCAAGAGTATTGGATTATTTGGTGATATAAACGAAGAAAAGGGTAGTGAAATCGTATACGCTCTTTTAACAATTTGGAATGAAAATAGAAATAAAGCAAAAATCGAAGAACAGGATAAAAAATCTAAAAAAGAGAAACCAGATCCAATTGAATTATACATTAGCACACACGGTGGATCAGCTAGTGATATGTTTGCAATTTATGATATCATGCGTCAAGTCAAAAAGGATATTGATATTTCTACAATCGGAGTAGGAAAGGTGATGAGTGCTGGTGTTCTTTTATTAGCAGCAGGCAGCAAAGGTAAGAGAAAAATCGGTAAAAATTGTAGAGTGATGCTACATTCTGTTTTGGGAGGGAGTGAAGGACCAATTCATAGTCTGGAAAATGAGATGAATGAAATTAGATGGACACAGGATCGCTATATCAATGCCCTAATTGCAGAAACTAAATTAACACAAACTACAATGAAAAAATTGCTTGAAAAGCATGTTAACATCTATTTATCAGCAGAAGAGGCGGTGAAATACGGAATAGCTGATGAGGTAATCTAAAAATGAAAAAAGATATGAATCAAATTGTTGAATCCTTTTTTGCTAAAAAGGAAAATGTCATTACTACAGGACTTCTTGAATATTTAGTTAGAGAAGAGTTTAATAAACTATTAAACGAAGAAGCAGTTGCGCCTATTCCAAAAAATTTTGGAATTAAATTTAGTTCGATCCCGGAAATCTCAGTTTCTGAACTTGGTTGGTCATCGCTTGTTGAATCAGAGGCTGGTTCAACCATTAAAGTTTCTTCTGAGCAGAGAAAACAGCTAGAACAGTACTTAAACAATATCAAAGGCGCAGATCTTGCAGAAAAGTTTAAAAATATAAGTGAGTTTTATAATGCTGATCTAGATGCCCTGATGGAAAAAGGAATCCTAGATAAATCTTCCAGAACTACTAGAATTCAACAAATTATGTCTTATCTAGTGTTTATTAAAACATTAACCACTATTATAACAAACTTTAATGCTGCTGCAGCCGGTTTCGCTTTTGAATCATTTTTAGGTGTTTTATTGGGCGGTGAGCAGGTTCCTACAAACAGTGGTACGATTGCAGACTTAAAAACAAGCGATGGAATAGGAATAAGCTTAAAACTATATTCGGATAAAAAAGTACACGTAGGCGGAAGTTTTTCGGATTTAGTTAATGATATGATTAGTCCAAAAAATCCATCTAAGCCTTTTATTAGATATGTTGTAGCTGTGAAGAGTCTAAGCGGTGAAGCATTAAAAATGACAGGTACTATAGATGTACACCAATTTGATATAGATTTAAAAAACATAGAAAATGTTATGTCTCTAGGAGGTAAAAGCTCCAGATTGTGTATAAGACTACCAGTGTCATTTATAAAAAATGGAACTGACTATTCACACCTTAAGAAGACTTATAAATCTCAAGAAGAAATAGAAGATTGGTTCGATGCACAAGTTCGAAAATCAGAGTATGCAAAAGATGAAAATTTTGAACAGTGGTATAAAATCCTAAAACAAAGCGAGATGTCAGAACCTAAATTTTTTGAAGGCGGCAAAGAAGATAAGCTAGGTGTCCTTGGAAAGAGTAGCCCAGGAAAGACATTTGTAAATAATTTATTTACTGGTTTTGCCGAACAAGGTCTATTAGATAATCCAGACATGGCATCGTCCGCTAGAAAAGTGTTTAAAAGTGATATAACTGGTGAAAAAAGAGCATGGCCTTCTTATGCAAATTTCTTTATTGACTTGTATGAAAAAGCAAAAGATTTTGCTATAGTAAAAGGCGAAGCTACTCCTCAAGCTTTAGAAGAAGCTAGAAAGAGAAATTTATTTACAGCATCCAATCTTCTAACTGAAAAAAAGACAACAAAATCAAAAGCACCAGCTAGTGAAGAGCTAATGCCTGGTATTCTTTTTGCTTCAACAGAAGAATCTGTAGCATATTTAAATTCTGTAGACGCAAATCAAGAATTAAAAAAGAAAGCTTTAAAGAATACTTATGGATATTTAGATATCATGCAGTTTGGTTTTACTAAACTAGAAGTGTTTGATCTTATTGCTGCAGCAGGACAAGAGCAAAAAGTTGCTACCCTTACTGTCGGTAGAACGTCAATAGAAGGCTTATTGAATAAGCTAAAAGATGCTATTAATACAGAAGTATATGAAATTTTTGAAAGTTTAAATGTGCTAACTACTAATATTAATGCATATTTTGCAAATGGTATGGTTGAAGATGCTAACGCAACAGCAGCCCAACAAGCTGCAAAAAATATTGATGTTAAAACTGCGCTTGTTCAACAGCAAGTAAAAAAATAAAATAATGAATAAGATCAGTAGATATCTATTAAGTGAAATAAGGGCTTCTCTTGATGAAGAATTATATAATCAAGAGAAGCTTATAAACTATCTTTATCAAAAGATAGGTTCCGTAAAAGATGCCGGAATAGTCTCCGTTACAGCATCAAATAAAACGGATTTGGGAGTGGTCGTTAGGTTTGAAGATAAGGACAGTCTTACCAAAGGGGTGAAAAAAATCAAGACTGCCATCAAAAACTCTGATTTGAGTTTGTCTGACGACCATATCCCAAAGTTTTATTCTTCTGCCGATGTTACTACTGTTGAATATAAAGATGGTAGTGGAAAGGCGTATATTGTCTATAAAACAGAATTAGGTATAAGGGATGGTCTTGCTCTTGAGCAGATCATCCGTTTTTTATTATCTGGTCAAATAGACGACCAGTTAAAAAATCGCATTGATTTATCTCCTAATTCATCAAAAGATGATGTTATAAGTAAATTAAAAAATGAATTCTTAGAAGTTTTTAAAGTTGCTCTAGTAGGTAAAAAAAAGATAATAAAATCAGTTGGAAAAATAAAAAAGGTAGAATCCGTAGGAAGTCAAAATTCAAAAGCGGATCTAGTTCTTTATTCGGAAGACGGAAAAAAAATAGGCTTGTCTATTAAGTTAGTAACAGAGGAAGGTCGTGGTGTAAGATTTACATATAATAAAAATCTTGGATATGGTGATGAAAAAGATGACAATCTAGTTCGTAATCCATCTGGGGAACCGTGGTGGGTTGTAGGAAGACAAATCTTCGCTAAAAAAGTTGGTAAGCGTAAATATGTGCCAAAAGGAGAAGGCGTTGAATGTCCAGCTTGGATGACAAAAGCGAAGGAGGATCATCCAGACTTATACAAGGAGGCGATGGAGGAAGTCTACGCCAAGATAAGAGAAGTGTTAATACATAATTTAAAACGCCTACGTTTAAAAGATCTAGTTGACATGGTTAACGAAGCCCATCTAGGAGTTGCTGACGAGCGTAAAGAATATGATAAATTTTTGAAGTTAACATCGACATCAGAAGGTGTTAAATTGATCTCTCAAGAGGAAGCGAAGCCTAATATTAATAAATTAAAAATGATGAATAAAAATGATATTATTAGAAGTGAAGGAGCTAATATTATTATAGATATTCCTGGATTAGAACCATTAACAATACATTCTGTTAAGTTTCATTCTAACATGTTAAGTGATAAAAGAGATGATCTAAAGATAAAGACGAGGTAAAGTGAATGAGTTTAGATAAATTAATGGAAGGTTGGAGAAATTTCTTAAAAGAAGATGCTAAAGTAGCGTTATATACAGGTGCTGTTGTACAAGATGTAGAAAATTTAAATTCTAAGCTAGATGAATTAGGACTTAGGGTAGAAGGATGGAAAGACTCCTCTGTAGGTTCTCATGGGAATGAACAATTAAATCATCACATGACTATAGTACCTTCCCCAGCAAATAAATCTAAAACTCCTATAGAGTTAAATGTACCAACTAAACTAAAGATAGTTGCCTTTGGAGTAGATGAAAAGCTTGGAATAGCCGCTTGGAAAGTTGATACGGATATGTACGTACAAAGTGGAGTGCCTCATATAACAGCCATGTTAAGAGATGAAACAGTAAAGCCGTTTTTAGCGGCAAAAATTAAAGATTGGAAATCAATTGAACCTTTTACTGTAGATGCTACAGTAGAAGAAGTTTTTTCAAAATAGAAAGGTAAAGGGTAATACTTTGAAAGTATATGATAATGGAACTTCTTTAAATAAAGCAATATTAGATGGAGTCAACAAACTGGCAGATGCTGTCAGTTCAACTCTCGGCCCTAAAGGAAGAAACGTAGTAATACATCTTAAGGGTAGAAACCCTATAATTACAAAAGATGGAGTTACCGTAGCTAAAAATATTGAATATGAAAATCCTTTTGAGAATGTTGGAGCGCAAGTGCTAAAACAAGCTTCTGAGGTTACTGCTATAGAAGCTGGAGATGGAACTACAACTGCTACTGTCCTAGCTAGAGCAGTTATGCAAAACGCTCAAAAATACATTACAGCCGGAGCAAGCCCAGTAGAACTTAAACGTGGGATGGATAAAGCAGTAACTGCGATTGTATCTAGATTGCATCGCATGTCAAAAGAAGTATCTAGTATAGAAGACATAGAACATATCGCAACAATATCTGCCAATGGTGATAAACAGATTGGTAAACTTATTGCTATGGCTGTTGATAAAGTAGGAAAAGATGGCGCTATTTCAATTGAGGAAGGCAAATCTGTAGATACAACTTTAGATGTTGTTGAGGGGTTTCAAATTCCATCCGGCTTTGTATCAGCAGAGTTTGTAACTGATCCACGTCGAGGGGCAATGAGATATGAAAATGCTATACTATTAGTAACTGATTACTCAATTGACAACCTTGACGATATAATGCCAGCACTGGAAATTGCTGCAAGAGAGAATAAACCTTTTATTATTTTTGCAGAAAATGTAGAGGGACAATCTTTAGCTGCTATGGTTCTAAACCTTAAAAGAGGCAGCATGAAAGTCGCTGCCATCAAAGCGCCTAAATACGGTGAAGAAAGAAGAAACCTGCTAAAAGATTTAGCGTTGGCAACAGGTGCGACATTTATTTCTAGAGAAAGTGGTATGTCATTAAAAGAAGTAAAAAGAAGTCATATGGGAAGCTGTAAGACTATTGAATCTTTGAAAAACTGGACAACGGTAGTCGGCGGCGGCGGAAACTATGAGGAAGTACAAAAAAAGATAGACTCTCTTAAAGCAGAAATTGAACAAAGTAGTGATGTAAAAGAGTGTGAATCTATTCAAGATAGAATTACGCGTTTAGTTGCGGGTATTGCAATTATAAGAGTTGGTGGTTCTACGGAAGTAGATATGACTGAAAGAAAGCATCGCATAGAAGATGCTTTAGAAGCTGTACGCAGCGCACAACAAGAGGGTATTTTACCTGGAGGTGGATTGGCACTATTGAGATGTTCATTTGAACTAGAAAAAGAAGTAGAACTGGATAATGAAGATCAAAAATTTGGTGTAGAAATAATTAAAAAAGCCTGTTACGAGCCAATAAAAACACTTTCTAAGAACTGCGATGAAAGCCCAGACGTTATAGTTCATCAGGTATTATATATTTCCGATCTCCCTTTGGTTGGTTATGATTTTGTTAGTAGGTCTTATGTTGATTTAATTGAAGAAGGTATTGTAGATCCAACAAAAGTTACAAGATGTGCATTACAAAATGCTGTATCTGCTGCCTCAACTTTATTAACAACTTCTCATGCTATTATTGAAGTATAAAACTATTTACTATCATCTAACGAGGAAATAAGATGTCTGAACAAGATAATAAAAAAGACTTAGAGATGATGGTTATAGAAATAAAATTAGGAACGGAAAGACTAATATCAAAATTAGATCAATTAAATAGCGGAGTCTCCAGACTCGAAACCTCATTATGCAAAATGGATAAAACGGTAGAAGAATTAGAGAAAAAAGTTCTTGTATTAGAGCAGACAACCCCGCCAGAATTACATAAAGAATTAGCTCTTATCAAAAATTCACAAGAAACTCATGCTAAATTTATGTGGTTACTAGGAGGCGGAATTATTTCAGTTATGGTTAAAATTTTTACAGATTTAATATCTAAATAATGGCTTGACTGAGTAAAATAAATGAGTTATAATGATCGGACAGTTGAAAAACAACTGTCCGATTTTTTATGGAGAAAATATGAAAAATGCAAAAATACAAATAACTGTAAAAGTAGATGATCTTCCAAAAGAAGTTACTGCAAAATTACAATCAGTAAATATGATGCAAAAATCAGCCTGTAAAATACTTGAAGATGTTTTGAGCCTTATCCAGACTCAAAACATTATAAAAGCAGCAGAAACCCTAAATAATTTTAGGGATGAAATAGCATATATAGATATGGTTTGCTCTGATTGTTTTAGTATTTTAACTGCTTATGCTAAACATAAAGCTAGCGAGCTAGAGCCTGAAAGATTAGTGCTTCCTAACGTAAATAAAGATGAAAATAAAGAAAATGGAGAGGGATAATACATGACTGTTAAACTTAGTAAAAACGGTAAAAGACTAGGGCGACCTCCAAAAGATAAAAATAAAACACCAGAGGTTTTTGTAGTTGAATCTAAACCATATGTAGCTCCTACATTTGATCTCTCTACTGAAGAAATGTTAGAATGTTCTCTTGTACCCATTAATGAATATTCACATATCAATAACGAAATTAAAAAAGCTGGTAGATATGCACAATCTACATATACATTAAATAGATTTGGTAAGAACTCTTTTGTTGTTTTGGCCTATTTGGATACAGACCTAGAAAAACATAGAAATAATGGTCTTACAGATGAACAAATCGTTGTAAGATGTGTAAACTATTTAAATCAGACCGAAACTAAAAAGAAAGGTCAGAAAAAAGATCCCAAAAAACCATATGGTAATTTGCAGTTATATGGTTTTAGAACCATAAACAAGTTTAATAAAGAAATAATTGCTATTGAACTCGTTACAGATTCTAAATCAAACGAAAATTTTTGGGGTATAGGAAACAGATAATGGCAAAAGAGCAACCACAATATTATACTATTCTATTTGATAAGTATATAGAACTGATGACTGACACTGATAGATATTATTATATGGTTGCCGATAAATTAAAAGAGTTGATACTAGAACATAATATAGATAATTGGGAAAATACACCAATTCCTGATTTTATGGAAACTGTTGTTATATTATCCTCTTTGAGGGAACTATTAGATAAAAAGATAAACGACCCACCAGAAGAAGAAATAAAATTCTGTAATGAAAATAACATAAAAGATGTTCTAGTTACAAAATTTGAGTTGACCCTTCTACAGAAATTTTCTTTATCCATAGAGGAACAAAAACAATTACTGCTTCAAGAATATGGATTTAAGTATGAATTAAATTGATCTTGACACACAAAAATTGTGTTTTAGATTATTTGTTGAGCGGGATTCCGCAACAACAAAGGAGAAATATATATGGCAATTGGTAATTTAGACGTACTTTTTGATGATGTAACAAAAGCATTTACAACACCTCACACATATTATCGAAAACCTCAACACAGAACGCCGGAATATGTACAACATAAAAATGATAATGGATATAGACTTGAAATACCAGCAATTGGTGCGTCAAAAGACGATGTATCTGTTAAAGTTGTAGATAAAATGCTAAAAATTGTGGTAAAACCTTCTACTGATTCAGCTTATGCAAGACAGTTTGAAGAAAACTGGTTAGTTCCTGATAATATTGATAGCGAATCTGTTTCTGCTAAACTTGTAAATGGATTACTGACTGTAATTTTGAATCATAAAGAGCCAGTGACAAAAAAAATAAATGTTGATGTAGTTGTAAATTAAAAGATATATTTTTTAATCGACGGGAGGCAGAAATGCCTCCCGTTTTGTTTTAATGTTACTATTTATTCGTATGATAAAAGTAAAAATTTCACGTAAAAGAGTTTTAGAGTTAAATAAACAAAATGATGATTTACGACGAGGAGCGGGAGAGATAGACTCTGCTGGTGATAATCGTTTAGAATACGTTGGAATGGAAGAAGACTCTAACTTAGATGAAAGTGTTATTTATGAAAAAAAAGATAGATGTTATCATTTAGCCAAACAAAAATATGATGTATTCCCTTCAGCATATGCTTCAGGATTTATTGTTCGTTGCCGTAAAGGTAAAGTAGGACGTAAAAAAAAAGCAAATGAAGAGGTAGATGAAACTCTAGAGTTAGAACTGGATGAAGGCACTTTTGATAAAGAAAAATCTCAAGGTCTTCATGGATGGTTTGCTCGTAAGGGCGGCAAGGGTAAAAGTAAAGGATGGGTAGATTGTAATACCTGTAGGACTAATCCTAAGACTGGTCGAAAAACTTGTAAAACCTGTGGCAGAAGTGACGGTGAAAAAAGAAGTAAATATCCGGCCTGTCGTCCTACTCCAAGTGCTTGTAACAGAAAAGGGGCTAGTCAGAAAAAAAGCTCAAAAAGAGTATCTTGGAAAACTAAAAAAGAGGAACAAGAATGAAAATTTCACAATCAGACTTAAGAAAAGTCGTAAAAGAAAGCATCCATGAAGCATTAATTGTTGAACAACTAGGCAATAATGATTCTACCTTAGAAGACGGCACTCTTGTTTGCGAAGCATGTCTATATGAAGAATTAACATGCGGATGCCCAGATAAACTTGAAGAAGCAAAGTATCAAGGACGTACTGTTCCTCTAGGAAAACCAATGAGGGGAGATGTAAAAAAGTTTAAAGTATTTGTACGCGACCCTTCAACCGGAAACGTTAAAAAAGTAAACTTTGGCGATAAGAATATGCGTATTAAAAAAAGTAATCCAAAACGTCGTAAATCATTTCGTGCTCGTCATAACTGCGCTAATCCAGGTCCAAGAACAAAAGCTAGATATTGGTCATGTAGGAAGTGGTAATAAGATATAATATAGGATAATAATATGAAAAATATGAAAATTATTATGGAAAACTGGAGGAAGTTTTCTACGCTAAATGAAGAATTGGATAAAAAGAAAATTTACGTTTTAGTTGGTCCACCATCTGTTGGAAAATCTACTTGGATTCAAAAAACTTTTGGAAATCAAGATCCATATATTATTAATAGAGATGATATTGTAGAGGCAATTGCAGCTGACTATGGATGGACATATGATGATATGTTTATGCTTCCTCCACCAGATGCTAAAGAGGGAGATGTTAGTGAAAAATATGGTACAGTGATTAAATCTCCTCCACATGCAGCCTTTAATCCAACCGCCTATGACAAAGTTATTGAGGCAAACGGAAGAGTCTTTGGAAGGTTCAATGGCAGAGTTCAGGAAGCAAAAGGACAACCAGTTATTGTTGTCGATATGACTAATATGACTCCAGGAGCTAGAAAAGGAGCTTTAAAAGCAATTGAAGGGTCTGAAAGTGATTATCACAAAGTCGCTGTGGTGTTTAACTTTGAAGGCGCAGAAGATATAATTAAGAGTGTGGCAGCAAAACGCGCAGCCGAAGCAAAAGCAGCAGGTAAATCAAAAACAATCCCAGAAGCTGCATTTGATAGAATGTTTAAAAGTTTTCAAAAAGTTGATCAAGCCGCAGAAGGTTTTGATGAAGTGGTTTCTGTTGATAATGTCCCAAGCTTAAAAAAGGTAGCTGATTCCATGAAAGAGAATAAACAAAAAATTACTAAAAAGTATATAAGAACTCTTATAGAGCAAAAAATATCCGAAATTACAGATTTTCAAAAAAAACAGCGAGAGAAAGAAAATATTTATGATGATGTTGAAAGTAGATTTGCAGATGAATACCCTCAAATTTATGGATTTTTACCTTCCGAGGCAGAATTTGAAAATATGTCAGTAGAAGAATACAAGCAAGCACTAGCAAAAGAAATTCCTGAATATGCAGAAGAGCTAGAATTGCAAGATATGGCAGATAAAGATAAATATGGTTCTGAAACAGGGGATTTTTAATGGATAAGATAATTATTTCACTTATACAAATGGAACAGCAGTTAAGAATATTTCATTGGCAAACAAAATCTTATGCTCGTCACCAAGCTTTTGGTGCTACTTATGATACATTAAGTGGCCTTATAGACAAATATGTTGAAATATGCATGGGAAAACATGATAGATTTATTTTAGATGAATCTTGTAGTTTGGAGTTAAAAAATTTACAAGAATTAAAACCAATAGAATTTTGTAACGCATGTTGTGAAATGTTAATTGGAATCAGTGCTATACTAGATCCTAGTTGCGATAGTGATCTTATGAATATAAGAGATGAAATGTTAGCAGAAGTTAACAAACTAAAGTACTTATTAACCTTACAGTAGGAGAAAAAAATGAAAATTACAGTATCAAAACTCAATCAAATTGTATCAGAAGAAATTAAAAAAGAGTTGGAGCAAGAAGAACTATTCGAAGGTTTAAAACAAAACATCGCAGCATTGTTTGCTGGCGCTCTTATGAGCATGGGTTACGGTGCTGCCAATACAGCAGAAGCAGAACCAGTAAAAGTAACCGTCAAGAATGTTAAAGATGGATCTACTCGTTCAATTGTTGTTGATGATTTAGGTGCAAACGCTTCCGAAGTTAGAGATGTTATGAACGATCTACTAGATAGTAGATACGGCCCAGGAAAATTTGTAACAGTTGGTGTAAAACCAACATCAGGAGCAGATTTAGGATCTGATGCTGGCTCTGTCAAACCATCAGCCCCTGCCAAAAAAGCTGGAAGAGGTGAAGTCCTTAAGGTAGATGGAAATGTAGTAACCGTAAAAGTTCCTGTAAGAGGTGGCAGCATGGGATTAGAGTCTGCTCAAATGGACGCAAGAGCTATGGCTGTTGATGCGGTAAGAGGTAGAGATGTTGGTGGATCCAGAGTATCAAGCGGAAAAGCAAGTACTGTTAGTTCAGAGGTTAAAGACGGCTTCTTGATTATGAAAGTTAAAGTTGGAGGTTAGTAGTGAATATATTTAAATTCAAGAAATGGCTATTAGAAGAAAAAGAAGAATCTAATTCTTCTAAAAGAAATTTCTTTGTCTTAATAGGACCGCCAGCTGTAGGAAAATCTAGCTGGATAGAGAACAATGTTAAGGACAATAGAATTATTATATCTAAAGATGAAATAATAGAGGATGTTATATTTCCAAAATATAATCTAGCAAACAAGGATATTTTTAAGGTTCCAACACAAGATCTTGAAGTTGGTGAAGAGCATCCAGAAAAAAAGAAACTTGGAAGATTAACAAAATATACAAGATTCAGTAAGAGTAAGGGAAAGGAAGTAGAAGAATTAGCGTTTGAAAACGCTCATGCTGCTGGTGAAGAATTAAATGCCATATATGATTCAGAATTAAAAAATGCTATTTCTTCTGATGTAAAAAATATTGTAGTAGATGCAATACATATGACTAGAAGCAATAGAAAAACTACAATTGATTATATATCTGGCAGGGACGATTTTAATATAATTGGTGTTGTATTTCCTTTTAAGGGATATGAAAAACAAATTTTAAGATCAGCGGAATTAAGAGCAAAAGACTTCCTAGAAAGATACGGTCCAGAATTTGATAGGGGAGTATCTAAATCAGATTACGAAGAAATATATAAAAACTTTGAAGAACCTTCTAAATCAGAAGGTTTTGATCGATTAATAACATCTAACAGGTTTAAAAAAACAGATAGGGAGATAGGAATTTCTGATGAAACATTCAATGAGATGTTAGTCAGAAATACTAAAAATTTATTAGGGGAAGCCACTTTAAGTAATTATTGGAAAATAAGAGCAGATTCAAGATCTAAACACGCGAAAAGAAAACCAGGAAACAAGCTAGATCTTGAATGGGCACAACTACAACAGGAAAAGTCCAGAAGTATGAATGCAAAGATACATAAAATCTTTGAAAAAGAACTACAAGGCACAGAGGAGTTATCAGAGGAGATTTCTGAATTTTTAGAGAAAGTCAAGAAAAAGAGATTAGCTCTAAAGAAAAAAATGCAAGAAAAAAAATTAGCAAAATTAAAATCTCCAAAAAATTTAAGTAAAAAAAAGTCCTTGCCAAATCCATATAAAGATGCTAAAATAACCTCTAAATATCCGTACAGTAAAGATAGAACTGGTGGCGTAGCTAAAGTTTATAGAAAAAGAAGTAAACAAGCTGGCGGCGCGACAATTGCACCGGGCGAATCATTTGGTCCAATTGGAGAAAACCAATCTAATCCACTATTTGATTCATTATCGGATATACAAAAAGAAAATTTTTTTAAACTAATTGGCGATGTAGAAGAATATGATATTTTAAAGCTTGGGCAAAGAAAAAGAACTAAAAATATTCTTAAATATTTTAATTTAAGTTTACAAGATGCCGTTGAGTTAGTAAAAAAATGCCCTGTGTTAAGTAAGCCAATTCAAGAGTTGTTAACAGCTGGAACAAAAGGTTTTATCTACCTACTAGATAATGGGCATATATTAAAACTATATCAGGATGACTATTCTGGCGGTGGTGATATGTATTGGTATAAGGGAACAAAAGCAAGAATGTTCTCAAGTGCTGGTAATATTACAGATCTTCCAATATATGACGAGGGTGAAATAAAACTTGATGCTGGAGAGCAAGTAAATTATGTAGAAATGGCTAGAGTAATTCCATTATCAGATTTTATGGAAGAAACTAGAAGATCTGCAGATGATGCTGAATCTGACTATGAATTGTGTAAGGATATGATGATAGAAATAGAGCAGAAATATAGTAAAAAGTTTTTTCTTTTTAGCCAAGAAAAGATCGCTTCTATATTTAAAGATTTTATGCAAAAAAAGAAAATGTATCCAAGTGCTTTAACAAAAAATGAATTTGTGAGTTTAGCAAAGACAATTTATTTGTTTATAAAAACTGGAAATTATTTACATGATTCTCATGTAGGAAATATTGGTATACTTCCACAAAGTAATCCATCAAATCCTGTATTTGTAATATTTGATAATTGAGGAAAAAATATGAAAATAACCAAAGAATCTTTAAAAAAGATTATATCTGAAGAAATACAAGAATGTATGGCAGATATGGGAATGTTAAGTGGAGATATGCCATTCACTGGAGGTGGTGTAGTAAAACTAAAATTAGGAGACTCCGATAAAGAAAGCTACGACTCAGATGGTCGTATGGCTAGAAGTAATGTTTATAACTTAATGAAACACGCCTCAATGCTATCTAAGTTAGTAAATGATGAAGATGATTTAGAACCTTGGGTTCAAGAGAAAATTGCAGTTGCTACAGAAGCTATAGAGACAGTGGCAGAATATTTAGAATACGAAAAAACAAGAGGATAGAATGATTAAAATTACCCTAACGGAAAGACGAGAATATTATAATAAATTATCGGTATTTGATTTCGATGGAACTTTATTTAGAAGTCCAAATAAACCGCAGGGTTATAAAAGAAATTGGTGGGGAGAACTAATATCATTATCTCCTCCTTCTGTACCATTAAAAGGTAATGGATTTTGGATAGATTCCACTGTTGATGCCGCAAAAAAAGAATTATCTGACAGAAAAACATTTTGTATCATGCTTACTGGAAGAGTAGATTCTGTTTTTGATGAAAGAATTAGGGATCTGATAAAATTTAAAGGTCTTAATTTTGATTTTGTTAAATTGAATCCTATGGGTATGGATACAGGAGATTTTAAGACAGAAGAAATAAGAAAAATTTTAAGAAAACATCCAACAATTAAAAAAATTGAGATGTGGGATGACGAACAGAAAAAGATCGATCTATATACTGATAAATTTTCCTCTCATTATGAATTTATTGCGAATAAACTTCCAGATAGAGAGTGAAAAAAGTGCTTTACCCCGCGATTTTTCCGTGGTATAAATACACAGTCAGCAGGAGCCGATAATATATGTCATTATTTAAAATTTTAAAAAAAGGTTTAGAGTCAGGAAAATATGATGTAGAACAGGCAAGAGATAAATATGAAGATATGATGGATCTCTTGGATGAAGATGAGCAAGAAAAAATAGAAGATCTACTAGCCGAGTTCGAAGAAGATAAATTTTATTGGAATGAAGCACAGAAAGATTATTATCGCAAAGATGATGATATAGTAGACGATGAAGACTTACTTGAAGAAGCTCTTATAGATGATGAGTTTGAAGATGACCTAGACGATTAGTGTCCTTCCACTCTCAGTAAAAAAACATCGACAGTATTTTTTGCCCTTGACGGCGCTATTTTAGCGTGGTATTATGTCTCTATGATTGAGAGCTACCCCGCCAAAATGAATCAGCCTCCTGCTATTTTAGTGTCTGGAGGTAAAACTTACGCCGTTGGAGGAAATTGGGTCGAGATTCCAAACGGTACAACCCGTGAAAATTTGCATCTTTATGCAATTTATGAAAGACCCGAATTACCGAAACCAATGCAAAAATATTCCGTTAAATCTTCTAATGGAAAATCAAAATATATTGTCGAGGTATGGAATGATAAAAAAATTACTTGTGATTGTAGCGGATATCGTTTCCGCAATAAATGCAAACATGCTTCTGCTGTGCAGAAAGCTGTTTTTAACCGCCCCAAAGGCAAAGGATGATAATATGTCAGTACGCAACACTAACACCAACACCCGTTCTAACAACCGTTCTTCAGATCGCTCTTCAAGCCGCCCAACTTCAACACGTACTCAAAAGCGTCAGGTTGAAGTTTTTGATCCATCTGAATATGATGGTGGTGTTTACAAGAGCGAGCGCAAACTAAAGCGCATTGGTATGGGTATTCGTCGTGGCGACACCCGACACGGTGACTACAGCAATGTAGTTCTTTGGAAGCCAACAGATGCGGACGGCCCTTCTCGTCGTTTTGTAATGACACTATCAGAAGCCCGTGCATTCAAGGCGTTCCTTGACCGCGAACTAGAAGTCCGCGCTCGTTAAAAATAGAATATAATTATGGGCAGCATATCAAAAGATATGCTGCCCTTTTTATTGGAGGCGATATGAATAAAATCTGGCTAGTAACTTCCCGAAAAAGAGATGGCTATTTTGCTGAAAGAGTGAAAATATATGGTACTCTAGATCAAGCTAAATTTGTTGGTGAGCTTATGCTACATTCTAACTCTATTAAATATGAGATCTATGAAGATGGGAAAGAATATATGGGAGATTTTAGAAATAAACCAATATATGTTTGCGAGGGAACAAATGAAATTTAGAGGAGAGAGAATGTATAAACTCTCTGAAATGCAGAGAGGGAGAATGTATGTAGTTGTGCATGAAGAATTTGTAGACTATCATTCTCGTACTCCAAAAGAGCAAGCTTATGCTTTCGTATTTCTTGATAGCGTTATTCATGACAAAGAAGTATTAAACAATAAAAAGTTTCAAGAAATTACATATGTGTGTGATCTTATAAATGCACCAGAGGGTGAGTCAGAGTTTAAATTATATGAAACAATTGATCAAGTTTCAATAGATGAAGAAAAAACTGGATTATATAGTCTTGTGCAAATCTAACAAAGGAGTCCCATGGGATTATCATCAAGAAAGCCTGAAGGTGGAATTAGATTTTGGTTAGATCCAAGAAAAAGAGATCCTAGTACCCCAGTACCAGTGTGGGAGGGGGTCTATAACGGAACTCCAAATTATATGGATATTGCTCTATATGGTATGATGTCCATGTCTAAACAAAATATAAAAAGTCAAATGCAACTTCAAAAGCATCTAACTTTTACAGAAGTATTACAAGTTAATAGGATAAATACAAACAGTTTTACTCCATGCCTTCCACACAACAAACTTAGGTCTGATAGAATTTATTTTGTAAATTCTGGTGAAATTGGCTATGTTATAGGTTATACTAAATTTGATGAGTTAGATACATATCGACCAGCTGAAGAGCAGCAAAAATATAATGCAGCATTAATTCAGTTCGAAGATCTAAAGTGGGAACCAAATTATTATAATCCAAACTCAAATGTAAAAATTAAATATCACAGACCACAGTATAAAATTTTAACAATGTATGATGAAAATTTTATTCTAGCGAAAGAATGTGAAATGTTAAGTATAGACGAATTGGAAGAATATATGAAAAATTGGGAATCAAATTATGATGGGGAATTACTCGACGCTCCAGAACAGAGCGGAGTTCTAAAACAGTAGTTATATCGAGATGATTAATTCATCTGCTAGATAACAAACTACAGCAGTAGAGTAAAGAAGTTCCAAGATCAAAACAAATAGATTCTAACTAAAATAGTTAAATGACTAATCTGAATTCAACCGAGATGTGTTATTATATCACAGAATAATGTTCCGCGTCAAGGGCCGTAAATTATTAAAAACATTAAAAATAAAATCTTTACTCTAGCCGTAGTGTTTTTGTGTGCTAGATTTCACACACCGATCTATGGTAATATCGCGGACGGGGCGTGTAGTCGCAAACCAGCCGCCGTTTATTCTATTAGAATAAACCAGCCGCCGCTACTCTATTTGTAGTGTTTTTTTGTTGGTTGACTTCACAACCCCTCCCGTGGTACTCTAGGGCATCTGTTTGGCGCTACAGTAGCACCATTTTTGATTTGAGGTAGATATGCATCGTCGTTGTGGATATTGTCGAGTAGCTGGACACAATAGGCAAACGTGTCCACATATTAGTAAAACTATTCCTACTGGAACGGAGAATAACTTTTCTCCATCAGGTAAGCGTTCTGCTTCATGTAGTTATTGTCGTCGTTATGAGTTTAAGGTTGATCGCACTCACACCCGTTCAACCTGCCCTATTCGTAAAACGGCAAGAGAAAACTGGATCGAGGATAACAGCAGCTGGGCATATAAATTTAAAGAAGATATGAAGCAAGCTGGTCTTGGTATTGGTGCGCTTGTGCAATATGGTGGTGAAGATAATGTCTATGAGATTGTTGATATTAATTTCAACGATCTGTCAAAAGATAGTTTGTATGGATTTGGTGGTAAATCAATTACAGCAGCAGATGATCGCTGGGTGATGATTTCGTGGATTCCACCGCCTACTTCTGGGACTTGGGGATGCAAGGTTCTTTCTCCTATCGCCCCAGAAATAGTTGATCGTCAGTTTCCAAAAGATTGGGGTTACGGCACATATGGTGTTCCCCGAGTCTTGGAAGATACGAAGCGCAATAAACGTAAGTCGCGCAGATAGTTTACTCTATCGGTGTTGTTTTTTTGTTGTGGACTTCACAAGCGGGCCGTGGTAATATAGGCGCTGTTCGGTTGCGAGAAAAACAGGCGGATTTTTTACTCTATGGCTGCTGTTTTTTTGTGCTGGACACGCGCCATGCCGCGTGCTATAATGTCTGCTCTGTTTCGGTGGGAAATGGGTTCCCATTGATTCTTTAACGTAAGTAAAAAAGGAAAAGGTAATACAAGATGGCTATTGATTTTAAGTCCTTCCTCAAGGTTGTCCCTTTCGTAACGGATATTCGCAAGCCTGTTCTGCTCCGTGGTCGTCACGGTATTGGTAAGTCTGAACTGGTTTATCAGTATGCTTTGATGCGTAATATGTCTGTTGTCGAGCGTCGTGCTTCTCAAATGACCGAAGGTGATCTTATGGGTCTGCCTTCTATTGAGGGTAATTCGACGCGATGGAACGCGCCGGATTGGCTCAAGGAGGCTTGTGATAATGGCGTTGTCCTGTTTCTGGACGAGGTTGATCGTGCAACGCAGGAAGTCCGTCAGGGTATCTTCGAACTGACTGACTCCCGTAAGCTGAACGGTTGGCATCTGCACCGCAATACTTTGATCTTTGCTGCCGTTAACGGTGGTGAGCATGGTTCACAGTATCAGGTTGGCGAGATGGACCCTGCTGAGTTGGATCGTTGGACGGTGTTCGACGTTGAGCCTTCTATCGAGGATTGGCTTGATCATGCTAAGGGTAAGGTTCTCCCTATCGTTTGGGACTTTATCAACCAGGATCGCGCTCACCTTGAGTTCAAGGGTGAATATGAGCCTAACAAGGTTTTTCCTTCACGACGTTCGTGGTTCCGTCTAAACGATTGCCTTGCAACTGGTAAGCTGCTTGAGGGTTCTTCTAAGGACTTCAAGCACAATCTCGGTACGGTGTTTGAGTTGGCTACTGCGTTCGTTGGTTTCGAGGCAGCGGTTAAGTTCCGCGACTTTGCCGAGAAGTACGAATCGCAGGTCACTGTTGACGATATCATGAATGGTCGCCATGATGCTATGGAGACTTGGGGTATCAATGATCACGTTTCAATGATCGACAAGGTTATTGCAAGCGAAGTTCTCAAGAAGCCGCTTGATGCAAAGACGATCAAGCATCTTGCTGATTGGGGTCGCCGTATGCCCGGTGAGGCTCTTATGAAGCTGTGGAAGTCAGTTGGTCCGCAGAACATTAAGAACGCCGTTAACCTGCATAACGCTCTTGGCAACCACATTGTTGAAATCATGACTGGTGGTAATGCAGAGAAGGCTCCTGAGAAGAAGTAATTAGGTTGGATTGGGCAACTGGTTTTCGCCAGTTGCCCTTTCCTATATATGGACAAACAAAAAACCGTGAGGTAGAAATGTCAGAAGAAAATACTGTTATTCAGAAGCCTGCATTTGATCTTAATATCATGCTCTATCATTTGCTCAAGGAGGAGCCTTTCTTTGCCGCTTTGTCTCGACACGTTGACAAGCGTGAAGATAAATCATGTCCTACTGCTGGTGTTCGCGTAACAGAAGAAGGTCGTTATGAGATGGTATATAATAACAACTTTTTTAGTGAGTTGACCGAGCAACAGCAAAAGGGTGTTCTGATGCATGAGTTCTATCATCTGCTTCTGGAACACGTTACAACTCGTAAGCCCGAAGACAAGGAGCTTTTTCGACGTTGGAATGTTGCTGCAGATCTTGCAATTAATTCTCACATTCCCCGCGATATGTTGCCTGAAAAGGGTTGTATTCCTGGTGAGGGACCGTTTGAGAAGTATCCTAGCAAGCAAGTTGCCGAGTATTATTTTGCTCGCCTAAACGAGGAAGATAATGATGATGGCAACGAGATGGATGATCATTCTGGTTGGGATGGTGAAGGCAGTCCTTTGCCTGATGAAATTAAGGAGATTGCAAAGCAGCGTCTAAAGGAAATGATGAAGCAAGCTGCTGAAGATACTGCAAAGCGTGGAAGTAGTTGGGGTACGGTATCTGAAGATATGCGTAAGGATATTATGAAGCGGATCAAGGGCAAGGTTAATTGGCGTGCCGTTCTCCGTTACTTCATTAAGACCTCTCGCCGTTCCGACAAGAATTCAACGGTTAAGCGCCTCAACAAGCGTTATCCGATGATTCATCCCGGCAAGAAGGTTCGTCGTCATGCAAACATCGCTATTTCAATCGACCAGTCTGGTTCGGTTAGTGATGAACTACTGACCAAGTTCTTTACTGAACTTAACGAACTTTCTGATCTTGCGTCGTTCACGGTTATTCCGTTCGACTTTGATGTTGCACCAGATAAGATCTATGTCTGGAAGAAGGGTCAAAATCGCAAGGTTGAGCGTGTGCTTTGCGGTGGTACTAACTTTGATGCACCTACAAAGTATGTTAACGAGCATAACTTTGATGGTCATATCATCCTAACTGACATGGAGGCACCGAAGCCCGGACCTTCCAAGTGTCAGCGAATGTGGATGACCGATGATGCTGGTGCTAATAATCCGTATTTCAGCACGACTGAACGGGTTATCAGCGTTGACTAAAATATTTGCGTGCGGTTGGTAGTCTTTTTGTGGCTACCAGCCGCCGCAAATGTTTTTGGAGCAATATGAAGAAGTGGCGAATTGGTAGCCTGATAACTGGTGTTTGGCAAAACTCCGCTGTATTTGAGATTTGTTATCCTTTGACTCTTTCAAATGGTACAAAGATGGTACATCTTAGGTGTATCAAAACAGAAACAGATTTACCAATGAGTGAACTGAAGTTTTCAAGATTATCTCACCTCGATGGTGAAATTGAATCTGGTAAGATTGTTGTTTTGTCGTACTGATGTTTTACTATCACGCTGTAGTATTTTTGTGGGTTGACTTCACAAGCTGTCCGTGGTATACTGACGGGGTACTTTTGAGAAAAGGTGATCAAAATGGATAATAGCGTACTTGTTGCTGATTTTACAGATGAAACATATAAGATGGTAATTGATCATATTAACACTCTCAATGATAAAGATATGTACGAGTGCTGGAGAAAGGTTGGTATTGCAAATGTAAATAATGCAATTCGTGTTCATAAAGAAATTCGTCCAAGGATCGTTAGATACCTTATGAGCGTTTACCATTCAGACGGAAAGGAAAAGAACACAAATGTCTAATGAGCAGAAGATCAAGCGTAATAGTGCAAAGTGTATGCTTTGTGGAGAAGAGATTGAGAGCAAGCATCGTCACGATTTTGTGATGTGCAAGTGTGAAAATCTATTCGTTGACGGCGGAAAAGATTATCTGCGTCGTGGCGCAAGAGACATTGACAAGTGTGTTGATACAAGCATCTACGAGGAGGTCTGAAATGGAGTGTAATTGCCGCGATAATATGTATCTCGTTAATCGTGAGGAAGTTCATGAGTGGAACGATGATCTCTATGATCTCACAATTTTTGAAAATTGGGAGTGTGGCAGTTGCGGTAAGACAGAGCAAGTAGATAATACTGAGATTCTTTGCGAGAACCCGTACTAAATTTTAACCCCTAACCAGTAATACCCAAACCACTAAGAAAAAAGGAAACTACACAAATGGCTACTACCGTTACCAAGTCTGACATTATCTCTGCTATCACCCTGTATATCGCGTCTAATGACGAGGGTCGAACTAACTGTCCCGTTAATTATCTAATTGACGAGAAGTTTGGCAAGCAACATAAGAAGCTGATTCTAAAGCTAGTTGCAGATCTAAAGAAGGCAGGAGCTATTGTCGGAAAGCGCGGTCGAACGGGCGGACTTTGTTTTCCCGAGTCTGCAACTATTGAGGCAAAATCAGTAGAGACCGAAGATTCTGAGAATGATGAGTCAGACGATACTGACGTTCGGGCAAGTGATGAAGATACCATTGAGCAAGATGGTATGGAAATCGAGCCTATTCCATTTTAATTAGGAATCGGGGGCAACCAATTAATTTTGGTTGCCCTTTCCTATTTATGGAGACCCAATGCACAACAATGAGTATTATACCAAGTTTTATATGGAAAATAAAACTGAAACTGGATTTATAGTAATCACTGTTGAACACAGGTCTGCTCATATGGAATATAATAGAATAAAATTTAATGAGAGAAAGTATGAAACAATGGTCTTTCCATGCAAAAATGATGGATCGCCAGATATTGACAGATGTGTAAAAACAAAGTATACATACTCAGAAGATAAAGCGTATTTGTGTCACTTACAAACATGGGAAAGTTTCAGAGGAAACAATGATTAGTCTTTCGCAAGGAAACGCAAAGCTTAGTAAGCCAAACGGAACCGAATATAAAATTATCGGTTTCGGAATTCCAGCATATATGGACTTTTCTGTAAACGGAGAGTCGTATAATACCTGTCGAGGCGCTAATGCTTGCATTAAACCTTGTTATGCGCGGCAGGGTCGTTATTTGATGCCTAATGTAAAAGCTGCAAGGGAAAAGAATCTTGATGCTACCATTTCAAATTATTTTGTAAATGATATGGTCGAGGCGCTAAGATCAAAGCGTAGTTATAACACTGTTCGCGTACATGATTCTGGTGACTTCTATAATCAAGAGTATCTTGACAAGTGGTATGAAATTGCAACCAAGATGCCTGATAGGTTATTTTACGCCTACACAAAAGCACTTGATCTTGATCTGTGGACAAATAAGCCATCTAATTTTCAGATTATTCAATCTTTAGGTGGAATCTATGATAGAATCCTTGATAGGTCTAAGAGTCATTCTCGTATCTTTTCAAGCCATGAGGCAAGAGAGAAAGCCGGTTACATTGATGGTAATGTAAACGATCTTCCAGCAATTACTGGCGAGATTAATATTGGCCTTGTTTATCATGGTCAAAAGAAGCTGACACTTACACAGATTAATTACTTTTCCTAGGAGATAAAATGTTTGATTTGGATTTGATGGGCAAGATGCAATCATATGATAAGCAGAAGAAGCACTATACTAAGAATGGTAGGTACTTTATTTCAACAAATCTAACCTGGGATCAGGGTTGGGAGACTATGGTCTTTAATCGTAATTCTGAGACAGGTGACATTGATTTTGCAGAAGTGGACGTTGATCGTTATAACGATGAAACTGAAGCATATGAAGGTCATGAAGAAATGATCCGCAAGTGGGAGGCGAAGGCTTAATATGGGCGTCGTAAAATGTACTTCCTGCAAACGATATATTGATGAATCAGAAGTTGTGATGGTGCCAGTAGATGATACGCATGATGCTCCATATTGCGTAAGTTGCGCTCCAGAAGATGATAGTGATTCCTATGACGAGGATTATTAATGACTGAAATTAGCAGAACTGATATGGTATTTAAACATTACGGTACAAATCAAAAAATGTCTGGTGATCAAATGCTTTTCTCTGTAGAGTGGAATTCAGTATCGCCAGCCGCCGTTCATATTCCTCAAACCGAGGTAAATAAGTGGGTTGAGGAAATGGTACGCGAGATGATTGTAGAGGAAGGAAATTTACAATCTCGAGTTTGTGGTGATACAATTGTAACTGTATTTAGGGAAGACGAAGACAAAAATTATTTTAGTGTTGAAGTTGCAAAACGCATTTCAGTAGCAAACGTGATTGAGCGAAAAGGGGTGTAACGTGAAACAGTATTGGAACATTAAGGCAATCTATCCACTTGGTGGGCATTTAATCAGAAACAACAAAGGCGAACTATTGCGCTATGAAAGTGAGCAACTGGCAGCATTTGAGTGTGAATGCATGAACAGCAAACGCCCTGATTCAACCACAAAGTTTATTACTGTTAAGGAACAGTAATTTAGGGCAGATGATATACTCTATCCCTAGTGTTTCTTTGTGGGTTGACTTTACACGCGGTCTTTGATACAATGGGTGGGTAAGGTTGAGGGAGATGCTATGAAAATTAATGTCGGCTCAATTGTTACCCATCCATTGTTTCTTGGACCGGGTGTTGTAATGAATATTCACAACGAGAACGGAAAACAGATTGTGCAGGTAATGTGGCAATCTATGGGTAGATACGGATTTCATAGTTTGGATCATCTGGAACTAATCACGGAAAACTTTTTCACGGAGAATGAATAAAATGGGTTATCTTGCTGACCGCGCTCGCAATCGTAGTTTTAACTCTGCCCCTGCAACGGATCGCGTTACTGATCCTGTTGTTGGCGAACGTCTTACCAAGCTGCTTGCAAATGCGTCCCTGACGCAGAAGGATCGTGAATTTATTACGAGCCTTGATAGCACTTGGAAGCGGTTTAACAACATGAGCGCCAATCAGTATAAGTATTTTGAGGTTGTCGAGAATCGGTATGATCCTGCTGTAGTTGCTCAAGCGCAGGCAGATCGTGCTGCATGGGCAAACACTTGGGATGCTTGGAAGGCGAAGCAGCTTGAGATTTGCGCTAAGTATTATTCCCAGACTCCTTACTTCCAAGATTTGGCAGCTAAGGCTCTCAAGGATAAGTCGTTCATCCCGACTGAAAAGCAGTTCCGCGCTATGTGTGAGAACAAGTATGCAAAGCGTCTAATTCATAACATGACAAATAATGCTTTTGAGCCGGGTGATGTTGTTCAAATGCGTCGTCGTGGTGATGAACCCGAAGTTGGTACAGTCGTCAAGGTTCTTGACGAGGTTAATCGTCGCTCTGCAAACATTGGTGGTCGTCAGTACCGAGTCCTTTGGATGAATTCTGGCGAGGAAAACACCGTTGAAGAGAAGATGCTCAAGAAGTATCGGATGAAGGATTAATAATGTCAACTAAAATTCCTTATGAGCAAATGGTTTTTTATTACGAAATTGCCGTAAATAAGGCACTTGAAAAACTATTTAGCGAAGATGCAGAACATGGCTGGACTAAAGAAGAATTTGATAAAATGTTGTATGAGGAGGCGCTAAGAAATGCGTTGCAGGGAAGAGAACACGTTGTACATTGATCCTAACGATATTAAAACTAGAGATTACAATATGCTGCTTATTATCGCTGGAGCGACTAAGGCAGCAATTCATGTTGATAAGAGGAAAGAAAATAATCGCAAGGCTTGCCGTAATTGGAAAAACAATAGGGAGGAATAGTGGGTTACACAAGTTCACAGTATAAGTTGGATTTTAAGTATAAGCATGGTACTAAAAGGAAGTATAATGCTGATGAATGTATTTTTTATCACAACAGCTCTTATTATAGACATCAAGGCTTGCTGAGTCAAATTCACAGAGATTATATAGAGTCTGGAAAAGAGAAAGAATTCTGGTCAATGATGGTTGATTCAGATTATCCAGAAGAAGTAGGATTTCAACAAGAAATTGTTAAGACGCAATTTCAAGAAATGTTGAAATTTGTAGCAGATGGAAAGCCATCTGAGCAATATAGGCCAGAAGATGGAACTAGGCTAACTTATGAATTTCAGACAGTTACAAACATGGTCGCTAAAAAAATTGCGATGCGTACTGCTACATTTCAAGATGCTGTAAATGCTTTTAATGAATGGATCAAAACTCGTCCCGGTGTTGCCGAAGTATATAATGCATATCGTGTTGAAGTCAATGCCAGGATTCGTAACCGCAAGAGTACATATGAATATGGCAGTCAAGGTGAAGAACTAGCAGAAGAACTTACTTTGTATTCTTTTGCACAAGCCTGTAATGGTAGAAAATTTAAGTCGATGGTAGAAAATTCAAGACCGTTGAAGTTTTCTGCTGGAGATGTTGTAAGGCTGAAGCGTGAATTTTATGATAAGCGTGGGAAAGATCCACTATATCATAATTACAATCCCGATCTAAAGAAGATGGATCGAATTGGCACTGTAATGAAAAAAATTGGTGCAAATCACACTTATGGTGTGGGATCGCGTGAAATTAGGGTCATGTGGTTTATGCACGGTCAAGAATCTGCTGTAATGGAGCGATGCCTGAAACTTGTTGACGTTGACGAGTTACCAGCCGCCGCAGATAGTAAATAATATGATTTGGGCAGCAATTGCATTTGGTTTTATCTGCATTCTTTTTGTTTTTGCAGCCATATCAGTATTTGTGGAAATTGTCGTAGATATTATACAACGTATCTACGACTTTTTCCGCTACCTGTAAGGAGTCAATATGTCAACAACTGGAAAACCACAAAAACTGTACAAAACAACAATTACAATCTGGACTGAGTATCCCACAAACGAGTGGAGTATTGAGGACTTAGCGCGAGAAGCAACAAGAGGCGATGCTTACTGTGAGAGTCAGAAATGTGTGGGCGTATCGGACCCAGCAAAATTTCCACAAACAGAATTTTTTGGCGATGATACGGTCGATGATGATTAGCAGAGAAAAGTTAGATACAACTTTAATAATTTTGTCTCTTATATATCTTGTGTCATTTATTGTGTATATGGTTTCTCTCAGAGGGTAAAATGGAAAACGATAAGCTAGTGCAGGCGCAAAAGGAAGCTGCTGAATTTGGAATGGTTGCTCTTAGAATCTGGATGTATGCTTACGAAAATGCTAGGGCAAGTAATAGCATGGAGGATTCTATCAAGATTGCAAACGATTCACTACACGAAGAAGATTGGCGTTTTCACCAGCAAAACTGGATGAAGCGTGGTGCAACACTTGCTGATGTTGTTTAGAGGGTGAAATGGACATTGAATATGTAGATAGCAAAGTTCCTACAAAACAATTATATACCCTATCGCTTGGTGATGTATTTACCATTCCTGATGGGTTTAATGATGTTTGTATGTATCTTGGATATGATCATCAGAACAATCTATATGAGTACGTGATTCTTGGGGAATATCCAGAAAAAACTTTTGTTGAGGAAAAAGAAAAAGACCTGTTGGTTAGGGAATTAAAAGCTAAGTTGGTTGTGGAGATTTAATGCAGGAATCAGTGTATATCGTTACAAGACATAATCCAGATATGAGGGACCATATGGTTGAAATTATGGGTGTCTTTAGGAATGAATCAGAAGCGCAAAAACGTAGACAAGAAATCTGGGATAGAAAAGAAATACTAACCCATGTTCAATCATATTTTGTTCTAGACACTCTTGACTGGGAAGAGAAGGTATAAAATGCAGAACCGTGTTATTCCGATGGGTGAACTAAAGGCTATGCTCGACAAGTATTTCACCACTAATCCAGATCTTCCTGAGATTATGGAAGATTTCAACGATGCACTAAATGGTGGTTGCAAGTTTGCACTTCTACAGTTTGATGAAGATGGTAGCGTTGCTTGGGATTTTCTAAGTGATGTTCGTGTTTGCGATGATCCTAACTGTACGGTCGATCACGATAACGTAACTGATATGAGCCAGCATACGTTTGATGAGTTGAAGTCGTGATAACCTTAACATCTGGTGGAGTTGTTTATAAACATAAATTAGAGGCAGTTGCTGGTGATTTGTGGATTTCTACAAACCCACCTTATACAAGTTTAGTGGGAATTGTTAGAGTCTGTGGTAACTATATTGAGGTTGAACCCATGACACCAGATTCACCAATGTTGCAGCTTTATGCAACACAGTTTTATACACAGTTTATGAAGGTTACAAAATATACCCGTAAATGCTATAATGATAAAAAGGTGACAGATGGAAAACGAGATTCCTAAGCATCGCTCAAAAAAAAATAGACGTAAATGGTGCAAAGGAAAAGAGGGTGTTGAACATAAACCTGTTTGGGTAATGCGTGGCGATAATAGCAATGCTTTAGATTTTCGCTGTGAGAACTGTAATAAAATTCTAGACACATATTGGGATTTTATGAGAGAATTTAGAATAAGGTATTACGGGGAAGATCCAGGTCCACCTCCAAATGTTGGCTCAAGAGAGCCATTAAAAAATATTTAACAAAAAAATAAACTGTGATATAGTCTTTTCTAGAACTAGCTACTATATAGTTTATACAATGCCATGCGTAACCGATTAAAAAACGACATGGTGCCTAAATAAAGTGCTTGACTCCCTCCGCTGCCCGTGGTACAATGTGCGGGTAAGTTTGAGAGAGAAACAGTATCAGAGGTTTGTTATGAAAACGCTTTTATCAACATTAAGTTATAAGCGAAATCAATGCAGGGTTGTCGATCCGTCGTTTAAATACGAACCGACCCAAACAAACTTTCTCATACAGAGTTGGCGCTAATCCGAAAAAAAACGACATGGCACTGAAAAAAAGTGCTTGACTCCGCCCGCCGACTTGTGGTATAATCTACCGGGCGGTTGTGCAGCGTTATGAATGAAATTTTTACTCTATCGCTGCTGTTTTTTTCTTCTTGACCGGCACTTTTGCTTGTGCTATAATGGGCAGGTAATTAAGTGAGAAAGAAAAAAACTTTGCTCTTTAACAACTGAATTAAGTATGATATAGTAATTAATGTAAGTTATGCGCCGTCGCATTGGATGCAGGGGAGACTTATAAACTCCTTCCGACAGATTATCGGCCTTAGTGTGGGTTCGATTCCCTCACGGCGCACCATAAGGCAAAGAGATGCCATTGTTGGTTTCCAACAGAAATACTCTGACGGGTTTGCAAGTTCCCTTGACAAAAACTTGCCCATATGGGTGTGTGGTGGAATGGTATACACGACAGACTTAAAATCTGTTGCCTTAACAGGCTTGACGGTTCGAGTCCGTCCACACCTACCAATTTAATGGTTCCGTAGCTCAATTGGATAGAGCAAGTGGCTTCTACCCACTAGGTTGCAGGTTCGACTCCTGCCGGGATCGCCAATTTAGGAGAGTTCAATGAATCGTTTTAAGCCGGGTGATCTTGTAACTTGTATCTTCTCAGAAGAGATTATTCAGCCAATGCGAATCGTTGGACCAAATTTGTGGTATGGTAGTAATAGCGGAGTTTATTATGTAGTCGGTAAGCATAGACGAAATGGTAACGAAGTTACTATAACCCTAACAGAATCTGTACTAAAAGAATATGTTGATCCGTAGCCAAGCAGGTAAGGCAGCGAGCTGTTAACTCGCCTACCGTAGGTTCGAATCCTACCGGATCAGCCAATTCATGGGAAATTAGCTCAGTCGGTTAGAGCACTCGCCTTTTAAGCGATTGGTCGTGAGTTCGAATCTCACATTTCCTACCATAACGGCCCTTGCCTCTGCCCGTTTAGTCTGTAGACTATTCGGGTACGCAGGGGTCATCTTTCATGGCCCTATCGTCTAACGGTTAGGACACAGCCCTTTCAAGGCTGTTACAGCGGTTCAAATCCGCTTAGGGTCACCAATTATGCTGCTTTAGCTGATGTGGTCATAGCGGAGGTCTGAAGAGCCTTTGAACTTGGTTCGATTCCAAGGGGCAGCACCAAATATGAATCGGTAACTCAATTGGTAGAGTAACTGGCTCTTAACCAGTTTGTTGAGGGTTCGATTCCCTCCCGATTCACCATTAGACGAGCGCACATAAGATTCCCCAATATGAGCGGGAATCTTATGTGCGGTTCTTGCAGAAGCGAAGGAAGCTTAACTGCAATTAAGCGGTACTGACTCGTCTTTCTTTTTCGGTCTAATCTACCATCTGTGTTTCCTTTCGGGCAATCAACTCACAGAAAAAAGATTTTGGCTTGGAACTGCCAATGCTTGCGATGGAGCAAAAAGGTTCCACTAACATTAAGAAAGCGAGTGGTTCTCGTATAGCGAAAGCTATAAATCAGCCAGCATCGAACAAGTTTCCAGCTTCTTGGCGAAAAAGCTGGACTTTTTTTGGAGACTGTTAAGATAATTAGAAATGGGAGGTTATACCGTTAGAGGGACGGGGTAGACTGTAAATCTATCGTCCATGGGACTCCGTAGGCGCGACTCCTTCATCTCCCACCATAACCGGGGTATAGCACAGCTTGGTAGTGCGCTTGATTTGGGATCAAGAGGTCGCAGGTTCGAATCCTGCTACCCCGACCAATTTTGTTTTATCGGAACATAGCTCAATGGTAGAGCGTCTGCTTTACACGCAGAATGTTACAGGTTCAAATCCTGTTGTTCCGACCAAGATCGTTGAAACGTAGCTTAACAGGTTAAAGCATCTGTCTCATACGCAGATTATTGTGGGTTCGACTCCCACCGTTTCAACCAAAAGTGTGGACATATCTTAAATGGTTAAAGTACTGGACTGTGACTCCGGCTATACGGGTTCGATTCCCGTTGTCCACCCCAATTTGGCCCTATCGTCTAAAGGTTAGGACAAGAGATTCTCAATCTCTAGATCAGGGTTCAATTCCCTGTAGGGTCACCAAATATGTTCTAACTACTTGAGGATAATATGAAGGAAAAGCAGGAAGAAAATAAAATCTATATGATTCGTCGTCGTAAAGATGGTCTTTTTTCATCTGGATCAAGTTGGCCGTGTTTTGGTCGTCATGGTAAAATGTGGGATTCGTTAAAGACTCTTAACCTACATCTAACCAATGTATACAAAGATAATTATTACGGAAGAAATGCTGTTCTAAAGCGTGGACAGGATGGAAGATTTAGCACGTTTGACTTTGGTGCATTTGCTGATATGAAGCACAATCCATATCTGAACTGCGATATTGTTGAGGTTGAACTTAGTTATAACGTCAAGGTAGATATCTTTAATCATCTTGCCCTGCGTTATGTTAAGGATGAAACCCCAGCAGAGGAAACAAAGTCAGAAACGTAAGGTTAGTGGGTCGTTAGTGTAATGGAAACATAACTGCCTCCAAATCAGTTGACGAGGGTTCGATTCCTTCACGACCTGCCAACATGGGGATATAACTCAATTGGAGAGAGTACCAGATTACGAGTCTGGAAGTTGTAGGTTCAACTCCTACTATCCTCGCCATTTGTTGGGGAATCGTCTAACGGGCAGGACGGCAGACTCTGAATCTGCCTATCTAGGTTCGAATCCTAGTTCTCCAACCAATTTGAATCTGCAAAAGATAGATGAATAACTTTAGTGGATGTTTTGCTACTTACACCATGCAAACTGACGACTAGGAGTTGCCAACTCTGTTAAGCGGCATCAGAGCAATTAACAAACAAAGCAGCTAGTGTGCAAACAGCGAAGATCGTTTGCCATCGACAAGGGTTGAATAGGGCTTGCAAACCCCATTGAAATTCAATCTTTCAATTGCAGATTCATCATGCTTCTATAGTTAAACGGTATAACTCTGCCTTTGTAACGCAGCGTTCTCAGTTCGATTCTGAGTGGAAGCACCAAATTTTGTCTAACGCGGCCTGCCAGCCGCCACAAATCGTATAGGTGTATTATGGGTTATAATGATTTTGAGCCGATGGTGGGCAAAACGATTACTGATGCGCTTATCAACCAGAACCGCGACGTTATGATGTGGAAGGTTGATGGTGTGTGGTATAGCCTTAACGCCTACGGTGATTGTTGTTCTAATTCATGGTTTGAACATTGTGATAACGCTCTGGTGTTTGACAATGCCAAGTTCCTTGAATACGAGAATGTTGGCGGGGATTCATGGGAGGACAACTATAACCTTATCCAGGTTAACATGATCAAGGTTAAGACCGATAAGGGTCACTGTACGATTGAATTCCGTAACTCATCAAACGGCTACTACAGCGGTTGGGTAGAGGTACGCGAGGAACCCTTGGTTATGGAACCGGGTACTGAATTCAAGAAGATTGTAGATTTCTAATAGTAGTATGGGCAGGTGGCGTAACTGGTAGCCGCGCTGGTCTTAGAAGCCAGTTCCGAAAGGAGTGTCGGTTCGATTCCGACCTTGCCCACCATTTGATCCGGTATCGTCTAACTGGCAGGACAGCAGACTTTGAATCTGTGAACGGTGGTTCGAATCCATCTACCGGAACCAAATAGTTGTAAACAGCATACGGGAAGTTGGCTTAAGAGTAGCCATCTTATAATGAGTAGGACGAAATCCTAGGCAGGTGTTAGTTAAGCTGTTTTCCAGCGTGGACAGAGCGAAAGCGTACTGAAAATTGTCTATGGAAACCCCGATAAACTATAGATGGTTCAAAACCGTAATCAGCCGGGTTAAGTAGGTAAACCACGACTAACTTAATTGTAAATAAATCAGTCCTGCTGGGTTGGGGAATAGGAGAATGCCCGGCATACAAGCAGAACAGTGCCAAGCGGATGATAACGTGAGGTATGCAAAGTAGCAAGTATGGGTTCCTTTTGGTGTAGTAACACACCTTATGCTGTTCTTTTTGTGGGGTCATGGTGTAACAGGTAGCCACGCTAGACTCAAAATCTGGTTCCGCAAGGAGTGTCGGTTCGAATCCGACTGACCCTACCAAATCTTTTAATGGGGAGTTAGCTTAGTTGGTTTAAAGCACTGGCCTGTCACGCCAGAGATCACGGGTTCAAGTCCCGTACTCCTCGCCAATAACAAAACCTGTCAAGGCTATGCTGAAACTTAGTATCCTCAAACTGATGGGTTACTTTTTGTAGTTAGCTAGATGAATCCCTGGCGTGGGATAATAGGTGGGTTGGTGATTAAGCCCCCTTGGTTCCCCTAGACTTAGAATCTGGAATGGGCCTAAAAGCTAAAAAATAACTCTAGTGTGGTAACAGCGAAGATAGTTACCCATCGAAAAGGACATTTCTTCGATCCCATTGGGGACCATAGTCGAAGTGTCCCTGTTAACTACTTGCTTTGTGAGGGTTCATAGCTTAATTAGTAAAGCACTCGACTGATAATCGAGAGAGTACAGGTGCAATTCCTGTTGAACCTACCAATTTTTTGGAAGAATGACCGAGCGGTTTATGGTACTTGTCTAGAAAACAAGAGATCCCACAAGGGTCCGTGAGTTCGAATCTCACTTCTTCCTCCATATGAGGGTATAGCCAAGAGAGTAAGGCAGGAGCCTGCAAAACTCCCAATCGTAAGTGCGAATCTTACTACCCTCTCCAGTTTTCATGGAAAGTTGCGTGAGCGGCTTAAACGAGCAGTTTGCTAAACTGTCGATCCCTAAAGGGTCCGTTGGTTCAAATCCAACACTTTCCGCCAATTTGTACTTAATTCAGAACTAAGTGGATAGGACATATTTTACAGTAAATGGTGTTTTACGATGCTGATGAACACCAGTCTAGGTTTTGGGACTTTTTATTTTTACATACATTTATCCCTTCCATGTTCCCATGGAGAGCCTAGAAAGTTATTGAAGTGCATCTAGTGACTTGCCCGCGAAGAGATGGCAAAACCCGATAAGCTACACATTATTATATTCTAGTGTGGTTTCCACTTACCCCGCCTATTAAGTTAGGCGGGGTTTTTTTGTTCTATCCGTGCAGTTTTTTTCCTGGTTGACTTCACAGCCAGTTTTTGCTATACTATCTGCTGGGTTTGGGCGCTTATACCACTTTTTCAGAGGTTTATATGATCCGCGAATGTGTTGAGTGTGGTGGTGAGTTTGATACGTTTAGTAAGGCAAAGCGTGCTGCTGGTGGTTTGTCTACTCACTGTGTTGATTGCAGCGACGAGACTACTGTTCGTTATGCTGGTGTGCAGAATTCTGACGGTAAGCAGGCAGGCGTGTCCATTATGCGCTTCAATACGGAAGCTGATCGTGCTGCCTATATTGATTTCTGGCAGGTAAACAGCGGTTTCCACAAGGGTAAGTCATGCCAGATTGGTCATGGACTTAAGTCGTCACCCGGTTTTGCTTATCAGACTGTTGCCGTGTTTGAGGGTAACACCAATCACAAGGGTAAGGCGTAATGCGTGATGTACTGTATATGATTATTTTCATTAACTGTACTATCTTCTTCTTTAACATCTGGAACCTCTTTATTCTTCCAAAGATTGAAAGCTGGGTTCTTGATCGTAGGTTTATAAAGGATATGGAGCGTGCAAAACAAGATAGGCATATCAGATTAATGCAACAGCTAAAGACGGCTACGTTGTTAGCTAAAAGAAACTCAGAAAGGCTCCGTAAGCACAATGAGCGGAACAGGAAGGCATAATGGCAAACGATACAGTAGACGTAAAATGTTGTGATGAGTCTGAACGTTATGGAATCTATTTTAATTACGAAGTTGATAGATTCTATTTAATCATGGAACCACAACCAATTACGTATTGTCCTTGGTGTGGTATCTTGTTGGATATTAATATTGTGGAAAAATATAACCCATGAAATTGACTTTTCTTGACCTAAAGGAAAAACAATGATCCTTAAGATAGGAACTCCAGTTGTTTGTTATATAGATACTGGACCCAATTACGAAAAAATTATGACCCCACAGTTGGGCGCAATTGTGGACATAAAAGAAGAGGACAACGAATACGTATACAGAATCATCTGGGAAGATGATGAAGATTCATGGTATGAAGAACCTTGGGTTGAACTGTATTGGAAACAAGCTGTTAACGGCAAGATGATGCCAGAAGAAGCTGAAAGGTTGAGTGAGGAATATGGATACGGATTATAAAGTTGGTACACCTGTTTTGTTTCTACCAAAACCAGATAGAGAAGATCATAAATTTCTTCAACCCTCTATTGGAGTGATTGTTGCGATAGATAAAAATCCTAATACTTCATTCCCATACAACATCATCTTTGACGATAACGATGATGATTGGTACAGCGACGAAGCAAACTTTATTGCTGAGATTATTCAAAACTATCAGGATGCGTTAAATGGATTGCCAATTCAAATTCAAGAACGGTCAATTGATATATGATGAATATTATGGTCTTGGAGTGATAATCAAGAAAAAAAATCATCGTGGAAGATATAATGATTATCTTATTCACTTCTGCGAGCCTTCTGAAGATTTAGGTGAATTTGGTGTTGATTGTGGTTGGTTTGCAGAAGAATGGGTAGAAGATAAGGTAAATGAGCCATGCCTAGTGGTTACAAAGTAAATTTTGAAAAGCATAAAGTTGGCGATCTGGTTATGTGTGTAGAGCCAGATTATTTTGATTCAATGGATGTACCAATTATTGGTTATATTTCGGAAATTACTCCAGGTGTTATTAAGGGATATAAAGAATATCATGTTCTTTGGAACGACGAAGATGAACTCATGAGCTACGATAGCGGTTCAATAGCTAGATATAAACATTTACTTGTGGAAACACTTGAGGGATACGAAAATGAAGAAGAAGCCAGAGACTAAAGTAGAAATTAAGAATGGTGATATGATCTACGCAAAACCGTCACAAGAACATGAATCACCAATTGTAGGAACTGTTGTTGGTTATGATGAATCTACAAAATTATATGCAATTGAGTGGTCAGACGAATCAATGCCAGGATATGAAAAAGAGGCATTTGTTCGTTCTGGTAAGTTCATGATGAAGTGTATTAACGAAGCTATGGGGCTTCATTTTAAGCCGGAGGATCTCGATGGAAACGATATTCAGCCTGAGTGATGCATCTAAGAAGATTCGGAGGTTACTCCAAGTTGGCACAAAAACTCGCTGTTAGTAGCGAATACGGTAATTTTCGGCATGGTGCAGTTCTTGAAAAGGGTTCGGCAATCCTCGGCTTGGGTGTTAATAACGAGAAGTATTCTAGTGTTGGTGCTAAGTTTAGGCATAGTGATAAGGGACACAGCACTTATCACGCTGAGATTTCAGCCATACTTGGCCTTGATCGTAGCGTAACAAAGGGTGCAACGATGTATGTTGTTCGTGCGTCTAAGAAGGATGGTTCGATGCGTATGAGCAAACCCTGCAATATGTGCCATGCTTTGCTTGAGGAACGAGGAATTTCTAAGGTTGTTTATAGTGTTGATGAAACCATGATTGGGACTTACAAGTTTTAGGATTTAATATGAGACCACAACCAAAATTCAAAGTTGGTGAAATTGTATTAGATGATTACTTTGATGATAAGCAAAATATAGTAGAAGGACAATATGCAATTGGTGAAATTACTGAAGTTTTAATTCCTACCAACTTTGATACTAGTGGATATTATTATCGTCTTGTATGGTCAGATAATGAAGGTGATGATGAAGCCTTCGCTGAAAAAGATGTTCTTGAGTATCGAGAGAAGTATCTTGAATTTAGCGAGGTGTGTCAAAAAGAACTAGAAGCAAGCGGATAATGCGGCGGCTGGTATGCGACATAAACAGAAAACTCAGAGAAAAATAAAATACAAAGTAGGGGATCTGGTGCTGTACCGGGTTGCTGGTGTTACCAAACTATCTGAACAATTTTTTTCTGATGGTGGTGAATACATTATGGGATGTGTTCAAAATTTCCAATCAGATGGGATATATGCAGAAGTGTTATGGTGGGAGGGAGGGAAGGAATCTATTGTCCCACATGATATTTATGATGTTAATAGATTCAGAGATAATTATTTACAGTTTCTAATAAATCCTGACGGTAAAAAAGTTCTTGACTTCTAAACCGGCCCGTGATATACTGGCGGTGTCTTTTCAGCGAGGAAATAACATATGTCGAGCATCTATAAGGTAGGAACCAGCGTCGTATGCCCCGAAGCCACTAAGTATGGTGATAAGGGAAATGTTTCGGGTACTATTCAAAATTTTAGATTAGGCACTTCAATTCCTTATATTGAATGGAGTGACGGACTGACAGGTTATGTCAAACCGCAATTTTTGATCACAGAAGAAAAGTATAACCAACTCACAAGTGCAGGTTTCAAAGATTCTGAAATCTCTGAATACGTGAGGTTGTTTAATGGCAATATTTACAATTAAGAAGGGAGGCGATACACATGGCACATCCACACAAGAACCGTCCACGAAAAGGACGCAGGAAGTTAGGAAGCAAGAAACGTCGAGCACGTCGTCTAAACAGAAAGCGATAGATGCTATGACAAATGAGTGGAAAGTCGGAGATTTGGCTAGAACAAATTACTATGTGTTTCAAGATTCTATAGTAGCAATCAATAGCATCTTCTATCAACGTAACGGCTTTCCACTCATTTCATGTACGATCATGGATGATAAATATACTGGAGAGTTTGTTATCCCTCTTAAATATCTTCGGAGGGTAGATGAGTGACGGAAGCGGTTTTCCAGCAAGAAAGATAACAAAACTTTCTAAGTATGAATATGATGAAGCAATAATTGAAATTGGTAAGATATATAGCAATTCAGTTGCTGTGACAGATATTGAAAAAGTAGAATGGACAACAAGGATTAAGCCAGTTAAAAAATGTGTTCATACAGTCAAATACATTGACATAGCAACTGGAAAAGAGTGTGAACTATATGCTGAATCATTCTGGAAATACTTTGTTCGACAATCCTAAATTCAATGTTGGCGATATGGTTGAAGAGTTCTGTATCGAAGATCAAACTTCTGTGATGATAACAGTACTTAAAGTTAAGCTAAACATAGAATCACAATATTTATATGATGTGTATTGCTTGAATACCGGAATTGAGTATAACGATATGCTCCTAAAAGACACTCCAGAATCAGATTATCCTTTTACGTACAGAAAGGTTCCAAATGTATTTCAACCATGAACAGCCAATATATGTAAAAGTAGGTTCTCCAATATTTACAATTTATTACAAAGGTAAAAATGAAAAAGAACTACACGCTATTGGTAAGGTGATGGAGAAAGAAAGTAAAGGATATGCAGTAAATGAAGTTTTTACTGAATCTACTGCATATGATCAAGAACATACTCATGTTAGATTAGATGGAAATTTTTGGATTGTAGCAAATGAAAATATTTCTCTAAGGGAAGAGGAAGAAGAGAAAACCGATGAAGTTTAAAATTGGTGATGTAATAAAACAAACTCATATGATTGGAGATACAAATCATTTTGTTGTTACCGATTATAGATCCGATATAAATAGATATAAAGTTTATTGGATTGAAAAAAATCTTGATATGTGTGATTGGTTCCCGCTAACAAACGAACCTGATGTAATGTTTGGATATACTTTTCAAAAAATGGAGAAAGGATATGATGTCACTAACTAAAGAAATGATTACAGCTATTGATAAAGAAGTAGAATTATTTTCTGATGAAGAATTATTAATTTATCATAATACATATATTGGATTGCATCAAATGCGTCCAAACTCGTATGATAAATACAAAGTTACTAAGAGCTTTGAAGAAATTACCAAAAGAGGAATAGAGGATAAGATTAATGAGTTTTCCATCTATAGGTGAACTTTGGTTTAGATACGATCCAGACATTGGAGATGACAAATATGTTGTTATCCTCGATATAAAAGGATCTACCGTATTTGCAGAATATATTTCAAATCTTGCAGATGTTGGGACATTCTATCCAACATTTTGTAGAACTGTAAGTGATTTTAGAAATATATTTACGAAAAAGGATGGATCATGGGTATAATTCCAGTTGCTCCGGTCACACCAATTTCTCCAATTAAGCCGGTTAAAAGATAGAATATGATGGAGTATTATAGTCTCAAAGACAAAAAAAAAAGAACCACTTATCGGTAGGATGTATCGAATAATTGTTGACGGGGATGAGGCAATTCCTGTGGTTGTGAGTGATATCTTTGAAGCATATAAAGGCATGATAATTGAATACTATGCTATAGATGATCCAGAACATATGATTACAGATTCTGTCTCAGTTTTTTGCGAGTGGTATGGAGAATGGTAATGGCTAAAAGATCACTTAAGGTCGGACATTTTTATTATCAAAAGATGAGTATGCTGGATGTATATTGTGTTCTTAAAACATATATGGATGGCAACCTAAAGTGGGTTCAGCTACATAATCTTAAGTCAGATGAAATTAGGTATGATCTTTATGATAGTTTTCTAGGTAAAACAAGGGAAGTAAATGAGCGTTATTGGAAAAGTATTCAAGGATAAAAACGAAAATCATGTCGTAGTGATCTCGCAAGGTAAAAGATTACCGCAAGGATTCGCATATGAAGTTATGATGTATAAAATTAGATATATGACTTACGATAAAGAATCTTGGTTTTCTAAAATGTTATTTTTGAATTGCTTTACTGAAGTAAAGGATTGAAATGATGAAAGTAAAAGCCAATAAAGAGAAAGACCCAGAGAGATGGTATATTTATGTAAATAAGGAGACTAAAGGTGTACAATCATCCTTAGAACTACCTGAAGAAATGAATAAAGAAAATAAATATATTGTCCATGGACCATATAAAAATTCAAAGGTGATTGATGAATGGATCAGAGTCAAAAAAGAGAGCCAGCAGAAATAAAGCTGGGTAAAATATATGCAACAAAATGGAAATCATATATTGATCCTGTCACTATGGAACCAGTTCCAGAATATGTTATTGTAACCGAAAAAAAGTCGGATATGGTAATATTTCACTATGTTTCTGACTTAGAAAAACATCCGATGGGTAAAACAGTTAAATCTTTTTTACAAGATTTTAAAGAGACATGGAATGATAATACAGCCGGGAAAAATATACAGAGAAAAAGATAAGTTATATGAAAAATCTTTTTTGGTAATAACGGATATTATAAATCCTAATACCGAAGACGCGATCTGTAGAGTATTTAGATTACACGCTCCAAGTTTTCCATTTAAAGAATATTTAGACGTTTTGATAGATAAAATAGATGAACTAGAAAATTTTGATGATTAAAAGAAATCCAACAAATTACTACAAAGTAGGTTGCCTATACAGAGGAAGTTATGGGTCTGAATCTGTTATATGCATTACCAAAGTAGATGATAAAGGATTTCAGTTTATTTATCTTGAAGAACCAGACGAAGAGTTGTTTACTTTTTTCTTAAATGAGACAGGATTTTGGGTGAGAATAAATGAAGATGCAACCGGGAAGCCTTAAGAGATTGATGGAATTGGTTAAAGAAAAAAATAATGGTGTTGAGCAACTAGAAAGGGAAATAATTCCCGGTAAGATGTATAAAGATAGAGAAACAGGAAGATATCTAGTTGTAGAATCAATTTTAGATCAAATGCCAAATCAACTAAGACAGATTGTTTTTTGGTATATTGATGAACCAAATTTTAACCATGGTGCTTGGAATCAGGATGCCTACAGAAATTGGGAAGAAACCTAGTTGGGAAAAAGCTAGAGAAGTTAATATTGGTGATTTTGTAATGACACCATATCAAGACTGTCTTGGACAAATAATAGAAAAACTGGAAAGAGGAGATGTTTATCGAATTGAGTGGTATACTCATGGAGGTAATAACTTTAGTAAGTTTAGCTGGAATACAGCAGTAAATTACAGACACTGTTATGAAGATTGGTTGAGAGTAAATGAATCAAGTATTCAAAATTGGTAAAGCATATCAAAACTACGTCTTTCCAGAAGAGTGTGTTGTAATCTTAAAAATCTTTAAGAGTGAAGGCGATGTATATGTAGAATATCAATGTATGCATGAACCTGATTTAATCGAACAAACGCCGATTGAAAATTTTGAGGATTGGTATGGCGAATGTTGATTTTTTCGAGGTTGGTAGATTGTATGTAAATAAACATACAGGGATGGTTGTTTGTATAGATTATGTAGATATGTGGGCAGGTGAGCGTTTTGCATCTGCCTACGATATACAAGATCCAGATGTAGAGCTTAATGTACACGTTATGAGTAATTGGGCCAAGCTATGAAAAAACACACTATCGAAGTCGGTAAAATATACAGGTCCAAAACTCACAAAAACACTTATATACTTATTCAAGAGGTTATTAAACATATGATAGGATCCACATATCATCCTAATAACATCTATTATACCGTAATATACAGCTATTTAGACAATCTTGAAACAAAGCACGTTGTATTCGACAAATTTATTCGTCGTGGTTGGGAAGTGTGTAATGAGACAATTTAAATTAGAAATTGGAAAAGTTTATAAAAGAACCTTTCGTCAAACGGGGGTAGATCATACATCTTATATTGTTATAGCTGGTCACTCAATTGATAACGAAATGTATGAATACTATAATTACTATTTTCTAAATGATGCAGAATATATACACAGTTCTCTTCTAGATGAAAGCGATTGGGAATTAGCGTGACAACAATAAAAATAGGCAAATTATACTTGTGGCCCGATACAGCAGATTGGGATAAGAAGATTATCTGTGTTACAAAGTTCTCAACAGAAAAATTTGGTCCAAATGATATTGTGAATGGATATATCTATCATTATCTAGATGAACCAAATAATGAGAGGTTCTTATGGAAAGATACCGCTGAACGTGAATGGGTATTGATAAAAGAAAACATGAGGATGTTTAAATGGAATTCCAAGTAGGAAAACTTTACCGTAAAAGAACTAAATTCTCAAGATATATGGAAGAAGATCCAGACGAACAACCAATTATGGTTATCACCGATGTAAAAAGAAGCCGTCTACAGGAAAATACTTTAATTGAATATCATATGCTTGATGAACCAGATAATATTCATGTAGCATATGAAAATGATCAGGTGGATAGATGGCAGATGATAAAAAAATAAAGGTAGGAGGATTTTATTATCATATCTTCTTTGGAAGAGAAGAAACTGTTTGTGTGACAGATGAAAAAAACGGCCATCTAGAATATGTTCTTTTAAAAGACCCAACAATTCATAGATGGGTTCCTTATTCGTTAATTAAAAACGTTTGGATTGAATATGACAATGATCAAATTTAAAGCCGGTAAAGTTTATAAGTGTCTAAAAAACAATTCAATTGTGTTTATTTCTAGGGTTCATTTATATAAAGAAGGATGGACACAAGCTAGTTTTTTCCGAATGACTGATAACAATGATGAACTGGAAGGTGCGTTTATTAACAAAAATTGGGTTGAGCATGAAGGTTAAACCAGGATCTGTCTGGTATATGAATGGATTTGAGGAATACATAATTGTATTAGAATTTGTTGTAAAAACAAAAAGATATAAAGTTGCAAACGTAAGAAACCTCGATTTTCAACAAACAATGCCAGAAGAATTTTTTGATAATTGTAAAAAAGTAATGGGATTCATTTAATGGTTAAACTTGGCAGAGTCTATAAAAAAAGAAAAGATGTTCAAGATCTATTAGATATCCTGTATCCTCCATACATTATCCTTATGGAGGATGCAACAGCTGCCACCGCAATAAATGGACCAGATTATACTCAATATCGGTACATGGAATTAGATAAGCCAGATAAATTGTTTCCTATTTCCAGAAGAACATTACTTGATACATTTGAATTAATGGAGGTGGAAGATGGTAACTGATTCAGTAAAAGTTGGCAAGATTTACAGAATGAAACCAAACGCACAAATTGATACAATGCCACAAGTTGTGATAGTAAAAAAAATCTATCCACGTGGGGAAGTTCAATTTGCAGTTCTAGAAGAACTTGAATCTAATTTTCATTGTAACATTTCAATCTTTAGAAGCAGATATTTTGAAATAACAGAAGATTGGCACATGCAAGGTCTATGATGGTTAAATTAGGGCGGATATATAAAATATCTAATCAATATGTGTTGATATGTAATCATCATCCCGATGGAATTCCCAATAAAGAAGCAATTGGAGAGTTCTATTCCGGCTTCAATCTAAACTCCCCAGACCATATAATGTTTATAACACCAGAAATCATTCAAATGCAGAAATGGAAACTAGTGGAGGGACAAATATGAATCTCTGTTTAGGAAGAATATACAAACTAAAGTTTAAAAAGCCAGAAAATACATTTGCCGGAGAAGAAGAAAGATATATTATGTTTGACGAGATAGGATCTATCGCAAATGGTGGATGGATAAACTATCATTACATCAATAGGGAAAGTAATTGTATTGGAAACATGAGAACTTTTTTTGATACATTTATAGTTGAAGAGATAAGGGAATTTATATGATACAATTTGGAAAGGTATATGTAACAAAAAAAGTAGAAAAATGCACAAGAGTATATTTTATACCTTTAGAAATTGTCTCAACACAACCAACAACGTACACAGCATATAAAGTATGGGGTCATATAGTCCATTTGGGTTACGAAGCATTTTTTAATCTATATGAGTTTACACAATATTACGAGATTTGTAATGGTCAAGAAGATTGAGCCGGGACGTTTGTATATTGAGCCAATTAAAAATGATGTTGTCGTTGTTGATAACATAGAAGAAATCTCCGATTCAGTTTGGTATCATCATATTAACAGACCTGATTTTCCTGTAGTTGAAGGAGCATTAGGGTTAGCTAAGATGTATTGGAAAGATATTCAACATGAAAATACAAATAGGTAAACTGTATACTCGTTGTAAGCCATATTTACATGAAGATGATGTTGTTGTTGTAACTGGCAAAAGAAGAGTAAAGCATGAAGTCTTAATCGAATTTTTTTACCTAGATGAACCAGATGAACACTGCACTTGGAATACAGCAGCATTTAAAGATGGGATGAATGAATTAAATGCCGAAACAGGATTTTAAGGAAGGAAGGTTGTACTGTAATCAAAACAAAAATGAAGTTATAGTAATAACTGGCGTAAATGAATCGTATATAACCTATATTGAATTAGATTGGACACATGAGGAATTTTGTTCTCCAAAGCATATCTTTAGTGATTGGGAATTAACAGATGAAGAACAAGGATCTGGTGAAACAGATAAAGTTCGGAAAGATATATAAAAATAGAAGATGGCAAGGTGATGATTATGTCGTTCCAACTGAATACATGAGAGACTCTCATATGATTCATGTTGTCCGCTTAGACGATCCCAAGCATGATGGTTATATAACAGTAAAAGGTTTTATAGACGGATACGGGTTGGTGGAAAATGTTAATACCGGGTAGAATCTATCGAGCAAGCAATTGTGAATATGTACTAGTTGATGAGGTAATAGAGGATAGAAATGCTGCTGGTGGATATTATGTAGCATTTACAGTTGTTGGCGGAAAACCAGTTGAAGGAATAAATGGTAGAATGTTTGAACCATCACACGGATCAGATATAGATTATATAGGTCATTGGAAGTTAGTAACTAAATGGGTAAAATAATGGAAAACAAAACAACAAAATTTTGTAATGGATGCAAACAAGAAAAAGATCTTTCAGAGTTCACAGATAGAAAATATAAAAAAAGTGGAAACGTAGGGAAATACTTTGTTTGTAAATCATGTAAGCAGATAAATAACCGCAAGTGGGCCTTGTCAACAAAAGGTGGTTGGGTATCTACAATGCTAACAAAAGCAAAGACAAGATCAAAAGAGAAAAATATTGAATTCAATATCACAAAAGAAGATATAAACATTCCAGAGTATTGCCCTGTATTAGGAATCAAGATCGAAAAGAACCCAGATGCAATAACAAAAAACTCACCCAATCTTCCAACCTTGGATCGCGTAGACAATAACAAAGGATACATTAAAGGAAATATTAAAGTTATAAGCTATAGGGCAAATGCATTAAAGAACAATGCAACCCTAGAGGAATTGGAGATGGTCATAAATTATATGAGAGAGACATGAAAATAAAACTAGGAAAGATTTATAAGATAAGGGCAACAGAATCATGGATCTCTATGGAAGTATGGCATAAGGCAAAAGCTAAATGGGAAATAAAATAGAGATAGGAAAACTTTATATAAACATCCTTGATCAAAAAAGACCTCCAGACATATATTGTGTAACGGGGTTTAGACAAGAAGAACAAGGAAAGTTTGTAGAGTTTGTATGGATGAACAATAGAGCAGATGCAGAACAGAAACACGGTGATCCAAAATATGTGGAGGAAACTGCAATTGAATTGGGAGAGTGGATAAAATTAATTGAGGAAGAACTAGATGGACAAGAAAGAAAAAATCAAGATAGGCAGGATATACAAAAGAAACCCCAATCAACAAAGTATATATCCAGAATATGTCCTGATAACAGGCGACTACTCAGTAGGCGATAGAATGGGTAACAAAAGATATTCATATCACAGGATAGACAAGGACAAGGAATCAATTGCATATATATCCCATGTGGATCTGTATTTCCATTACCAGTTGGTTGAGGATGATGTTTAAATGCTGGAGACAACAGTGGTAAAACTTGGTAGGATATACAAGAGCTTAAAAACAAATGAGTACATCGTCCCAACCGAGTTTATCAACATAATAGAGGCGCAGTTTGTTAAGTATAATGTGATTGAAACTGGTAACTATGCAATAATGAAGCTAGGCGAGTTTATAACAAGATGGAGACTCATGGAGGATAGTTTTTGGGAATGACAAAAGAAAAAGTATATCTAGGGAAGGTATATAAGTTAAAGTCATTAGAGAACTATTCAGCAATTGCAACATTTCCAAGATACATGATATTAACACATAAAGTATATCGACAAAAAGAATATTATATGACAATGTATAGATACTACGATATAGGTTATGCATCTGTATCGGGGAGACCTATAAGCGAGTATGATATCACATCGTTCTATAAGGTTATAGAAGAAGGTGAGTGGCAAGAATGATTAAGCTTGGGAGGATATACAAAAGAAAACCAAGTAATAAAGCATCACCATATCCAGCTTACCTGATACCAACAGGTGTTAACCAGTTAATGACTACAGCGTTGCAAACAAGATACTATTATGTAGATGTAGAGAGGGAGAGAGATTATGGAAGTTATGAGTGTATAACGGAATCATCGCTGCAATTGTTTTATGAGTTGGTTGAGGGGGGAATAGATAGGGGAATGGAGATAGGAGAGATACGGCATATCCTGCTGTATATAGGCTAATAGAAAAAAATGACATAAAAAAGGTATTTAGGTTATATATGGGCTGCTCGGATATGTCAATACAACCTGATGAATTTGCTATGTGGGAGTAGTATTCCACCAGTATAGCTCTACGCATAGGGTGCCACTATCCTACCGATATAGTAGGGGGTATAGGATAAGGCGCAAGTGTCTACTCTATCGGTGCAGTATAAAAAGGGGTTGACTTCACAATCAGCCCGTGATATAATGCAAGATGCATTTGTGGTCCATATGGGTAACTTAACAATATAAAGGATATGCCGTGTATACCGTAAAGAACACTAAACCAACGCTAACCGTAATTGTCGAAAGTGGGGAGAAAACAAAAAACAAAATCGTAAAGATCTATTATGATAACCTGGCAATTGAGATTGTAACCGATAAGCTAAATGGTGGATATTAAAGGGCAGCTTTATAAGGGGATTTAAACATGGTATGCTATGTTCTGAAAACAGCAGATAAAGATAAAAGCAGACGCGAGTATGTACAAGCTATATTAGCTTCAAATGATGAAGAAGCATGGACTATATCCCAGAATTATGTAAATCGTACAGGCAAGGAAGTTACTGTATATGTTAGTGAAATGTGCATGGGTAAACTAGTTCCAGCATATGCATGATAAACCCTGTTACCTATATAGCTAGAAACTGATTACTTAGGATATCCCAGTATCAGAGAACACGGTTGGTGAAGTCCCTTACACAGTGTTCAACAGCAAACAGATATGCTGCGGGTGAATAAGGTAAACACACGCACTGCCAGTCAAACCGATTACACAGGCGGCTGGTTCTATCCGTAGTGTTTGATTCCCTGTCCACTTCACACAGGGTCGCTGGTGTGGGTGGGGAATCTGTGATAAACTACTGAGAGTGGCGAGTGTGGGCAAAGCCAGCCGCCTATATCCTACGGATAGAGTAAACCAGCCGCCGTTTCACTCCTGGTGTCTCGAGGCTTCGCTGGTAGTGTGGGTGCCGCTTTGCTCTAACCATGTTGTTTCTTTGTGGGTCGATTCCACTCCTGGTCGCTTGTGGTTTTCTGTGGTTCTGGTACAATAGGTCTATAAGTTGATGAGGAATGAACCTCACAATAAAGAAGGAATAAAACAATGACAAACAATATCAAGATCGGAATGCGAATCTCGACGCGAATCAATGGAACTGGCATTGTTGTGAGCGGTTTTGGTGATCGCTGGATTGTCAAGTTTGACAATGATACTTGGGATGGTCCTGTTTATTCATGGAATATCTGGAGTGAAGATGGTAACACTCACAGTGACAGCTTCTAAAGACCGAGTTTAATAGTGGGTTGAGTACACTGTCAGTCTCTGGTGTTCTGGCACGTCTTGCGGTATAATCGAACCTGTTCGATGGTTGGGAATGACCCCACCGGGAAACAAAAGGAAGAAAGAATGACGATTCTCGAAACTTGGTACAATGATATCCTCGGTCACGCAAAGGCCAACTATGCGAATGGTTGGGATTTCTTTGTCGATTCTGTCGATATGGAACTCTTTGTTGAGGATATGCGGATTTTCTATGTCCGCGAGTATGAGGACGCTTTCAATCTCTACAATACGTGGGCAATGAACCGTCCCCGGTAGTGAAAGTGGGTTCACTCCCAGCTACTCTAAAGAGCTGGTTTAGTAGTGGGTCGGGTTCACAGCTAGTCTCTGGACCCTCGGCGCGACCCATGATAGAATGTGTTGGTAAGGTTGACGCGCTGCAAGTGAAGCGGTCAACACAAAAGAGAAGGTTCTAAAGAGAGTGTTTTTTTGTTCTTGACCGCAGCGCGGTGCTGTGGTAGAATGTGCAGGTAAGGTTGAGAGGCAATAATGCCTCCAACAATGCGGGTTTCCCGCAGAAAGTAAGGAAAGACAATGGCTAAGGCTAATGGTACGGTTTCGGCTTCTAAGATGGAGGCGATTGTTGCTTTCGTTCGGAAGTTCAACGCTAACGAGAATCGCGGTTGCCCGATGGGTGCAATCGAGTATGTTGGCGGATTCTCGAAGGCCGAGATTAAGGCCGCAAAGTCGAGCGGTAAGCTGGAATCCGGCAAGGGTTCGGAAGGTGGTTTCTTTGTTGCTGGTGCAAAGCCGGTTGCAAAGGGTCCGGTTGTGAAGGCAACCGTTAAGAATCAGATGGCTGCGTTTATGCGTATGCTGTCGGTTGGTCAGACGCTCGATGCGGATACCGTCGAGCAGGCAAAGGCGATTCTGCGTGATTACGACGCGCAGAACGCGAAGCGCCGCAAGTCGGACGACTAGCATATAACCCGGTTCCGGGGGCAAACCAGCCCCCGGCACGGCGCAACGGGTTAATACTTAAAAGGAGATATGATGCAGACTTTCGGTTGTGCTACTTGTGGTGAAAAGACTTTTGCTCCATCTGCTGTGCTTTGCGAAACGCACGAGATGCAGGTGCTTGGTATTACTCGCGAGATGCTCGACGCTAATGATGGCGACGATGTTTTGCTCAATACTCGGCAGCTTTGGGATCAGTGGACAAACGAGAATCCTTGGTCAAACACTTTTAATGTGGAGCGTGGGTAATGGACGTTTACGCGGTTTTGGATGTTGAAGCATATCAGGGCGAGCAGACGGTTGCTCTTTTCTCGACGTATGAGAAGGCAAAGGCGTTTGTCGAGCGCAGGTATGACATGAGTGAATACAAGTACGACGGCGATTCTGCTTGGTTGTACTTTGGACACGATACGTCCAGGATTGAGATTGCAACCGTCACGGTTGACGAAAGGGATGAATAATGACTCGCAAGGTAACAAACACGATTCTGGAGATGATTGAGGATGGAATCCTCGACCGTGACACGGTAATCAATGCGTGCCTCAAGTATATGTCCGAGGACGACGTTGCGGATATGGCACACGCAAACGAGTTTATTGTCGAGGACGAGGAAACCCTCGATGATGATACCGAGGAAGAGGAAGATGATACTGATCCCAATGCGGATTGGTATGATACAAGCAACGAGTTCCTCTAACGCTAGAGCCTCGATGATAGTTAGTTCTATCAATAGAGGCGGGGGCTGGCACTCTATCCCAAGTGTTAAATGTTGGATATTCTAGGGATAGAGGTTGCCCGCCGCCGCCCATGTGTCCAGAAGTTAACTCTAACGATGTTGTTTTAAAGTGGGTCAATCTCACTCTCAGTCTCTTCCGTTCTCGACCGACTTGGTGTAATATACACACATCATCGACGCGCTGGTGGATGCACGAAAGGCCCCAGCCGCCGCTATCCTTGGGATAGTACTAAACTCGGATCTTTGCTCTAACTGTCGAGTTTAATAGTGGGTCGGTTTTACTGACAGTCGCTTCCAAGGCATGGGGTCTTGTGGTAGAATGTGCAGGTAAGGTTGAGAGAGGGAATGGTCCCTCCCAACAATAAGGAATGAGGAATCAAATGACGGTTGAGACTATGACGCAGAACGAGATTGAAACTCTGGTGAATGAGATTCGTAACACGATCCAGACTATGCGTAAGGCTCGACTGCTTACGCGAAACGCGATCATGTCGCACATTGGCAAGAACAATGCCGTGCTGCGTCGTGAGGGTGAAAAGCTCAACGCTCTGGGTTTTGAGCTTGGTGATACCCGCGAGACTCGCAAGTTGCTTATCTGGAATGAGTATCTGGGTATGGAACTTGAGCGTCAGACTGGAATCCCCGCTGAAATGCGGAAGTCAGCCGCCGTTACTGCTAAGGCAAACGGTATCACTCGGATCAAGGCAAGCAACGTCAATGCAACCACCGCTTTCCTCATGGGTAAGCGGTAAGAAAGGAAAGAGCATGGAAGATATGATTATCGTGCAAATGGTCTGCATTGGGATTGCCAGCCTCTCGCTGGGATTTGTTTTCGGACTTTCAATCAACCTCAAGATCAAGGAGTAGGAATGAAGGATTTCAAGCGTGGTGTCGAGGGAATGAAGAACGAGCGTTGGACCATTCACGTCAAGATTGATGGTCACACGATTGCTCGCGGAAAGCGCGGGGTTCGCAAGTGGGTCCGCGACCTCAAGCGTATGTATCACCGCGAGATGCGTCGAGTGAAGTTCGACGCTGAGACATAGAAGGTTCGCTGGCGGTGAAATCCAGCCGCCCAAGGCGCAGCGAAAGTTCTAAGGTGAGTGTTTCTTTGTACTGGACTTCACAACCCGGTCGTGGTACACTCTGTCCTGTAAGTTGGTGAGAGGGAATGGTTCCCTTGAACCTATCACTCAAAGACGGTTTGACCGTCAGAAGGAATGGGAAATAAAATGGCTACCTCTATCGTTGAGTTCGTTCGTGCTTTCAATGCCAAGGAGGGTCGTGGTTGCCCTGTTGGTGCGATTGAGTACGTCGGTGGATTCTCGAAGAAGGACATTAAGACCGCTAAGGATAAGGGTCAGATTGTTTCGACTAAGGGAACCGATGGTGGTTTCTTCCCTGCTGGTGAGGTTGTTAAGACTTCTAAGGCTAAGGTGAAGGATTCTCTCAAGGCCGATATGGTCGCTTTCATCACGGCAGTTGCTAATGGCAACGGTGATGCAAAGATGGTTGAGACTGCTCATGCTCTGGTTGCTCGGTATAACGCCGAGTGCGAGAAGAAGAAGGTTGCTGCTTCTAATCGCAAGACCAAGTAGCAAACAAACTAACCCGTTCGGGCGGTTTCCAGCCGCCCGCATGGCGCAACGGGTAACTGGAAAAAAGGAGAAAGTAATGCGAATCGTAGCACTGAGTGACGGCACTTGGGATATCTGTGCGGACATTGTTACACTCTCGGACGATCAATATGAGCGTTTGACAAGTGGTGAAGTGACAATCGCAGATCTGTATGAGGAAGGCATCGAGGCGGAAGTTATTCAAACCTTTAATCGGGAGCAGTAAAATGACGAAGCATGAGAAGCTAGAAAAGGCGAAGGTTGACCACAAGTACGCGATTGCTCGCATCGAGGAGCTGGAGCGTGAACTTACAAAGCAGCGCACGATTGCAAGTGATCGACTGCATTCGCTGCGTAAGCTGGACCCCAAGACATATGGGGAAATCAAGAAGGGTTATGTTGATTGGTATACCCTTTCGCGTTCGGAGTAACTAAGGAAATGAAGCGTGTGCTAGCCGCCGTTTTGGCGGTTGTAACCCTAACAAACTGTGTAGCAGAAAAGGAGTGCAAGGTGAGCGAAAAGGATTGCGTTGCTCTCTGGTATATGATGCTTGATAAGAATGCGAGGCGATGATGGCAGGTGTACTGATTGCGTCAATGATGCTTGGAGTTAGCTGGGCGTTTGGCAAGATGGTTTATAAGGCAATCGAGGTGCCGCGTGATTAATAAGGAAGTTGTTATCGAGGCTTTGACTGCGGTTGGTTTGGCAGCTGTAGTGGTTGCTGCGTTCTGGGTTGTTTACATTTTTGAACTGGGGTAGATATGATCGCGTTGACAGTCTGGTTTGCGGTAGTTGCTTTGATCGTAGGAGTTACCACGGAGGTAGTAGGGTAATGGGGGATGATCAGATAAGCTATAGCAAGGAGCGGGGTCAATGTGATACCTGTGCTAGATTCACCTGGGTACTCACTCAGTACCTGGGTGGGTGTATTGTTGCACGGTACTGTAAGCGGTGCGAACCAAAGGAGATGGACTAATGAGTGCAAAGGCGCAACACTTGTTTGACACGGCAAAGATTCAGCTGGTTAGACTCAACGAGGATTGGAGTTTGAGTGGTGATACTTTTTGTCACCAGACTGCCTCGATCATTCGATCAGCTGTGTGGAGTGATCGCGATGAGTATCAAAATGTTTACAGCTTGCAGCGTGCTGTTGCACATCTAGCTAGACGCTTTGCAGACTATACTGATCCCGACAGCGGTCCATGCAATACTGTTGAGCAGAGCAACGAGATTGCTCGGTGGTCTAATACGTTTGCAGCTGCATCGGATACGGTTAGTTTGCTTGAGGATACTTTGCCTGATAAGCAGCGTGAACTCTTAGCAAATGAAACAATGAGCTTCTATCGACAGCTGTTTTAATGTTATTGCTATCGCTAAAAAACTTCTAGGGGTAGAAGGGGGACTTCCCCTCCCCCTACCCTCATGGTGGTATATATACGGAAAGTATGTCTACCGTGATTACTATTTTCATATAATAACGCGCCTAGGTCAAAAATATATCGCGGGTCATTTTTTGAAACTTTTTAGTTTTCAATTAACTACTTACTGGTAAACTGTACCACAGAAAAATGGGGAAAAAAACATGAAAATTACAAGAGAGTTTTTAAGAAGAGTAATCGCGGAAGAATTACAGAGAGAGGTAGATAGTTCAGGCGAGATGAACTCTATCGTAAAAGAGTTAGAATTCATAGCCGAGAAATTATCAGAAATCAATAAAAACGAATACGATTTTAAAGGTTTGCAAGGAAAGAACCCAATTCCAGATCTAGGAAATATGTTTAAACAACATGCTGATTTTATGAAGGTAACACCACCAGGTAGTCCAAATTCTAAAACGCTAGTTAGCGGATTAACAAAAATATTTGGATACCTAGAAAACATGATCGGTGATCAATCAGTGCAACAAGCTAACGCATATTACAAAGATCCTACCAACGCTGCAAGAGGACTAGGCATGTTTTACGCTAGAAACCTAGCAGTAGGCAACGACGCTCTTGAGCCTTTCCCACCAGAAAGTCGTAAAAAACTTCTAGATCGCATCAAAGCACTATATGCGGTATAATATAAATTTTATAAATAAAAAACCCAAGTCGCTGGTTAAAATCCGGTAACTTGGGTTTTTTATTGCCTAAAAAACTAATTATTTTGTGTATAATAAATACAAAATAGGCACCCTCGTATACTCACTATACGATTGTTTAGGGATGATTATAGCAATCTCTAAAGATCATTACAGCAGCAAATATCTTGTTGAGTGGTACTGTCACCGATTCTATGGATCATACACAGAAGAAGAGGTAGAAAATCTAAGAAAGAATTTGCTTGATAAGATGGATAAGGACTAATTAAAATATGATAAAAATAAAAATTTCTAAAAAAAGAATGTTGGAGAACGATAAAAAAAGTAGACCCAACGATTTAAACGACGTTCAAAAAAAGAATTTAAATTTCTTATTGCTAAGTAAATTTGAAATTGGAGTTGGACCACAAGAGGACGACATTTCTGATGAAATTATAAGTTCTATAATTGATTCTGAAATGGATAGAACCGGTAATTTTGATCTATATGATAACCCTCCAGCAGCCCTAACTGCTCCAAAGGTTATGGAAGATCTAGTTAAAAAAATTAAACCACTTACCCATGCAAAATTAATAAAGGCTATAACCGGCAGATCCTACGGCAAAATATTTAAACTCGACAATGAGCACATATTAAAAATATTTTTTGGTGGCATAGATGTTAAAGAGGATATGGAATGGTATAAAAAATGCCACGACCTAATGCACAAAAAGGGTGCTAAACTAACCACCCTACCTGTGTATGATTATGGAGAAGTCAAACTAAAAGCCATGCCAGACGCTTTTGTTGCCTATGTTGAAATGGCGGAAGTAGAGCCACTAGACATTTATCTAAAGGGAACTAAAAGAGCCTTAAGTGATGATAGTCCAGGATCTGATATTGTTTCTAAGTTACAAGCTTACTTTATTGAGGCATATTATAGAGAGAATATAAAAAATATTGATGGAATCAAAGAATATGTTAAAAAAAGAGTAAATACATTCGACTCTCCATATTTATATGGCAAAAAAGACGACGATGGGGAAGAAGGCCCAGATTATGGTGGTGGAATCTATCGCCCATTAACAGACGAAGAAGCTTCTAGCATCCTAGAAGCATTTTATGATATGGTTAAACTTGGATATCAATTAAGCGATATTGCACCTCGAAATATGGGAGTTTTAAAACAAAGCAGCGTAAGCAATCCAAAAATAGTTATTTTCGATAGGTAAAACAAGATGAAAATAAAAAATAAAATATTAAAAATAATAAAAGAGCAGATATCGCTAATAGAAAATAGTTCTTCTCCCGCTGAACACAATTTTGATATCATCTTTAAACAAGCTTGGAGTGACCAATCTGGTATGATCTATGATAGCATATTTGGATCGGCTGGGGATGTTTTTGGAGCTTTTACTGGTGAATATAGCGATGAGGAGAAAGAAGAAAAAGCTAACAATATTCGCGGTCTTATAAACAATATCTCCTGCCTAAAATCTTTTAAAATTGAAAAAGCTGTAACAGGTCGCTCATTTGGTAAAGTATTTAAAATGAGTAATGGTCATATGCTTAAAATATTTTCTGATTCATTAAATGTTCAAGATGATCTTGAATGGTACAAAGAAGCGTATGATAAAGCATTTGAAGGAAGCGCAAATTTAAATACACTACCTATATATGATTTTGGATCGTTTGATCCTGGTGATGGGGCAGATATTCATTTTGTTGAAATGGCTGAAGTTATGCCGCTTGATAAATGGATTATCTATACAAAACGCGGAAATGAATCTGATGCGCGTGATGGTTTAAGTCCTCTTATTTCATTCTATGACGAGATGCGCCGTGAAGCAAGAAAAAATAAAGTGTTAGATATGACAAAAGAAGATGCAGTACAAATGACACTTTTTATGCTTGCTCATGCCCGAAGTAATTATGAACCGTTCACAAGACAGGAAGCAGAAGCCATTTTAGGTGCTTTCTGGGAGGCTGAACAATCAGGATGGTCTCTGCAAGATACAGCTGTTCGTAATATGGGTGTAACAAAACAAAGTGACCCAAATAATCCCGTTGTTATAATTTTTGACAGATAATATGTTATAATCCTATAATATATATTTTTTTTTCTTGACCGGCCCATTAATATGTGGTATTATAGTACCATGATTAAGCAAACCTCAACTCAAAAACATAATATTGGCGAAATGGTGTGTATGTGTAAAATTGACCAATCTATTGGTACAATTGTTAAATTTGATGGATTATTTTATAAAGTTCATTGGAACATGAATCCGTTTGTATCAAACAATAAAATTGAAACGCATCATCTTGATGCAAATATCTCAATTATGAAGAAAAATTTACAAGAACTCCTAGAGGAGTCATAAGAAAAGAGAAAAACATGAACGGTCCTAGATTAACAGAAAAAGATTTATTTAACGCAAAAACATTAGTTTGTGAATCGTGTGGAAATAATACATTTGTGAATGTCTACATGATTAAACAAATTTCTGCCCTACTTTCCCCGAGTGGTCAAGAGATTAATGCACCAATCCCGACATTTGCTTGTAGCAAGTGTTCACACATCAACAAAAGTTTTCTCCCGCCTGAGCGGCAAGAATAAGGTAAACAAATATGAGAGTCTTAGCCCTAAGCTGTAATTATGAACCACTAGGAACTGTTTCTTGGGAAAAAGCAATTGGTTTAATATTTAACGATAAAGTTTTAACAGTCGGTGAGTATGATCAAGAAATTCGTTCGCCATCTTATACAATGAAGCTACCATCAGTTATTGTATATAAGAGCAGCAAATGGCGTAAGATTAATTCTGTACGTTTTTCACGTCGTAATGTTTGGCTTCGAGATGAAGGTAGATGTCAATATTGCTCAAGACGAATTTCACTAAAAAACTTCACACTAGATCACGTTGTGCCTAAAAGCACAGGTGGTAAAACCGTCTGGACAAACGTCGTGGCGTGTTGCTATGAATGTAACCAGAAGAAAGGAAACCAAACTTTGAAGGAGTCTGGTATGGGGCTTTTAAAAACTCCAATCAAACCCATGTCTCTTCCATTTGTTCAAGAATCAGAAACTTCTTTTACTGATAGTTCTCTGCACCCAACTTGGAAGTTCTGGTTGAATAGATAAATGCTTGTAACAGTTCTTGATACAGAAACAACAGGATTAGATCCTAAAGTTCACGAAATTATACAGTTTGCTGCTGTTCGTTTTTCATTGAAAGATGACAGCAGTATCTGTATACTTGATAAATTAGATATAAAAATTAAACCTAAAAATCTCGCGGCGGCTTCGCCGCAAGCATTGAAGGTTAATGGGTTCACGCCCGAAGCGTGGGAAGATTCTTTAGAAATTGAACACCATTTGCCTGCAATTGAGTCGTTTATTACAAATTCTTCTTTCTTATTAGGCCAAAATCTTATCTTTGATCTAAGATTTATTAGTTTAGCTTTCAAAGAAAAAAAAATAACTTTTCCGCACTACGCCGATACAAAACACATGGCTAGTAAACTAGTATCTAAAGGTTTATTAAAAAGTGCTGCAATGGATAAATTGTGCGAACACTACCAAATTAAGTTTCAAGGGCGCGCACATACAGCTTTAGTTGACTGTCAGAGAACATTAAATGTTTGGTTAAGACTGATAAAAGAAACTGACGTAGATTTTTTCTCATATGAGGCTCCTTTTGATCCATACAACAAATAACATGAATGAACAACAAAAAAGACCATTAACAGACACCGAATTGGAAAAATTATCGTCTATATTTTATAGGCTTTCAACTGCAGCACGTTACTCATTTTTAGCATCAATGATAGTTAAATATCCGGAAAATTATCCTCAGATAATTGAAAGATTGGGTGAGATGTATGAAAAAACAATTGTACGAGCCTAGGATTGGAGATTTTGTTGCAAAGAAAATACCAGATACAGATTGGGTTATAACAGGTGTAATAGTTGATTATTATTCTCTCTATACTCAATCTCCTACTTATAAAGTTTTATGGTCGCCAGAACCAAGATTTCCAATATCTAGTGGTGAATTATACGAATCATATGAAAACTTTGAATATAGTAATATTAAAATAATTCGTAGTGAAAAAGATATCCCAGATGATTTTTTGCCCGCTATTTAATTTAGGAGGCAAAATCCATGAAAAAGCAGGAACATGAAGAAAGGCCAATGTTACAGATTGATCTATTTGAAGTTCAGCAGGAATGGGAGTGGTATCAGAAAAAAAAGCAAGAGGAAGAAAAAAAAGAGTCTAAAAAAGAAAATACTGTTATAATTATAGATGTTTATTAAAACAAATACATTTATTCATTTTAGAAACTACTTATGATTAAGTTCATAGGTAGTTTTTTTTTGGCAAAAAATATGGCATATTTATTATTAGAAAAAATTTCTAGAGAAGAAATGAAAGATTATATGAAAGAATTATACCTTTATTTAAAGGAAAAAATGCCAAAAATCGATAGAGATCCTAAAGTTTTTTTAGAGTCTGACAAGGAAAATGCAGAAGATCTATTAGGTAAAACAGGATTTTATGATCCTAAATCTGAAGAAATACATTTATTTATAACTGATAGACATGCAAAAGATGTGTTAAGATCTTTTGCACACGAAGTTGTGCATCACGAACAAAATTGTAGTGGATTTACTGCAACTATTAATTTATCCAACACTCATAAAATAGATTATGCATCAACAGATCCAAAATTACGTAAAGCTGAGAAAGATGCTTTTACGAGAGGAAATATGTTTTTTCGTGATTGGACAGATTCTTTAAAAGTAAAAAGAGAAAAGGAGAAAGATATTATGGCTGAAAATGTAAAGATCGACAAAGAGAAAGCAGATTTAAATAAAGATAATAAATTATCAGGATATGAAAAAAAGCGTGGCGAGGCTATTCAAAAAGCCATGTCTAAAAATAAAAAACCTGTAAAAAAAGTTAAAGAACAAAAATCTTGTTCCTCAAAAAAAGAGGTTGAGGAAGCTAAGAAGAAAGCAAAAGAAGATGCAAAAAAACACATTAAACACCAAAGAGGAAAAGATATAGAAGAATTAAAAGAAGAGGAATCTTTAGAAGAATCTAAGATTCCATATTCTAATTTGTTTGAAACAAAAGAAAGACTACTAAAAGAAGTTTTTGAAAGAAAAGAAAATCTTGTGTTTAATACTTTGATGGAAAGATTTATTAAAAATGCCTAATCCAGTTAAATCTTATAGTAATTATGTAATTGATGATATTACAGGTTCGTTTCAGGAACAACAACAATATATAGCACCGGAAAGTTCTGGCTCTGCTCCTATTTTGTTTACCATAGACGGTCCTCTATCACTAAAAGGAACTAATTTACCTTACACAGTAACTGCTTCTAAAAGAAAATAAGGAATTATAAAATGAATTTAGATTTATTAGTTGAGGGTGGTGCTGCTGGTCATATGAATCATCTTTATGATAACGGCGATCTAACCTTTACAAAGATGAAAGAAATTTTTACAGCTGCTGCTGCCGGTAAACTAGAAGGTACAGAAAAAACTGATGGTCAAAATCTTATGATCTCATATTCTGTAAAAGATGGTAGAGCAAAAGGCGTTAGAAACAAAACAGAAATTAAAAGTGGAGGTTTAACACCAGAACAACTTGCAGCTAAATTTGCTGATCGTGCAAATCCAGCCTTAAAAGAAACATTTAAAGATGCCTTAAAAGCTTTTGAAAGAGCTATTCAAGGAATTTCTTATGAAGAACAAATAGAATTATTTGGAGAAGATACTAGTATATACTACAATGCTGAGGTTATGGACCCAAGAACTCCAAATGTTATAAACTATGATACAAAAACATTAGTTATTCATAGGGCTGGTCATGCTGAATTTAATAGAACTACCGGTGAACGCTTACAGGTTGACCTATCTGCAAAGGCTACCAAATTAGAATCTATTATTTCTACAGCACAAGAAAGATTAAAAAATGAAGATTATGGTGTTCAAGTAAATGCTGTTAGAAGGTTATCTGCATTGTCAAATAATGCACCTCTTAATACAGCTATAAGCAGATTAAATTCTGTTATATCTTCTGTAAATTATTTGATCGGAAACAAAGAATTATTTTTAAGTGATGAGTCTACTATATCAGAATTTATGATGGCTAGAATTTATATATTAATAAGTTCTATTTTAGATCGTGCTTCTGCTGAGATTGGTCAAGTAGATCCTTATGCCAAGATGAACATCGCTAAAAGAATATTAGGAGTTAGCGGAATAAAAATTACTGATATAGTTAAAAAGCTAACACCAGAACAAAAAAATTATGCTAAAGAAAATTTACTAAATGCAACTAGCATGTCTAATATGTTAAAAGCAGCTATAACACCAATTGAAATGATTGTTTCAGATTTTGCTACCGAGATGTTACGCGGCCTTGAAAGTGCATTTATTTTAGATAATTCTAGAGAAGTTAAAAGATTGAGAGGTGAAGTACATTCTGCAATTACAGCCATTCAAGGCTCAGGCAATGAAGAGGCTATGGGCATACTATCACACCAATTAAAAAAGTTAAAGTCAGCAGATAATGTTACTGCAACGGCGGAAGGTTTTGTTTTTGATTACGACGGTGTTACCTATAAATTTACAGGTAACTTTGCGCCCGTAAATCAAATTTTAGGTCTCTTCAAATACGGTCGCGGCAAAGTTCCACCAATTAAAAAAGATTCGTTACAAGAAAAGAAAGATAAAAATATAAATGAAATAGCACTTAAATTGGCAGATGTTGCAGTCATACCTGGGGCTTTTAAACCTCCACATAAAGGTCATATTGATATGATTGCTTCATATGCAAATATGGCAAAACGTGTTGTCGTACTAGTATCTCCACTTCCACGTATGTTGCCAGATAATCGTCCTGTATCATTTGAAACATCTAAAAAAATATTTGACATTTTTCTAAGTGAGGCTGGAATAGCAGATATGGTTGAGGTATTAGAGTCTCCTATTAATTCACCAGTTGGTGCAAGTTTTGCATTTGTTGGTAATGAAGAAGACAAACCAGAATATGCACAAAAAGGAGAAACGGTTATTTTAGGAACTAGTACAAAAGGCGGAGACGATTCACGTTTTAAAGCAAATGCTCAAAAATACGCTAGAGAAGGTGTAAAAGTTGAAGTTGTTCCTGTAAAACCTTTTGAAAATTTATCTGCTACTGATATGCGTAAAGCAATATCGGAAAAAGATATAAAGAGTTTAATGAATTTTATACCAGATGATTTTGGAAAAGAAAAAAAGAAAATTGCAGAAAAAATACTTTCTATGTTTTCTTCTGATGGAATTACAGAATCATTGATTTATGATATAATTTCCGAAACAATAAAAAAAATAGGCGATAAGTATTGCTTAATTTCCAAGAAAAATAAAAAAAATTTAGGATGTTATGATTCTAAAGTTGGAGCATCAAAAAGAGAAAAGCAAGTAAATTATTTTAAACACCTCAACAAAGAACAGATGTCTGCTGGTGCTGTTGCTGGCTTTCCTGCTAAAATAAACAACGATAAAGAGGAATAAAATATGAATTCTGTAGATAAAATTAGAGAAGCCGTAAGAGAGATCGCGCGAAAAATTAAAGGCGAACAAAAAACAAAATTAAAAGAAGAAATGAGGTTAAGAAGATATATTAGAAAAATTCTACGTGAAGTAGAAGAAGTTTCACCTCATGAATCAACAGGTGTCAACGTATTAGAAGATTTGTTAAAAACAATTGTTCCTATCTTAGAAGCAAGTTATAAACGTTTAACTACAGATGTTAACCAAAGAAAATCTTTTAGATCACATATCCTTAGAGCTGTACAAAATTTACTTTCTACAGAATCTATATATTTTAAACACGATAAAGCTAGAGGTGCCACTCCACAACAACAAGTAGCGATCACAGAAGCGGAAGAGAAAGCACCAGTTGAAGATGATCCAGCCTTTATTGATATTGAAAAAGAGAAAAAAGCTAAAGAAAAACAAGCATCAGAACCAAAACCAGAAGATGCTTTTATGCCTATAGCAGGAGAGGATCCAACCGGTAGAGGTTTTGCTTTACGTGCATTTCAAAAGATTCAAAAACAAATTTTAGATTCTTATTCCTTACTTGGAAAAGATGAGGATAGGGAAGTTTTTTATGATTATCTAATAACAAACTTAAAATTATATTTTGATAAGTTTGAAGACGAATTACAAAAAAATCTAGAAGAGCCAACAACTCCTGAGTATGAAGAAGAGAAACAGAAAAAAGCTTCAATGTTAGGAGGCGGTCCTGCCGAAGCTCCAGCAGAAATGCCAGAAGAAGAACCAGGGGCTGAACTAGGTGGGGAAGAAGAGGCGACATAGATACATTTGTACTCTACTAAAATTTTGAAGTTAAGGAGAAATAATTATGGGAAATCCACATAAAAGAAAAAAAGCTAGAAAAGTGCAGGCATATAGATCTGCAATGGAAAAAGAAACTGTTAAAGAGTCAGAGATTATTTTAGAAGAAGATAAAAATGAAGAAGTTGTTGTAATACCAGATGTTGAAAATAATGTAGAGGTTAAACCTAAAAAGAAAAAACAAACAGTAGCGGAATAAAATAATGCTTAAAATTTCTAGTTCAAAATTAAAAAAAATCATACTAGAAGAAATGTCTAAATTAGGTATAAAAAATGAACCTAAAGACATTAAATCTTCTTTTTCTTCTATAAAAGATTTAGAGGATAGTTTGGTAGATATGTTACAGAACAGCTACCAATTTATGGGCGGCTGGAAAGGTTTAGAAACACCCGAAGCACTAAAGAAAAGATTTACAAATTTCTATCTAATAGATGTAGATGAAGATCCTGAACCAGATGCAGGAATTTATTATACAGATTGGGGTGGTTCAAAAAAAGCTTCTGCAATTGTTTCCGATGAATCACAAGATGGTAAAGCAGCTGTTAGAAAGCTGATGAAAGATTTCTTCGGAAATCCAGGAAGTTGGATAGAAGTTTCTGGTGCTCCAGCTAATATAGCAATAAAAAAATTAGGGTTAGAGTATGTCTCTTCTGAAAAAGAAATAAGAGCTTTATTAAAAAATCTACCCCAAGACGATATTGAATTTAGAGGAAAACACCCAGATCCTTCTGTAGATTATGGAGATGGATGGTATACTAGAACTATTGGAGATAAAAGAGTAACTAAAATTATAGTAGGAAGCCCTCCATAATTTTCTTTCTTTACTGTACTTTTTTTCTATAGTATACTGTTTTTATGAACAAAACATATATACAAATAGCGGAAGAAGTAGGAAAATTAGTACAAGAAAAAAATGCTGCATATGGTAGCTCGTTTGCAGAGAGTTATAAAATTTTGAGCGTCCTGTACCCTAATGGTATTAAACCTGAACAGTACACGGACGCTCTTGCTATTATTCGAGTAATTGATAAATTATTTCGTATAGCTACAAATAAAGATGCGTTTGGTGAATCACCTTGGCGTGATATTGCTGGATATGCGCTTTTAGGAATTGCAAATGGCGAAAAAAGCCGCTCCTAGAGATAAGTTTTCTATAGTTAAAAAACTTAGAGAAGAAAATAAAAGTAATGATATATTTGAAATAATGTTATCAAACTTAACATTTGAAGAAATAATTGCTCTTAAATTAGAGTTAGTAAGTAAATCTGTAGGAAGTAATTTATACGGCTTACCATTATGGAGATCATTAAGTTTTATTGTAAAAGACGCAATGCTAAGATATGCATTAGCATCAACTCAATCTAAAACAAAAGCAATTCAATTTTTAGGACTAGATAGTAAAACATTTTATCGTTATCTAACTAATTATGGTTTAAGGGACTATTTTAATGATCCCAAAGGAAACGATAATAATGAGTCTAATAACAGAGGATCAACTAAAAAAGATTTATCCTAATTGCAAACCTGATAAAATAAAATATTATACTGAAGCCTTTAATAAAGTATGGCCTACATTTAATATCAATACACCAAAACGTATTGCAGCTTTTTTAGGACAAGTAGCAGTAGAGTCTGGAGAGTTAAAATATGATAAAGAACTTCCTTCTAAATGGAATAAAAAAGATCCAAAAAACCCAAATGAACCTACTGGAACTTTGTACGAGGGTCGCAAAAACTTGGGAAATACAACACCTGGAGATGGCCCAAAGTTTATTGGGCGCGGCGTTCTTCAATTAACAGGTAGAGCAAATTACGATTCGTATGGTAAAAAACTAGGAATTGATTTAATCGGAAATCCAGAACTAGCAGCAACACCAGAAGTTTCTGTAAAAATAGCTTGTCAATATTTTAAAGATCGTTCGCTACTAAAATTTGCTGATGATTGGAATCTTGACGAAGTTACTAAAAGAGTAAATGGAACAGCTAAATTGCATCACGATCAAAGAGTAATTTATTCAGAAAGGGCATTAAAAGTTCTATCAGCTGGTTAGTTGGAGAACGATCATGGATGATGGTATAAGTAATAAAAAAATTAGTATAAATTTAGTTATATTTTTATCTTATTTTTTGCTAATGATGTTAATAATTGGTGTTATTAAATGTGATTCTAATAAAATTGAAAAACATTTAGATGAATGTAGAGAAATTTGTAAACCTAAAGATATTATAGAGACATTCTCTAAAAAGAAATGTCTCTGCAAAGAACCTATAGAAATAGAATAAAAAAGTTCTTGACGCTGCTATTTTAGCGCGCTATAATAGGTGCGTAATTTGGGGATGACTTGGTTTCGACAAAGGTAACTAAAAACAAAATGCAGGAAGTCTGCGAACAGCTACAGACTTTAATAAACGGTTCAACAACACAAAAGCCAACGATGACGTTGACTCTGAATTCTACGCCCTAGCTGCGTAATTCTTGGGCTGGCAACTTGCCTCGAAACAGAAAAGTTGCAATTTTGTTTTAAACTGTAATAAATTGTAATATCTTGTAAGATAATCCTGTGTATCATTTTGTAGAATACGTATTTTTGGACCGGGGTTCGACTCCCCGCATCTCCACCAAATTTTATACTATCCCGTCAGAGTTTATATTTTACAGGATTTTTTCCTGTTGACGGGAGTTTTTTGCCGTGGTATTATACTCAAACAATGGCCGCTGTGCCGAGGAGACAATCGTGACTGTTACTAAGGATGAAGTGAAGAATGGTGATTCATGGACGAATGTACGTTATTTTTCAAGCTTTGAGGAAGCTGATGCAATGCGTAAGTCACTACGGTCACAAGACCGTGCTGGTATGATGCAATTTAAAGTAAAACGTTGCGGTGAGGGTGGAACCCTGTTTGTTGTTAAGTCTCGTATTGATCAAAATGCTAAAGCTGAGTTAGAAGCTCTAGAAGAAAAAATGTTTAGCAAGAAAAACAAGAAGAACAACAAATAATAGGGATAAAAAATGAAATATATTCTTAATGCAAATCCAAAATTAGATGAAGACTCAGTTGATGAGTCTAGCGATGTAGAAGATAACGATAATAATATTTATTTCTATGCTGGAGTTTCGAAGAAGTCAATTTTTGAACTAAATAAAAAAATCGCTTCAACGTCAAAAGCTCTAGTCCTTACTGGAATTGAGCTAGATATTCCAACACCAGAAATCAAACTACACATTAATAGCGGTGGTGGAAGTTTGCTAGACTGTTTTTCTGCAATTGACTACATTAGAAACAGTAAAGCCCCAGTGCATTCTATTATTGAGGGTCATGCAGCTTCTGCTGCAACGCTTATGAGTGTTGTTGCAAAAAAGCGTTCAATTACAAAACATTCTGTTATGCTTATTCATCAACTATCTGCCGGTATGTGGGGTAAATTTGAGAGTATGAAAGACGAAATTGAAAATGCAACAATGTTCATGAATACAATCAATGAAATTTATACAAAATATACAAAAATACCAAAAAGTGTCTTAAAAGAAATTTTAAAACGTGATATATATATGGATGCAAAAACTTGTCTCAAGTATGGTCTTGTAGATAAGATTATGGAATAAACATGAAAAAAATTGTCTTTTTATCTTCACTATTACTAGTTAGTTGCCTAAAAGAAGAGCAAAATACCTTAAGTGTGAAGGAGTGTGATCCATATTCCGTTCAATGTCTGGAAAGAATAAGCAAAAATGTCTGCCCAGACCCAGAAACAAGAGAGTTTGACTTCCTCGCAGAGGAAGTAATGGAAACAATTAACTATAACAAAGGATGCAAATAAATATGAAAAAAGTAATTGTAGTAGGAATTTTAGCAATGATTGCTGGTTGTGTAGTAGCTTGTGTAAACGATCCAACAACTTCTACTGATGTTGGTGTGGATACGTCTTCAGAAACTGTTGTAGATACCGATGTAGTTACGGATACTACAACTAACACAGAAACAGCTACTGCTGTAGAATAATGCGGGTGTAGTTCAGTGGTAGAACTCTAGTCTTCCAAACTAGATGTCGTCGGTTCAAATCCGTCCACCCGCTCCAATTAGGTTTAATCTACCTTCTATGTTTTCTTTCTGGGCGATCAATCCATAGAAAAAAGATTCGGTGATTCGGCCACCGTAAACTTGTCTTGATCGACACAAGTTTCCAGCTTCTTGATAAAAAGCTGGTTCTTGTTTTGGTGACTATTTATTGCAAGGAGATAGTGGTCATGACAAAAAAGAAAAAAGAACCAACATCTAAATTAGATACACAAATAGTTCTAGCTAAGAGAAAAATAAAATTTTATTTAGGTGTTGCATTAGTTACGTTAGGTGTAATAATTGGTGTTGTAGTATATGGTAAAAAACAACCAGATTATGTAAAGAAAAATGTAGTAAATCAATATGTTTGTAAAATAGTTGGATCAGTTCCAGATGAAGATATACTTGCGTTGGAGTGTTTAACGAAGTAATGTTAGCGACAAAGTGTTTTATATATTTATGTATTACATACTGCCAAGATTTAGTAGCTAATATGGATGGTGGCTATAAATACACAGAGCCTTATATACAATATATTGATAAGCAATGTTTGGAGAATCAAAATAAAAAATAAATTGGGCTGGTAAGCTAATGGTAAACTGCCGCCTTTGCACGGCGGTCTTGTGGGTTCGATTCCCACTCGGTCCACCAATTTTAACCCATCTCTTATGAGGTGGGTTTTTTTATAGGAGAAAAAAATGAAAAGATCAACAATTATATTTCTAGGATTTCTAGTTCTGTTAGTAACTTCTGTAAGTATTTTTATTTATGGTGCTAAAAAGCCATCTACAATTAGTCCTGTAGACTTTGCAGAAGTACAATCACAATCATTTAATTTCCCAGAGAGTGAAGAAACGATTTATGAGTGGGTCACTAAAAATGATAGTGCATCAGTAACAAAACATGCATGGGGTATTTGGGCGGGTTTGACAGAAAAAACAGGTCAAACCTATAAAGGAAGAAATTTACGAGTCTATGAAACGTGGCACGGTGTTGGACAATTAGCAGACGCTGCAGCCTTTGGTAACAGAGACTACGGTTGTAATTTAAATTCACACACAGCAACAAAATTAAAAGTCCCTAAGCAACTAGCTCATGCAGGAGTGTTAAATTCAACAATTACAAATGATTATGCAATTTTAGAAACTGTTGCTTATAGTCCTGATGCTGCCTGCTTTGCTACAGCTAATTTATTATTTAATAAATCAGTATTGGATAGACTGTTAGTAGAAGGTGATATTGGAAAAATTCCTGATTTTCCTGTTAGATCAATTACAACAAAACCTACCTATTACGTAGCAAAAGCTACAAATGGCTTAGTAAGAGTCCCAGCGTGGACAACAACACCAGTTCCTCCAAAGGTATTTGGTCACCATGATTGGAAAAATTATATTTATGTAGATGTTGACAACAAACAAGATCCTAACAAAAAATTAGTACCAGTTACATCAGAAAATCCAAGCCAAGAAGAAATTGCAGCTGCCACTTGCAATATGACTGATTTTATCAGCTTTAGAATCGATAAAGAAACTGCTGAATATTTAAACACACTTCAAGACAGAGGTAACGATCCGGCACATCAATTCCAAGAAGGGAGCGTAGCATTACTTGTTGCAATGCATGTAACGAGTAAAGAAATTAAAAATTGGACTTGGCAAACATATTTTTGGGTTTCGGATCCAAAAAATCCTGGGCATCCAAGTGCAACCAATTATGCTGATTTAATGCCTGATTCGGTAAAAGAAGAAGCCAGACACTATGCTGTATCCCCTTGCTATGCAATGACAACTTCAAAAGACGAGCCTATGATTTGTTATAATCCATATCTTGAAGCTGGTTTTGGACCACAAGTGTTTAAGATGGCAAATAAAACAAACCCAGACTTCCAGTACGGAGTACAGACAAATTGTATGTCGTGCCATGCACTAGCTACTTCTTCTGGTAAACTAGGATATACAACAGATCAAAACATTAATATGTTTGATCCGATGTTTGCAAATGATGTGCAATTAGATTTTGCTTGGTCTATTCAAGGAAATCTAAATACAGATAAATAGGAAAAAAAATGAGTGATAAAGTTGAAAAAGTTCTTGGACATATAAAGTGTCTTGAGGTTAAAGAGTTGGATGATGGTTCTGCATATGTCACTTTCGATGCAGATCCAGAGTTTATAAATAACTATCTAGAAACTTTTAATCTTGAAGAATGGGACCAAAAACATTTTGAAAAAACAATTCAAGATGCGATTAGTGCTAGCGTTTTAAAGGTAAAATCTGAAAAAGGAGAATAAAGTGGAAGTACCTGGGATTGAAAATTGGAATGTAATTGACAAATATAAAAATGATCGTCTTACAAAATGGAATAAAGAATTGATCAAGAAAGATTTGAAACAAAAAGCATTTCCATATGCAATCCTTATGGAAAATTTTCTTGGAGATTTTAATATTGGTACAGTAATTCGTTCTGCAAATGCGTTTAATGTACGCGCTGTATACTATTTAGGACGTAAGCATTATGATCGTCGTGGAACTGTTGGAACTCATAATTATACTGATGTAATCCATCTAAATACCCGCGACCAATTGCTCAAGTTAAAAGAGGAATACGAACTTGTGGCTCTTGAAAATACTGTGCCGTCTGCTACTTCTTTGGTCGATGCCACATATAGCCGTCCTCCTCTATTTATATTGGGCGAAGAAGGTGTCGGGATCACTCCAGAAACCCTTGAGCTTTGTGAAAAGTTTGTTTATATTCCTCAGTACGGAAGTGTGCGTTCTCTCAATGCTGCTGTGGCTGGTAGCATTATTATGAATGATTTTGTCACCAAATATAATAATAAAACTATTTAAGTATTATTATATGAGCACTTTATTTAAAAAAATACATTTTATGTAGTACCATTGGGGAAGTCGATTTTTTCGACTTCCCCTTTTTTATTCTAAGGACCAAAATCAAATGGCAAAAAAATCAAAAAAAGTTTATGTAATTGATACAAATGTTTTTTTAAGCGACTTTAATGCAGTATATGCATTTCAAGATAATGATATAGTGGTGCCACTAAAAGTCCTAGAAGAAATCGATAAACACAAAAAACGTCAAGACGGAGTTGGCGCAAATGCTCGTCAAGTAATTCGTATTTTTGATGGTCTAAGAGAAAAAGGACAGCTAGACAAAGGTGTTAAAATTGGTAGTCGTAAAGGCACACTTACTGTAGTAAACTATGGTAAGAGTTTACTCCCTGCAGAAATGTCTATGCAAGATCCAGATAATCAAATTCTTGCTACTGTATTATCCGTTATGTCGGAAGAAGAGAATATTCCAGCTACCAGCCGCCCTGTGTATCTAGTTTCACAAGATATTAACATGCGAGTTAAAGCAGATGCCCTTGGTATTCTTGCACAAGATTATACAACAAATAAAATTGTTGAGATGAAAGAAGAGATTTATACTGGATTTACCTCTCATCTTGTTGACGATCATCTTGTTGATCGTTTTTATAACGGAGAAAAAATCTTCCTAGAAGAAAAAGACATCAAGTTACACCCAAATCAGTATGTAATGCTTGTATCAAATGCCAACGAAAAGAAAACCGCCCTATGCAAGTTCCGTAATTATAACTTTGCATTAACAAAAGTTCGGGAATTTAAGGAAGGCGTATGGGATGTGCGTGCAAAAAACAAAGAGCAACAATTTGCTTTTGATCTTCTAATGGATGATAATGTTAAAATAGTGTCTCTTGTAGGTCTTGCTGGGTGTGGTAAGACACTTATTGCTCTTGCATCAGCACTAGAGCAAACTCTAGCGTCTACAACATATAAGAAAATAATTGTATCCCGTCCAGTGCAACCGATGGGTCGTGATATTGGTTTCTTGCCAGGAACATTAGAAGAAAAAATGGCTCCTTGGGTTGCTCCAATCCAAGATAACCTTGAGTTCCTTATGGGTGATGATAAAGAGCATCTACAAATGCTTCAAGAAAAGGGTACAATTGAAGTAGAAGCTCTTACATTTATTCGTGGACGCTCTATTGCAAACGCATTTATTATCATTGATGAAGCGCAGAACTTAACAATGCACGAATTAAAGACTATAATTACAAGAGTTGGTGAAAATACTAAAATTGTTTTAACAGGTGATATTGAACAGATTGATAGTGCTTTTCTTGATGCGACTAACAATGGTTTAACTTATGCTGTTGAAAAATTTAAACCATTCGAGCTAACAGGTCATATAACATTGCAAAAAGGTGAACGTTCTGCAGTTGCTACACTAGCTGCATCAGTATTATAGGAGAAAAAATGGAGACAGCTTTAAAGGAAAAAGACTTTGAAAACCCGGATCTAAAATCTACAGTAAAAGTTGATAACGCCCTAAAAGAATTATTCGTAACTTATGTAGGCAATAAACTACAACCAAAAGATGATAATGTTACAGTCGAGATGATTGTAGATGTTTTAGCAGAAGAATTCCCAGAGTTTGTTTTAGCGTTGGCAGAAGAAAATTTTATAAGAGGCTATAAGCAAGCAATTGCTGATGTTGAGTCAGCTGAAGTCAAGAAAAGTAAAAAAGCTAAAAGACGTAAGTAATGACCACACAAAGTTTTATAAAAAAATCTCACGAAAGAAACCTTCTAGAGAGGAGGGAATATCAATTATTTAATAAGCACTGGATATTAATTGATAGTCCTCTCCCTAGGGAAATAAATATGACTAATGTGGTAAGGCAAATTGAAAAATATTTGCCTTACCAATTAGCAAATAATTTAAATAATATCTTCGTAGGAAACTATGATATTCTTTCTGATCGAGAAGTAGAGTCAATATATTATAATCACGATATATGGATCTCAAATCGACAAGATTCAGAAGAGTTGATGGTATCAACCATCATTCATGAAATTGCACACTCTCTTGAAGATGCGTATGGTGAAGATATTTATGGTGATTCTGAAATTATAGACGAATTTATCTCTAAGAGAAAAAAACTTCTTTTGTTATTAAAACAACAAGGTATTGATAGCGATGTAAGAAAAATGATAAATACCTCTTATGATCCAGAACTTGATGAATTTTTCTATAAAAAAGTTGGATACGATTTATTAAATCGTTTATGTTCTGGATTGTTTGCATCTGCTTATGCTTGTACATCTTTAAGAGAGTATTTTAGTAATGGTTTTGAATGTTATTTTATGAAAGACCAAGACTATATCAATAGAATAAGCCCTAAATTATGCTCTAAAATAAAGTACTTGACAAAAAATCTGTCGTAGGTTATAATAGTCTCAACATTGGAGATTATTATGTCGCATATTTCATTTTCTGCACTAAAGGTTTGGAACGATTGTCCTTACAAGTTTAAACTCATCTATCAGGATGAAGTTAAGAAATTTTCTGGCTCTGAATATACAGCATTTGGAACAGCACTACATGAAGCAGCTGAATTAAAAGTTCAGGACACTTCAGTAAACGAAGTAGAAATTTTCTTAAATAAGTTTGATAGTGAAATTAAAATTCTGAAAGAAAATTCATCAAAGATAGACGAAAAATTGCTTACGCAAATGCGTAAGCAGGGTGAAGATTTGTCTAAACAAATTCTTCCTGCATTACAAAATCACTTTGGTGAATTTAAAGTGCTTGCAGCAGAAGAAGATATTTATGAGGTAGTCGAATCAATACCAGAGCTAAATTATTCTTTTAAAGGTTTTATTGATCTTATTATCCAAACTTCTGATAATAAGATTCATATTATCGATTGGAAAAGTTGTGCTTGGGGTTGGGATGCAAAAAAGAAAAGTGATGCGATGACAACGTATCAGCTAACGTTTTATAAGCATTTTTACGCTAAAAAACACAATGTGGATCCAAAAAATATTGAAACTCATTTTGCTCTCTTAAAGAGAACTGCGAAAAAAGATAATATTGAAATCTTTAGGGTAACAAGTGGAACAGTAAAAACGCAAAATGCGTTTAAACTTTTGGATAAAGCCTTATATAATATCAAAGTTGGGATGTATCCAAAAAATAAATTAAACTGTAAAAACTGTGAATTCAAAAATACAGTCGAATGCCCATAAGGATTAAAATGAAGACAGCTATAGTTACAGGAATAACAGGACAAGACGGTTCTTTTTTGGCTGAATTGCTGCTTAAAAACAATTATAAAGTAATTGGTCTAGTAAGAAGATCAGCCATGGAAGATAAGAAATATTATAATATTAATCATCTTTTAGATGATAAAAATCTAAAAATAGAAAATGGAGATGTAACAGATTCTTCTTCTATTTGGAGACTCGTATCTTGCTATAAGCCTGATGAATTCTATAATTTAGCTGCACAGTCCCATGTGGCCGCTTCGTTTACTTCTCCAGAAAGCACTTTAGAAATAAATACAACAGGGGTTTTAAATTGTCTAGAGGCAATTAGAAATCTATCTCCTTCTACAAAATTTTACCAAGCTAGTACAAGTGAAATGTATGGCGATAATAGTGCTGCTCCACAAAATGAGCAGACACCATTTTCTCCTGTTTCTCCCTATGCCTGTGCTAAAGTTGCAGCCCATAACCTTGTGGTTAATTACCGCAAGGCTTATGGGCTTTTTTGTTGTTCTGGTATCCTTTTTAATCACGAAAGTGAAAGACGAGGAGAGCAATTCGTAACAAGAAAAATTACAAAAGCAGCTGCAAGGATTAAACTAGGACTTCAAAAAGAGTTAAGATTAGGAAATTTAGAAGCAAGAAGAGATTGGGGATACGCTCCTGAATATGTTAAAGGTATGTGGTTGATGTTACAAAATACAGCAGCTGATGACTTTGTTTTGGGAACTGGAAAAACTTATACAATTAAAGATTTTATTTCTTGCGTTTCTGAAATTGCTGGTTATAATCTAATGGAGTATGTAGTGATAGATGATTCATTTAAGAGACCAAGTGAAGTACCACTACTACAAGCCAATCCGGCAAAAGCTAGAAATATTTTAAAATGGAATCCAGCTACAACATTGTCTCAATTAGCGGAAATAATGTATTTAAATGACTTAGAAAAGGAAACAATAAATGTTAGATAGAAAATTAAAAGTATTTGTAATCTCTGATCATCTTTTAGCTCCTAGCGGAGTTGGAACTCAAACTAATTACATGGTAAATGGTTTGCTAAAGACTGGTAAATATCAATTTTTATGTTTTGGTGGCGCAGTTAAACATAGTGATTATAGACCAGTAAGATTTCAAGAACACGGAGAAGATTTAACCGTAATTCCAGTTGATGGCTATGGAACACCAGAACAAGTTAGAGCTGCTATTAGAGATTTTAAGCCTGATGTTATGTGGTTTATGACAGATCCAAGATTTTATGGCTGGTTATGGAATTTTGCTCAAGAAATTAGAGGAAACGTTCCAATGGTTTATTACCATGTATGGGACAACTATCCATATCCAAAATTTAATCGTAAATTTTATCTATCAAATGATAAAATTGTAACGATCAGCAAATTAACAAGTGATATCGTAAAAACTGTTTCACCAGAAGTTGAAGAAGAATATTTACCCCATGCCGTTAATACTGATTTTTATAAAATTTTAGATGAGTCTTCATATTCTGAATATAGAGAAAAAAATAAAACATTATTCTTTTGGACTAATAGAAATGCTAGAAGAAAGATGAGCGGCTCTGTAGTTTGGTGGTTTAAAGAATTTTTAGATATAGTTGGACACGATAAGGCATTGTTATTAATGCATACGGATCCAAAAGATCCAAATGGACAAGACTTAGAAGCTATTGCAAAAGAAGTTGGATTAAGCAGAGAAAATTTTGCAATCTCTACTGCAAAAGTTCCTTTGGAGCATATGGCAAAATTTTATAATGCTGCTGATTGCACTATTAACGTAAGTGATGCGGAAGGTTTTGGTCTTTCCGTTCTAGAGTCTTTGTCTTGCGGAACACCAGTAATTGCTAATAGAACTGGTGGTATGCAGGATCAACTAACAGATGGAAATGAAACCTTTGGAGTATTAATAGACCCAGTTTCAAGGGCGGTTATTGGTAGTCAAGAAGTTCCGTATATTTATGAAGATAGAATTTCAAAAGAAGACTTTATATCGGCATTATTAAAAATTCATAATATGACGAGAGAAGAAAGAAAAGAATTGGGAAGAAGGGGAAGTGAATTTGTGTCAAAGAATTTCAATTTTAAAGATTTTGTTCAAAGATGGGATAATGTTTTTGAAAAGGTATATGAAAAATATGGATCTTGGGAAACAAGAAAAAACTACAAAGCTTGGAGCATAAAGGAATATTAATATGAAGAAAAAAATAGTTATCACAGGACCAGTATTTAGTAGAAGTGGCTATGGAGAGATGGCAAGGTTTGCATTTAGATCTTTAAAAAATACATTAGACTATAATGACCTATACATTATCCCTACAAATTGGGGAGGAAACGGAAATATTGCGGATAAAGATGAAGAGACAAGAGAGTTACATAAAATTTGTTTAGAGACCCATAATTACATTGCGTCAACAAATAATAATCCAAATTTTGACATATCAGTTCAAATTTCAATTCCAAATGAATGGAAGCCAATAGCAGCTAAAAATATAGGCTATACAGCTGGTATAGAGACAAATAATATCTCCCCAGCATGGCTAAATCCCTCTAATCAAATGGATCAAATTATTGTTATTAGTGAGCACGCAAAGTCTTCATTTATTAACACTATATTCTCAGATGACAAGGGCCAGAATTATAAAGTGGAAAAAAGAGTGGATGTTTGCCATTTTCCGGTAAGAGATTTTACTGTATCTCCAATAGAACTAGACCTTAAACACGATTTTAATTTTTTGTCTGTATGTCAGTGGGGTCCAAGAAAAAATTTAGAGCAAACAATTGTAGGATTTTTAGAAGAATTTAAAAACGAAGAAGTTGGACTTGTATTAAAAATTAATATGACAAATGATTCTATCTTAGATAGAGAAACAGTTGATCAAAGATTACAAAATCTATTATCTAGCCATAAAGATCGTAAATGTTCTGTTTATTTACTTCATGGGTACTTAACAGAATCTGAAATGGCTAGTTTGTATAGTAATCCAAAAATAAAAGCAATAGTATCAACAACGCATGGAGAAGGATTTGGTTTTCCACTATTTGAAGCCACCACAAACGAACTACCTGTTGTAGCAACTGATTGGAGCGGGCATTTAGATTTTCTTACAGTGGAAGATGAAGATGGCGCACAGAAAAAATTATTTGCAAAAGTAGACTATGAGTTAAAACCAATTGCTAAAGAGCATGTTTGGCAAGGAGTTTTAGAAGAGGGAACCAGTTGGGCTTACCCAGTACATAGAAGCTATAAGGCTAAATTAAGAGAAGTTTATAAAGACTATAATAGATTTAAGAGTTGGTCAAAGAAATTAAATAAAGCAGTCAGAGAGCAATTCACTGAAGAAAAAATGTATACAAGATTTTGTGAATTAGTTACTGGAGAGAAAAATCAAAAAGTTGAAATTTCTGATCTTCCAAAAATATCTGTAATTACATCAGTGTACAACGGGGAAGAACATATTAAAGGATTTTTAGAGGACATAACTTCCCAAAGTATTTTTAAAGAAAAATGTGAACTAATTCTAGTCAACTGTAACTCACCAGAAAATGAAGAAGAAACAATAAATAAATATTTAGAACAGTATCCTGAAAATATTAAATACATTAAGCTGGAGAAAGACCCAGGTATTTATGCCGCTTGGAATATTGCAATTAAAGAAGCTTCTGGTGAGTATATTACTAATGCTAATTTAGATGATCGTAAATTTCCAAATGCTCTTGAAGAATTAGCAAAAAAATTATATACAAGTCCGGAGATTGATGGGGTATATGCAAACAACTTAGTAACTAACAACGCTAATGAAACATGGGATAAAAATACTGCTAAATCAAATTATCCATCAGAACCATTTAGTGAAGAATCTATGTTAAGAGGAAATCCTTTGCATTGTATGCCAATGTGGCGTAAATCAATACATGATAAATATGGATATTTTGAAGAAAAATATCGTAGTGCAAGTGATTGGGAAATGTGGCTAAGATGCACTTTTGAAGGTTCTAAGTTTTTAAAGCTTAACAAAACTTTAGGATTGTATTATTTTAATCCTAAAGGAATGTCAACCAATCAAGATAATAATTCTTGGAAACGAAAAGAAGAAAAAGAAATCTTCCAAAAATATCTTGCTATTTTCCAAAAAAGGTTGACGCAAGCTGCGTAATGAAAAAAATAATTTCTTATTCTTTATGGGGAAATAATCCAAAGTATACAATTGGTGCTATAAAAAATGCAAACCTAGCCGAGAAATTTTATCCCGGCTGGGTTTGTCGTTTTTATTGTTCTAATAATGTTCCAAAAAATATATTAGAGGAACTAGAAAAAAACTCAGAAGTAATAGTATGTAACGATAATCCTGATTGGACTTTTACAACAAAAAGATTTCTTCCTATGTCGGAAGATGGTATAGAAAGAATAATTTTTCGAGATACAGATTCTAGATTTTCTAAAAGAGAAGTAGATGCCGTTAATGAATGGATAGGCTCAGAAAAATATTTACATATAATGAAAGATCATCCATATCATGGTAATTTTCCAATATTAGCTGGCATGTTTGGCATAGTTGGTGGGTTAATACCTGACGTAGAAAATTTACTTAATTTAGCTAAGAACGTCCCAGAGCAATATCACTATGATCAAATTTTTTTACAAAAATATATATGGAATATTTTTAAGAATAATTGCGTAATACACGATGAATTTTTTGTAAAAAATCCATTTCCAAGCAAAAGAGAAGAATATAATTTTGTTGGAGAACCTTTTAATCATGACGATACTGTATGTGATCCATCCCATAGAGAAATTTTAAAGGCGGCTATTAAATGAAAAATGGTTATTTATTTCATCACCTTGGATTAGGTGATCACATAATTTGTAATGGTATGACAAGAGAATTATTAAAAACATATGATACTATCGTGTATCCCGTTAAAAAACATAATTTGTTAAACGTCAAGGCAATGTTCAAAGATCTAGAGGATATAACTATCCTCCCAGTAGACGATGATAATGATATGATAAAAAAATATCAGAGAGTATTCCTACCAATAAAAATTGGATGTTTTGAACAGCCTAATTTTATATTACGAAATGAGGATTTTTGTAAAGCATTTTATAGACAAAGTAATATTGATTATGAAAAAAGATGGGAAAGTTTTTATATTAATAGAGATAAAGAAAAAGAAAACTTACTTAGATCTGAAATAGGGCATAAATATATATTTGTTCACGATGATATCAGCAGAGGTCTTGTTATAAAAAATAATTTTAAACATAAAATATACCGGCCAAATCATATACTCGGAAAAGATTCACAAAATAGTATTTTTGATTATATTAAATTGATAGAGGATAGCGAAGAAATACATTGTATGGATAGTTCTTTTGCGGCCATGATTGATCATATCCCAGAATTAAAAGATAAGCCAAAGTTTATACATAGATATATAAGAAAAAATAATGCAAATCCATATTATAAAAATAATTGGGTAATATTAAATGAGTAAAATTATCTTTACAAATGGATGTTTTGATATAATACATACTGGGCATATAAGATTATTAGAATACGCTAAAAGCTTAGGAGATTATCTAATAGTCGGCCTAAATAGCGATGATAGTATTAAAAGATTAAAGGGTGAGACTAGACCCATAAATAAAGAAAAAGATAGAAAATATATTTTAGAATGTATTAGATTTGTAGACCAGGTTATAATTTTTGAAGAAGATACACCGTATAAACTTTTACAAAAAATAAAACCACATATTATAGTGAAAGGTGGAGATTACACTAAAGAAGAGGTTGTAGGAAATGACCTAGCTGAAGTTGTAATTTTTAAATATATAAATGGATATTCAACAACTAACATTATTAAAAATATTGGTAATAGGTGATTATTGTCAAGATGTATTTAAGTATGGAAAATGTGAAAGACTAAGCCCGGAAGCACCTGTCCCAGTGTTTTGTTTTGAGAGAGAGATAAAAACAGAAGGTATGTCTGGAAACGTTTATAAAAACTTGTTAGCGTTAAATGTACAGGCGCATTTAATTGTTTCTAACATGGATACGATTAAAGAAAGATATATTGATAGCAAGTCAAAGCAGCACCTATTAAGAGTAGACTATGAAAAACAATCTGAAGAAATTAAAATTCCTAAAGAAAAATTAGATAAATATCATGCAATTATAGTATCTGACTATAATAAAGGATCTATAAATGAAAACAATATAAGATCCTTATTCAACTTTAGTGGTCCCATTTTCGTTGATTCAAAAAAGCCGGATTTACAAATTTTTGATCGTGAAAATGTATTTGTAAAAATAAATCAAGATGAATACAATAGATCTAAATCCCTTCCTCAAAAAAATAGATTAATAGTTACCATGGGAGAAAAAGGCGCTTTATATAATGGGAATATATATCCTAGTAAAAAGGTAGACGTATTTGATGTTAGTGGAGCTGGGGATACTTTTATAGCAGCTCTTTGTGTGCAATATTTATTAACTAATTCTATATCAGAGGCTATAATATTTGCCAATCTATGCGCCTCCAGTGTTGTTAGTAAATCTGGGACTGCAATTATAAACTTTGAGGATGTTAAAAATGACTTACGTTTTTGATATAGATGGAACAATATGTACTTTAACAAATGGAAAGTACGAAGACGCAAAACCCTTTGTAGATAGGATTGAAAAAATTAACAAACTTTACGATGAGGGTCATAGGATAGTGATGTATACAGCTAGAGGAATGGATAGATATAATGGAGATGTTGATAGGGCTAATGAAAGATTTTTTTATTTTACTCTTGAACAATTGAAAAGTTGGGGTTTGAAATTTAGCTACCTAAAGCTAGGTAAGCCAGCCGCCGATTTCTACGTAGATGATAAGGGGTTTAAAGATGTTGACTTCTTCTGAGCAAATTTTTGTTCCCAAAGGATGGGGATTTGAAAAATGGATTACAAATAATAACAAATATTGCGGTAAGTTACTTTATTTTATAAAAGGAAAAAAATGCTCTTGGCATTATCATAAAGTAAAAGATGAAGTTTTTTATATTCAAAGTGGAAAATTAAAAGTTTTTTATGGGGATGATGACAATATTTTAAATGCAAATACTATTATTTTAGAAAAAGGCGATAGTTTTCATGTAAAAACGGGCCTAAGACATCAAATGGTTGCTTTACAAGATACAGAACTATTTGAATTTTCTACTCAACATTTTGATGAGGATAGCATAAGGATAGAAAAAGGTGATTAAATTAGTTATCTTTGATATGGACGGCGTTTTAGTAGACGCATGTGATTGGCATAGAATAGCTTTTAATTTAGCACTTAAGAATGTTTGTAATTATGAGCTATCCCTGGAAGAACACTATAAAGAATATAATGGTTTACCGACAAAAATAAAATTAAAAAAATTAAAAGATAAAGGGATGGTCACAGAAAATTTATTTGATACCATAGAATCACTAAAACAAGAAAATACTATAAAATTAATAAATGATCTTTGCGCGTATGATTCTTCTAAAGTAGAACTATTAAAATACTTAAAAGATAAAAATATTAAAATTGCTTGCTATACTAATAGCATAAGAAAAACTGCCGAATTGATCCTGAAAAAAGCAGGTGTTTTATCCTCGTTAGATAAACTGATCACAAATCAAGACGTTAATTCTCCAAAACCAAACCCAGAAGGTTATATAAATTGTATTAATTTTTTTAATGTCTCTCCAAACGAAACTATAATAGTGGAAGATTCTCCAAAAGGAATTGAAGCAGCTTCTGGTGCCGGCGCTTTTATAATAAAAGTCGATAATGCTAAACAGGTTAATATAGACCTTATGAAGGAATACATATGAATATAGTTATACCGATGGTTGGTCTTGGGAAGAGATTTTTTGATGCGGGATATTTAGATCCAAAACCATTAATTAAAATAGAGGAAAAAACAATAGTTCAACACGCTATAGATAGTCTAGGAATAGAAGGACAATATATATTTGTAATTAGAAAAAGTAACTTTTCTGATAAGCTAAAAGATGTATTATATAATACTAAGCCCGACTCTATAATTATTGAAATTGATTATTTAACTGATGGTACAGTAAGCTCTATATTATTAGCAAAAGAATTTATAGATAATGATACAGAACTTATCACTACAAATTGTGATCAAAGAACTATCTGGGATAGTAACTTATTTTTAAATTCATGTCGAAGAAAAAATCTCGATGGCTGTGTTGCTACTTATCCTTATGATAATATAATAGTGGGAGAAAAGAGTCCTTATAGTTTTATAAAAACAGATGAAAATAATTTAGGTCTACTGTTAGATGAAAAAACTGCTATTTCTAATTTGGCTTTATGCGGTATTCATTATTGGAGAAAAGGAAGCTATTTTGTAAACTCTGCGGTGGAATTGTTAAAAAACAATGATAGAGTTAATAATGAATTTTATGTATCTAAAACATATAATTATTTAATAAAAAAAGGTATGAACATAGGTTATCACTCTCTCAATAAGGGTGAATTTTATTCTTTAGGAACGCCGGAGGACATAAAAATTTATGAAAACAGAAAATAAAAAAATAGCATTAGTACTAAGCGGTCATTTAAGAACATATATGGATACATTTCTTAATTTAAAGAAAAATTTATTAGATTTATATGATTGTGATATATACATCTCCACCTGGAATAATACGGATCATCTTACTGATTTTTATCACTCTGAAGAGTCTATGAAAAAATTATTATCTGTTTATTCTCCTTGGACTAAGGTGATAGTAATAAATGAATCTAGGGGTTTTTTTGAATACAATAAAAAAAATATAGAAATACATCCTACCAAATATGGAACTTGGAATACGGAAAATAGTCAATACAAAACATATCAAGGTGGAAATGTACCAGAAGAGGCAGTAAATAGATTAACTTCGCAATGGTATGCTGTGTCTGAGGGTTTTAAATCTATAAAAAACTATGAAAAATATGATTTTCTTATCAGAAGTCGATTTGATATTGATTTATTAAAGCCATTTAATTTTGTGGATGAAAAAATTGTCGTTGGAGATTCTTATGGAGTAGAAAATTATTACAATATAAGAGACTATATCGTATATATAAAACCTGAAGCTTTTGATATTATGAAAAATATCTATGCTTTGAGTATTGAAAATTTTAAAAAATATAATAATTTTTCTGCAGAAACCATGCTTGAATATACTTTAAAAAATAATGATCTAAAAATACCTTTAACAATAGATAATAATTTAAGATATGATTTAGAATATAGGCTTAAGAGATGAAAATAGATAATATAAATAATATGTGGAGAGGTTGGATGGTAGGAAATTTCAATCCGAGCGTTTATAAAACTGACCTCTTTGAAGTTGGAATACTTATTCATAAAAAAGGTGAAAAGTGGCCTAAACATTATCATAAAATTGCTACAGAAATTAACTGCTTAATTTCTGGTAAGATGGTAATATGCGGAAAAGAAATCAACCCAGGTGATATTTTTATTCTTGAACCGCTAGAAATAGCAGATCCTGAATTTTTAGAAGATTGCAAAATAGTTGTTGTAAAAACAGCTTCTGTTCCAAATGATAAATATGAGGTATAAATGACTAAAGATTTTTTATTTTTTTCTTATTCTTGGGTTGATAATGCAAATTTTTATTTCAAAAAATTTGAAGAATTAGGCTATAAGTGTGATTATGTATATGAAACAAACCTAGCAGATTTTAAGCCAGTACATGATTATCAAAATATTGTTTTATATCTTCATGAGTGGAATACTATACCAATAACTAATAAAATAATAGATACATATTATAGATTCTCTAATCTTATTCAACACGATGATACCGACTTTGAAGATATACAAATTTGGAGCAATAGAAAACCAGACTTAATAATGCATAGAGAGTTGACAGATAATTCAAAAAATCCATGGAAAAGCCCTGTATATGGATTTCATTTTCCTGTTGCTACAAAATATGATCAAAGATTTCAATTAAAAGAGATCGATTTATCTTTTATAGGAAGAATGACTTCTGGAAGAAGGAAACCGTTTGTTGAGCACATTAAGCAACTATCAGTGAATGAGTTAAAAAATATGAACTGGCATATTGATGTTGATGATCATGTAGGTGTAGCTGATAAAATTACTAAAAAATATACAGAAGTTATAAATTCTTCAAAAATAGGACTAAATTATTTTGGTAATTCTTATGACTCTAAAAGAACTTGGGAATTGGCAAGTACAAAATGCGCTATAATAATGCCAAAATTAAAACTAAAATCTACATCAAAAGATGGTATACTATTCGATAGTTATATAGAAATAAGAGATGATTTTCAGGATTTAAAAGAAAAAATACTTTACACAATGGAAAATAAGAGATATATTGACTATGGAGAAGCTGCGTATGAATCTTACACAAAGTTTCACACTCCCGAAAAATGCTTCGAAAAATATTATGAAATTGTAAAAAATATTTTACAATTATGAGGAAAATATGAAATTTAATATTTTTACTAGTGAGTTGGATTACGAGAAATATTATATAGCAAAATATAAAATTAAGTCAAAAACTAATTTAAAGGATGCTGCTTGGAATTTAGCAATCGGACAAAGCGTTGGCAATCCAAATGTTAGAAACGAATGGGAAACTGAAGAATTGTTTCAAAATCATTCTTGCCTTATTTTACATTCAGAATCAGAATTGAGCGAAAAAACTGAAGGTGAAGTAAATATTGCATTTCCTGTTGCAAACAATGACTGGCAATCTGATGGAATTTCTCACATGATATGCCAATTAATGGGTGGTCATGTTGATATAGATATAGTTGAAAGATGTAGATTAATTGATTTAAAATTACCTAAATCTGTTACAGACAATTTTTTAGGTCCAAAATTTGGAATCAGTGGATTTAGGAATTTTACAGGACAATATAATAAACCCCTGTTCGGAAGTATTGTTAAGCCAAAAATTGGAGTAACTCCATATATTTTACTAGAAATGGTAAAACAAATGGTTGATGGTGGTGCCGACTTTATCAAAGAAGATGAAATCATGAGCAACCCAGTGGTGGCTCCTCTTGAAAAAAGAGTAGAGATTGTTTCAAATTATCTAGCAAGCCAAAACCGTAAAGTTGTTTTCTGTCACACCATAAATTGTGATCCACATATTCTTGTAGATAGAGTAAAAAGAGTATATGAATTAGGAGGAAATGGTGTACATATTAACGTGTTTAGCGGCTTAGGTTCTTATAATAGCATAAGAAAATTAAATCTACCTTTATTTTTACACTATCAGAGTAGCGGCGCAAAAGTTTTTACAGAGAAAGATCATAAATACAGTATTTCTTGGAAGGTTATGTGTTATTTAGCTACTTTAATGGGCGTTGATACCATCCAAACTGGTATGATTGGTGGATATAGTAATGACGATCCAGAAGAAATTTTAGAATGTATCTCAACTTTAAGAAATGGAAACACACTCCCAGCATTAAGTTGTGGTATGCACCCAGGGTTAGTGGAGTATGTAACTTCAAAAGTTGGTATTGACTATCTAGCAAATGCGGGTGGTGCTGTCCATGGTCATCCTAATGGTACAATTTCTGGTGCTATGGCAATGAGACAGTCAATTGATAAAAATTATAAATCTGAATATAATATAGCTATAGAAAAATGGGGATTGGTAAAATAATGAAAAAATGGCAATCTGATTTATTAAGAGACATAAGATTTAATGATTCAAGAGATGATTCAGATCTTCCTCTAAGTGAAACAACTGATGTATATTATGATGGACAAAATGGTGAATTTACTCCATGCAATCATGAAAGCTTAAAAAAATATTTTTTAACAGTTAAAGATAGATGTAGAGCTATTTTAGAGATAGGAATTGCTAGAAGTGAATTTGGTAGTTCATATACACTTGTAAAAAACAAAAACAAAGACTGTGTATATATTGGAGTAGATATCAGAGATTGTTCATTTTTGAATGACGAAGAGAATAATGTTTATACTCTTCAAACAAAATCTGAAAATTATTCTGAAATATTAGAATTCATAAAATCTAAAGGAGTTGAGGAAATAGATTTTATTTTTATAGATGGTTGGCATAGTATAAATCAAGTATATGCAGAGTGGGAATTTACAAACTTATTATCCGAATATGGAATTGTTGGATTTCACGATACGAACAACCATCCAGGACCAAAACTGTTTGTCCAAAATTTAAATTTTGATTGGGTAGTTCAGAAAGAATGTTTAACAGATCATGGAATTTCTTTTGTATGGAAAAAACAGTAATAATTCAAGGCGAAATACAAAATAATATGGTGCAGAGATCCATAAACCAAATAAGGGAATGGTTTGATGGAGAATTAATAATATCAACTTGGGAAGGACAAAATAATAATTTAAGCGGATATGATAAAATATTATTTTGTAAAGATCCCGGACCTGGGCCTTTTAATGGTTTATTGCCTGTACAACAACATTGCAATCTAAAAAGACAGTTATATGGGCTTAAAAAAGCACTAGAAGAAAGTTCAAATGATCTTATATTCAAGATAAGAAATGATTGTTTGGTAACTAAAAATATTTTTAGTTATTTTAATTTTGAAAAAGCATTTGGAGAATATAAAATCTTTGATAGTAAAGTAGTGGTCAGTAATATGATGACCATAAACCCAGACTCCACATCAGAACCAAAACCTTGGTTTAGAATTTCTGATTGGTTTTATTTAGGCATGAAAGAAGATATTAAAAAAATTTGTGATGTATATGATGACTTAGAGAAAACAGACTTTTCTAATTCTTTTTTTGGAACTGAACATATATTATCTTTTAATCTGATAAAAAAATATATCTACAAGGATTTAACCCTAGAAGACTACATAACTCTGACAAGAGATTCGTGGAAATATATATTAAACAACTATAAGGTTATAGATACAAAAAGCACTGCAGGTATTATAAATATTGGAAAATGGATTAATCAACCAGAATATTTATCATGTTATTTAACAGAAGAACAATACAAAGAAAGAATTTCTGATGAAAATTATATCACATAGAGGAAATTTAAATGGCATAGAAAGAAATCTGGAAAACAATCCAGATAGGATCTTAGAAGTAATAAAAAAATTTGAAGTTGAAGTAGATGTTTGGTATGTAAATAATAAATGGTTTTTAGGACACGATTTACCAACATACGAAGTAACAAATTTTTTCTTTAGCAATAAAATGTGGCTACATGCTAAAAATTTTGATGCTTGTATCAGACTGAAAAATACTGAGTTAAATTGGTTTTGGCATGAAAATGATAAAATTACTTTAACTAGTAAAAATTATTTATGGTGTTTTCCTGGTGTTTATATACAAGATGGGATTACGGTAGAATTTGGACACAACAAAAACCTACCTAAAAATATATTAGGGGTATGTACCGATTTTCCTGAATTATATTAGAGGAATTATATGATTATTATAACTGGCGGCTCTGGATTACTTGGAAGTGCATTTAAAAAAATATTACCGGATGCTCTCTATCCAACACATAAAGAATTAAACTTAGAAAACTATGATGATACTCATCGATATTTTGATAATTTTAATGAATTCTCCGAATCAAAAATAAAAGCAGTAATACATTTAGCAGGAAAGGTTGGAGGAGTAAAAGCAAATACTCGCTATATTTCTGATTTTTATAACACAAACTCTGAGATAAATAACAACATTATTCAATCTTGTATATTTACAGATGTCCCAAAGTTAATTTGTTGTCTATCAACGTGTATATACCCAGACGAAAAATATGTAAATTATCCACTAACTGAAGATCAGCTTCATAATGGCCCTCCACATGATTCAAATTTTGGATATGCTTATGCAAAACGTATGGTTGATGTTCAATTAAAAGCAGCAAATCAACAATACAGTACAGAATATATATCAGTTATTCCAAACAACATGTATGGAGAACATGATAATTTTGATCTTGAGAATGGTCATGTTATCCCATCTTTAATCCGTAAAATCTGGGAGGCAAAAATTAATAATAAACCATCGTTTGAAGTTTGGGGTGATGGTGAAGTTTATCGTGAGTTTACTTATGCTGAAGATATTGCTAAAGCGATAAAATTCTTATTAGATAATAATTATACCGGAGATCCAGTAAATATTGGATCTACTAAAGAATACAAATTAAAAGATGTTATTACTTTAATTTCTAAAGAATTAGAATATAATGGTGATATAACGTATGATAATAAAAAACCAAAAGGACAAATTCGTAAACCAACTTCTAATAAAAAATTTCTAGATTTAGGATGGAAAGAAGAAACGTATACAAGTTTAGAAGTAGGGATAAAGAAGACTTGTGACTGGTTTAAAAAAAATTATCCAAATATAAGAGGAGTATAAAATGAAATTATCTGACCAAGCTTTAACATGTGTTATGGTAGCTTTACAAAAAAGTCTAATGGAACAAACTGATATTGTTCCACTTATGAAAAGTTTTGATCTAGAATTAGAAGATGGAGAGTTAGTTGTTGTAAATCCACCTGTTGCTATGAAACTATCGGAAGACCAAGCGGGAGAATGATCATGCCATTATATACATACGAATGTAAACAGTGTGAATATAAATTTGATTCTTTTCACAGCATGAATGAAAGTTTAAAACTATGTGAAAAGTGCGGAAAAGAAACTTTGGAAAGAATCCCACAACTATTAACTTCCTATTCTAAACAAAAATCCGAAAGAGACATGGCTGGTGAAAGAGTCGAAAAATTTATAGAGGATTCCAGAAAGTTATTATTGGATTCTAAACAAGAACTTAAAGGAAGAGAATATAAATGATACTTTTAACAATCCTTTTTTTATCGGCACTTATAAATATTGTATTAATTTGGTATTGTAGAAAGTTAGTAAAAAATCTATGGTATGGTATATCTAATGTAGATGAACTTCAGAAACTATTAAATGAATATTCAAATTCTTTACAGTCTGTTTATGAATTAGAAGAATTCTATGGTGATGAAACAATTAAAATTGCTATAGAGAATACAAAATTAATCGTTGAAGCATGTCGTGTATATAAAGAAACTATAATTCAAAAACAGGAAGAAAAAAAAGTTGAAGAAAAGAACAGAGAATGATAACAAAGAAAATAAGATCTATTTTTCTAAGACGCATGAAGATGCGATTTTAGAATACGCAACTATAATAGATCATAAAAGAAGAACAGAATTATATATAACTCTAATACAACCAGCGTTTAATGAAATGGTTGATAAAATTGTATATACGTATAAATTTAATACGCTTCCTAATATTCAAGACTTAAAAGATGAATGTAAAATTTGGCTTACGACCATATTGGATAAATACGATGTATCCAAAGGGTCTAAAGCCTTTTCTTATTTTTCGGTTATTACAAAAAATTGGTTCATCCATAAGGTAAAAAAAATACAAAACAGTAAAGAAGTGTGTATAGATGATATAGGAAATTTAGCCGAGGATGAAAATTTTATATCTTATAATACATACGATCAAAAAAGAGAAGAAACAGAATTTTGGACAGCTCTATGGAAAGAAATAGATTCATGGCAACCTGAAAAAATGAAGCAAAATGAATTAAAAGTCTTTAAGGCTATAAAAGTTTTACTAGAAAGTCCCGAAAGTATACAAATTTTTAATAAAAAAGCTATTTATCTTTACATAAGAGAGATGACTGGTTTAAGTACAAAACAAGTTGTAAACAACTTAAAAAAATTTAGAGGTAGATATACACACTTTAAAAATGATTGGGATGAAGGAAAGATAACACATCTATGGAGCGAAGAAGATGAGTAAATCATTACAAGATTTTATAGAAAAATCTGTACAAAATATAGAGCAAGATAGAGCAGTTGCTTCCTATCTTTTAACTCGTTTAGTAGATAAAATGAAAGATGATGCATCTTCACACCAAAACTTAGGTCATATTGCAGCACAATATTTAGAAACTCTTCAAAGATCAAATGAACAGATGGTTAAATTAACTGCAATCGTTCAAAAGAAAGAAGGAAATAAAGAAAAGCTTTCCGAAAGAGAAATTGATGGTCTCTTTGACATGATAAAGGAGAACTAAAAAAATGAGTCAAGTTAGAGGTTTAAATTTCGTTTCTGCTGATTTATTTAGGAGCGAATTAAATGCTCAAACTTCTACCGTGCAAAGCGCACTAAAAGAAGTCCTAAGAGAAAAATATACGCCGGATGCTCTAGGTGGAACTGTATTTTACGCAGGAACAGTTCTAAAACAAATAGAATCAGCAGACCCAGGTGAAGAAACTTTCTCCTTGGCATTTATGAATATTCCACCTAGACCTTCAACCGGCACACCGCCAGAAGGCGAATCTGTTACTTCCGAACAAGCACCAGTTGCAGATACTTCATTGGTTATACGAAAATTTATTGTATATATCCCAGAAGTTCATGCTGGATTGCCAGCACCGGAAACGCTACCAGAATTACAAAATGGCCTAGAAGCCTCTAAAGAAGATAAAGAAAAATTTGCCAGAACAGAACAAAAAATGGCAAGTTATACGCAAGTAGCAGAATTTAATCCAGGTAAAAATGAGAACATCCAGCCGGGTGATGGCGTTTGGATTATGTTCCAAAATGCTAGAACTAGAGAGAATGGCTTTTTAATATCTAAAATAGTATCTGAACCAAACATGTCTGGTCCAAATGGAGCATATGGTTCAGCTGCTGGAGGCCCAGCTGGCTCTGGAATCGTTGGTGCTGCATTTACTGGCGGCTCTGTTGCTCCCGATGGTAATAAAGGTGATCCATCTATGCCACCTGGATATAATGGAAGATGGATAGTTGATTATAGTGAAATTATTGATACCATGATAAATTCAAAAGGATGTCTATATAGATATGGATGGTATCCAAATTTTTATGAACCAGGAAAATTTTCTGGTGCATTAAATGGCAAAGGCAATAGAAGCCCACCAGACGAATGTTTAACACATGAAGGATGGAAAAATTATAGTGCCAAGTATCCTAATGCAAATTGGTATCCAAGTGGACCATGGGAAGCTATGTATGTAGGACTTGACTGTATTGGATATTGCAGATATTGCCTAATAAAAATAGGAGCTTTAGATCCAAAAGCACCAGGGCCACCTGGTTACAGTACTGTTGCATATGGAATTGGTCAAAATAACGCAAAAGGGTTTTTTCAACTATTTTGTAACAGAGTACCAATTGGACAACAAGTTCCTGGAGATGTAGTTATATACGCTGGTGGTGCTCACATTATGATGGTTGTATCATATCCTGATCCTTCACATGGTAATCATTCTATAGTTTGGGGAGCAAATGGACCTGGAGCGCCTTGTGATGCAGATATGGCAGATTCTGGAATAGGAGTAGATACCCCAGGAGCTAAATCTTGGTGTGCAAAAAGTAAAGAATACAATCATGATGTATGGTTTAAACCACAATATGGAGATTGGTGGAAAGCTTTTGCTGGATATTATCGAGTAAAACCTCAATTTGCTAGAAAAGAACTTTTATCAACATCTGGGGCTTTAGAGAAAAGTGGTAATTTTCCTAAAAATTATGCGAATCAATATAAATATCCTGCATCCGTTTCTGTCCATCCACCAGCTGTAATAAAAGCTCCAGATATAGCAAAAGAAAGAAGAGTTTGGTTATTAGCAAACAATCTTCATCAAAGAAGTGGAAGAAGAAAAGGCTCGGCAAATCCGATGTCTGGAACACCAGCTATCGCTGGTGGTGGTAAAGCAATAACAGCATCTAAATCACGTACTGTATAGAGAAAAAATATGTTTGAATCCTTTAAAAAAGTAATAATAGAAAGTGAAGACGCCAGAGAAATAACATCACCTAATTCTATGAAAATAGGTGATGTACCAGCTAGCGTAATTTTGTCACAAAGAAATTCAGAAAATATAACTTCAAAACTTGGAATAGGAAATACTGAATTAATTGAAGCTATACCTATTTTTAATAAAGCAGACTGTGAAAATGTTTTATCCTATCACAATTTAAATTGTTCAATAGTTTTTGGTAGAGACAGACCATCAGATAGATTATCTGGATATGGAGGTGCTGCGGTAAAAAGATCTGCAGCGATAGATATAGTCGTAGGAAGAATGGGTCCAAATCCAAAATCTACCGATTCTACAAATAATCCAATATTTACTGAAAATAACTATACTATGGATGCAGCAAGAATAGTTATAAGCCAAAGAACAAATTTAGATCATAATTTTAGAATAAGAAGTAGTTTAGCCGCACCGTCTGAAAATTGTTCCGGTATAGGAATAAAAGCTGATTCAGTTAGAATCATTGGCAGAAAAGATATAAAAATAGTCTCTGGAACTGATTTTTATGACTCACATGGTAATGCAGTTGGCGTAGATTATCCTATTGGACACAGAATATGTTTAATAGGAGATAATAGAGATGATCTTCTACAGCCTTTGGTAAAAGGAGAAAATTTACAAGGATTTTTAGTAGAAATTACAGATGCAATGCATCATATTATATCCACTCTAGAGTCTTTTGTTATTAGCCAAAATGCTTTAAATATGTTAGTATTAAATCATACACATAGAGATTCTTTCTATGGAAATGTAGGATTGCCTTCTCAGTCATTGATATTTAATGGATATAATCAAGCAATAAGACTTTTAACAGATGTTAAAGCATCGACTATGGAATTAACTGGATTTATTGAAGCCTCTAAAGCTAGATACATCTTAGTGCCAGACGATGGAATGGAAAATTCAGCAAATATACTAAGCAGTTATGTATTTTGTAATTAAAGGGAATAAATATGTCTAACAGCCCAGATAGATACGCTAGATTAAATAAAAATAATAGATTACCATATAGAGAAGAAAAGCCAACTCATATTTTATCAGTTGGATCGATTGTATACTATGATTTTGATAGTATAGTTAACCAAGATTTAACACAGCCAGTTGTTGAAAGATTTTCTAATTCAGACACTAAATTTTCAGTGTTGCCAGATTTTAATACTGAAACACCAGTATCAAATATGGAAGAAGAAGAGATAATTTTTGACGAACTTACAGACGAAGAATTAAAAGGTCTTACATTCCCAGACGCTCAACCACAAGAGCCTTATGCTGCTGATTTGGGGATTGATAATAATTTATCATCTACAGAAACACAAGAATTTTCATTTCCAAAAACTGTTGCAAATACAGTAATTGATAGAAGAGAATCTGAAGGTTTATATGGTGCAATACCCACAACAACAGATTTAATATCTCAAACTTTCTTTAATGAAACTTTGGGACCACCTAGAGAAGCAGAGCAAACCGAGGTTGAATATTCAGTTACCATAGTAGAAGATTTTATCGGCATTCTTGGATTGTTTAGTAAAGTGTCTTTAATGTTAGATTCTGGCCCTATTGAATTTTTTGTAAGAAGAAACCAGCTTACTCCAATTGAAGGATTAGAATATAGCTTTTTAAAGCCAGTAGAAATACCTAGGATTGGTTATTTACAGGAAACAGATATAATTGGATGGTCTGATAAAAAACCATTTATTGTTTATTATGATGAAAGGAGTGAATTGTATTACTGTTCAGTAGAAGCGGAATATGATGGCCTTGAACTTACTGATGAAAAAATACAAAAATATGTTGAAGATGCTTATTTCACCGGCTTAAGATTAATTTTTAAATCTAACGCTAAGAAAAACTCTGAAGATTATATAAAACAAATGTCTGATAGATTTTATCTATTCGGATATGCTAGAGATTGGGCTATAAAACTTAGACCTTGTTCAAATTTTTATACACTTGTAGTGTTTCCTAAAAAATATCTATCTTCTACTGATTTAATTGATTATAGAGCAGATCCACTACAAGCTGCTAAAGATGGAGTTACTGGTGGCCTATTAGATCCCTCAGTAAATCCAGAAGATATTAAATACATAGTAACTTATAGTTTTTTAAACTATAATAGCTTTGCTGAAACTATAAAAGATATATCTAAAATTTTAGCTAGTAGAGGAGAGGAGCAATTTAATTTTGCCTTAAAAGCAGCTGATCAGTACATGGGTGCTTTAACGGCTGACAATTATTTAGAGTTGATAGAATTAGATTTAAGAAAAGAAGCTAAAAAATTCTATGATAAAGATAATGTAGGAAACTTTTTAATAACTATTAAAAAATTATTAGAAATAAATACCATAGAACATGATGTTTTATATACAGATGCTACAAAAAATAATATAGCTTTTGGATTGACAGATCAATTTAATATAGCATATATAGATATCGTTAGAGATGGTATAGCACAAACTTTTGTAATTGATGGGTATATATTTGAAAATGAATTTGGAAGTTATGGGGTTATATCAAATAGAAGCGGCTTCTTTTTATATAACTACTGTACATATAAAATTATTACCGATTTAGCAACATATGAAGGAGAATGGAATAAAGAGCTTAGAAATAATTTAGATATCGATAAGTATATAGAAAAATTTGTTATTCCACAGCCAAAAGAAATAGATATCCCTAAAAGAGATTTTGATTGTGCAAAAAATAACATGAAAAAACTTTGGGAAGATGGAATTATAAAAGGTTATAATTCAATAAAAGCCGTAGCACCTGTTGCAGAAGCTAACTTTAAAAAACAACTAGCTTATGCTAGAGGCGGCAAAAGAAGATGGATAGATTTTGATGCAGAAGCAGACAAACAGGCAGCATCAACTCCAGCAGCTACTTTACCAACAACAGATCCTGAACCTCCTACCTTTGGTGATGATACCCTTAGTGCAATTAAAAATGCTGGTTATGGAGATTGGAGTAAACCTGGTCCTGCTGCTTTGCATCTTCTCAAAAAAACTCTAAGAGAGACAAACTTTCAGAGAGCTTTATTACAACAAATTATTTGTTGGATAAGGGATGCAAATAATCAACAAGCATTGGCTAATTTAGATTCACAATTTAATAGTGATTTAAAAAAAAGGATACAAGAAGCTTTAACTAAATTTTTCTGCACTCCTTTCATGGATATGTTAATTAAAGCTTTAGCTGCTTACAAAGTTCCAAAATTTAATCCTTCTGATATGTCAAAAGCCTTAAGAGATGCGTATGTTACTGCATTATCACAAGCTATAATTGAAACTTTCAATATTGCTATAAAAGAGCTTATAAAACTTATGGCTAATTGTTCAAAACAAGGACAAGGCAAAAATTCTCCTTTTACTTCAGATCAAGAACTAGGTCTTTCTGCAGCACTAGATGCAATTTTAGATAATCAAGATAATCCTTTTTCTAATAGTTCTATTGCGGACATATATGGAGCAATGGGGCTTCCTACAGGAAATTCTGATGAAGACATACAAGAAAGAGAGAGAGCAAAAGAAGACTTAAAAAATTTAATTGCAGATATTGCATGTCTTATGAATCCTACAGAGATTTGTAGATTGATTGCAGAAGGTACAGCAACAGATGATATTTTATCTTTGGTCAGAGCTATAATAGAAGCTAAGTATCCAAATATATCATCAGTACTAAAAACCAGATCTGAAGTGGAATACTTATTTCAAAAATTAGGACAGATTTTAAATATTTCAGACGTGTGCAAAAAATTAGGAGATCAAATAGCTCAAGAAAATACCAATATTTGTTCTACGGAATCTGCTACAAAAGCATTAAAAGATGCTCTAGCACAAAACGGCCTAACACCAGAACAAATTGAGGGTTTAATTGCTGATGCAGAGGATGAAAAAAATAAAAGACTTTCCGATTTATTGGACGGTGTGACAAGAACCCCGGAACAATTACCTATGTTGTGTAGAAATGGAAAGCCAGGAATTATAAATCCTGCAAAAGTTGATACTAACTATCTTGATATGTTCCAAGGTACACTACAAGGATCTTTACAGCCATATTATGAAATGTTTAATAGCGACTTAAAAGAGTGGTCAGCTAATATGATTGAAAATCCTAAAATAAGTCTGACTCCAGAAGAGATAAAAACTCTTTCAGCTGCTTCAACATCTCCTTTGGGCGGCTCTAACGCTTCAAATACTAAAGCTGCAGAAGAAAATAGAGAAAAACTTTTAGCAATGTTAATTGCAAAAGGCATATTAGTAGCAGATTATGTATTAGACGAAAATGGTGGTATTAAGTATGAAGATTATGAAAAGAAAACTGGGGCGAAACAAAAAGAAATAAACGGAGTAAAACAATGGAAATTGTCAGATGATGCATTTCCAAAACCAAAATCCAATGATCAATCTCAACAATCTGAAAGTAATGAAAATAAAAATAATGTAGATACCTCAAATATGGTAATTTCTCCAATATTAACACAAACGCTAGAAAGAGTGGATTTTCTAGAGATTACTAAAAATTTATCTGAAATAATTATAAACACAAGAGTTAATTCAGACATAGAGAGAGAAAAATTTAAAATATTAGCAGAAGCACAGTTAAATACAGGCATACAAGATGAAATTAAAAGAATAGCCGCCGAAAAGATGGGTACAATTTATTATCAAATAACAACCGAACTTGTAAACGGAGGTATAACACTACTAGAACAATGGGCCGCTGGCACTATTGAAGAAGATGCAGGATTTTGGATTGGTTTACAGGATCTAGAAAAACGTTATAAGGGCGGCTGGGATGGATGGTGGAGTACGCTTCTAGCTGGATTATGGGCAATATATGAATTATTAGATGTGTTTATTGCTGATATTACCGGTGCTGTGAGAACACAAGGAGCGCAAAGAGTAGGCATAGGAGATGTATCACAGATATCTACCGTAAATAGAAGTATTAGAACAGAAGCCGCAAGAGCGGCTCCAGCTGGAACTCGTGTTGCTGTAGCAAAAAGAGCTGATTCTGTGTATACTGTTACTTCTGGTGATACAATTGTTGCTACATATGATTCCTCTTACGCATCTACAATTCAATCAAAAGGAAAAACCTCAGCAGAAGTTGTGGTTCTTGAAAATGAAAAAAAAGCGGCAATAGACAAAAGAGCGGCATATGAAAATTATTTAAATAACCCTAGTGATCCAAATGCGAAAAGTGCTGCCGAGAGATTTGGAATTACAGAAACTACTCAACAGGGATTAGATGCAGCCAAACAGGCAGAAAAAACAGCTACAGCAAATTTAGATAATGCTCAAAGACAAGATGAATTTTTGATTCCTGAAAATAAACTGGGAACAACCGAATTATTTGCTGGGATAGATAGTTTGGCGGAGGGTATAAGTAGGGATATTAAATTATTTGAAGAATCATTTGCATTTAAAGCTATTTCTGGTATTTGGACAACAATTTTAGATGCAATAAGTGGTTTGCAATCAGAGGTTAGTACTTTAGATGCACAATTAGAAGACGCTAGAAAGCAATTAGCATCAGCAGATATTGCTTTTCCAAATTATGATATAAAATATACTTTTGGATCTGTGATCTCACCCGAGAGAGCAAGAACTAGTGAATTTTTATCCCAAGTAAGCAACATTAACATTACAAAAAATTTAAATCCATTTATTTCTTCATCTTATTTGGAAGAAATAAGCCCAGACATTGCGATGTATATAAAAAATAATAATCTTCTAGCTGGTTATAATGGAAGCTCTAGTATACAACAATATGCTTTTGAAAAATATATGACGCAAATTAGAAAAATAGATCCAAAAGAAATAAATTATTCTGACATAGAGAGTGAATTTATGTCTGATATATATAATGATTTAAAACAAAGTTTCTTTTATAAGAAGCCTGATAATATTGGAAATACACCTTATAAAAATATGTCAAATCTTAAAAAGTTTCAAGCAACTTTAAGAGAGCCACCAGGAACAAATAGTGATCAATTTTGTGGAATTAATAATAATTCCCTGGATTTAGACGAAATAATCGAAGATGTGATTAACGATTTTAGAGAGGAAGCATGTAACAATGAGCCTCCTAATCCAACTGGAGGTAAAAGAGAAAATATGCATCCTACAGAAAGAGCTATGTCTGATGCATTTTTACTAGCAACCTTAAGAGTCTATATATATGATTATTTCTTAAAAGGAATTTTCTTATTTGATAAATATCCTATTGGTATTGTAGCTACTGATCCAATGTTGGAATTTTTATCTAGATGTTTTGAGATAGAAATGAAATCTTTTGAACCTATTTACTATCAAAGATTTTTAGATCAATGTGTTTCTTACTTCTATAAGAAAAATCCCACTGAATCTAAAAAAATAGAAATTAAAACAGGAGAGAGATACGATACACTATCAGCGAGAACCAAAAAAGAAATTTTTAAAAAAGTTATAAAATCGCAAATACTTTATATTTCTACTAGAGTAACAAAAAAAATCAACAATGTAATAAATGAAAAGAATGCAGCTCCTTGGCAAAGACTTTTTGTATATGGAGATGAAACAAAAAAATATGAGTCACAATATGAATTACAACAATTTGAAAACTATGACAATATCCAAGGTCATATATTGAAGTTTTTTGAAAATAGAGATCCATCTGAAAAAATATTTACAGTTGTAAAAAACAGCTCTCAAACCAAAGTACCTGTTGCAGGCGGGAGAGTGATTGATACAAAAGGAGAAACTTTAGAGTTATATTTTAAATCAAAGAAGATATTGGTAACTAAGAGCAAATTTAAAAAATCTATAACATTTAAATTCTTGTTTGAGTTCTGTTTTCCAATTAGAAAATATATAAGCGTAGTTACAATGCAAGCCATAATGGCTAACAATGCAAGATTACAAAGCATGAAAACATTTTTTAGTACAAAAGCAGCTCTAAAGGCTAGACACAACTCTTTAATGGCTGGAAATGGCTATAAAAATAATAATGATCTTGGTGGCGCTCCAGCAAATGGAGGAAATTCTACAGCTAATTCTGGAGATCAAGAAGCCGGATGGCAATCTCTTCTACCTCTTATTTTAAGGCTTGCTGTACAAACACCATGGCAGATGTTAAAAGGTTTGTGTGAAGTAGGTGATCCTAACGTATTTTTAGCATCACTACCGTATAATATAGCAAGACCTATCACTCTTGCTATAATGAATCAGATCCCCATGTTACCAGAAAAAACATATGGTCCTGATGATTTAAAGCCTCCTCCTCCAAGAATTTATGAAGAAGGTGCATTAAAAGGATTACCTTATGCGGAAGATGTCATGAGAAGAATAGGTTTTAACATGTCTCACGGTTTATTTTACGCAACACCAGCTGCGGGTCTTGCATTAACATTCTGTTTTATTCCTCCAACTCCTTTTGGTTTAGCGTATTATTTATTAGGATGTTGGTATGACGATTTTATTGATGATACATCAAATAATGAAACAGTAAATACAACTAATGCAATTAACTTTTTAAATGTAAAATCTAACTACAAAGCAGATTCTTGTAATATTGCTAGAATGGCAAAAAAAGCACTAAAACCAAAGATCGAATTGACAGAAGAACAAATGATAGATCTACAATATTCTTAAAATATGAGGAAAATAGATGAAAGGGTATTCCGTTCAAGTTCCATTAAAATATGATGCTGGTGATGGTTTTTATAAGATGAATAAAGATCTACGAGAGGTTATAAAGCAAAATTTAAAAATGCTTATCTTAACTAATCCCGGTGAGAGAATTATGAATACTGATTATGGAGTCGGTGCTAAAAGATTGCTATTTTTTAACAGAAAAGAATCAGTATCTGAAATAGATATGGAAAGAATAATAAGGAATCAAATACAAAAATATATGCCATATATTATAATTCAAGATATAGATATAACGGATATTTTGCCACAAGAACAAAATGCTGTTTTTATTTCAATTTCTTATTCTGTTCCTTCTCTAAAAGAAAGAGATAGTATCGAATTAATTCTTAACCCAGACTAATTATATTTCTGAGAGGGAAAAAAATGTCTAAAAGAACGCCAATTATTAGGTATACATCAAGGGATTTTGATAGTATAAAAACTGATTTAGTTAATTACGCCAAGAAATATTATCCAGATGTTCATCAAGATTTTAATGAGGGATCTTTTGGATCTCTTGTTACTGATATGGTTGCTTATGTTGGAGATGTTTTATCGTACTACCTAGATTACCAGGCAAATGAATCATTTTTGGCAACAGCGATAGAGTATGGAAATATTTTAAAACTAGGAAAAGCATTAGGATACAGGCCAAAATTAGCAACTGCAGCATCTGGAATTGTAACAATTTATGTTCCAATTCCAGCCAACTCTTTCGGTACTTCTTATGATAGCAACTATCTCCCAGTTATAAAAAAAGGTACTTCTTTTTCTTCCAATAACGGAAATAATTATACATTAATAGATGATGTTGTGATGACAACATCTAATACAGAAATTAGAAAATCAAAAATTAATGAAAATAGCCCTTTTCAATTTGTTGCTAAAACATATGGAAAAGTAATTTCTGGTCTAGAGGAAGAAACTACTATTTCAATAGGAGATTTTGAAAAATTTAAAAAAGTAAAAGTAGGCTTTAATAATATAAGTGAGATATTATCAGTAGTAGATACAAACGGAAATGAGTATTATGAAGTCGATTATCTAACGCAAAATGTAATTTATAGATCTACTTTAAATCCAGACGCTTCGCAAAGATCTCAGACTCCTTCTCTTTTAAAACCTTATGGAGTTGCAAGAAGGTTTATTGTTGTACGAGAAGATGATGGTGTTTATATACAATTTGGAGGTGCTAGTGATTCCTCTACAATATTTAATAATAATAAAAAATTAGATCCATCCAATGTTGTAATTAATTCTTATGGAAAAGACTACATAACGGATGAAAGTTTTGATCCTTCTATTTTAGTATCAAATGATAAACTAGGAATAGCACCATCGAATACAATAATTACCATTAAATATCGAGCAGACGAAACAATTATGATGGCAACCCCATCAAATTCTATAACAAGAGTTGCAAATCCAGTACTGGAATTTCAAGACCAGCAAAATCTAGATATAGGAATGTTAGCTATAGTAAGAAATGGAATAAGAGTTACAAATGAGTTCCCTATAGTTGGATTTCAAGATGAATTTACATCCGAAGAAATAAAAAATAAAATCTATGGTACTTTTTCAGCACAAAACAGAGCAGTAACAACAAGTGATTATGAAGCTTTATGTTATAATATGCCTGGAAAATATGGTGCAATAAGAAGAGTAAGAGCAATGCAGGGTTATCACGCTGGACAAAAGAAAATTAACCTCTATGTTCTTTCAGAGGATGATGATGGAAATTTAGTGTCTGCTAATAATTCTACAAAAAATAATTTAAAGAATTGGCTAAATAAGAGTAAAATGATAAATGATAATATAGAAATTTTAGATCCATATGTAGTTAACTTTGGAATATATTTTACTGCTATGATAGACAGAAATTATAATAAATACGATGTTTTAGCTAATGGAATTCAAGCTGTTATAAATGAATTTTCTATAAAAATGGACATAGGAGAACATTTACATATTGCTAGAGTGTACAATGCATTAAGAAAGGTTGATGGATTAATAGACGTAAGATCTGTAATGATCACAAATAAATTAGATTCATCAACCGTATCTTATTCAAACTATTCATTTAATTTTGATGAAAATATGACTAAAGACGGTACATTTATTAGAGTTCCAAAAAATGTTGTAATGGAATTAAAATACCCAACATCTGACGTTGAAGGAAGAATAATTTAATGTCTATCAAAAGATATAATGCGGAAGCAGATACTACCATAACAAATGCTTATAAAGAAAATCTTGTCTATAGGGCAACTGGCTCAAATATGGGGGCTTCTGATTCTATGGAGGTATTTTCTTTATATGCTCAAGTTACAACCTCTTCTTTAGAATTATCAAGAGCACTAGTAAGATTCCCAGTATCAGATATTATATCCGATAGAGCTTCTGGAAAAATTCCAGCCTCTGGTAGCGTAAGTTTCTTTTTTAAATTATATAACGCACAACATCCATTCAGCCTTCCAAAAGATTATTATCTTTCTGTTTATCCGCTATCTCAATCGTGGGATGAAGGATATGGATTAGATATGGAAAATTATTCAGATCCAGGGTTTGGAGTTTATAATGGGTACGGGACTAACTGGATATATGCAAAATCTGGATCTGCATGGGAAGGAACTGGTAGTTCTTTTATAACCCAAAGTTATGATATAAAACAACACTTTTTAAAAGGAAATGAAGATTTAGAAGTAGATGTAACAAACTTAGTAGAAAATTGGATAAGTGGTACATTAAATAATAATGGATTTTTAGTAAAATTATCTGGTTCTTACGAAGATGGAAGTAAGCGAAATAGTTATTATACAAAAAAATTCTTCTCAAGAGGAACTCAATATTTCTTTAAAAAACCAATAATAGAATGTAGATGGGAAGATGTAGTTAAAGACGATAGGGGATCCTTTTATTCTACAAGCAGTCTTTTAAGTGATTCTGATAATACATATAATTTATATTTTTACAATAGATTTAATGGAAAATTAAAAAATATAAATTCCAATCCTAATCTACAAATTAAATTATATTCAGACAGTAATTATACAAATCAAGTATCTGTTGTTTCTTCTTCTGTAAGTAATCCTTCTATTGGGGTTTATAAAGCAAGTATTAGAGTGTCTACTACTGCAAGTGCTTTATATGATAAATGGCATTTATCTGGTAACCAATCAGTAATATACTTTTCTAGTTCTTTTGATGTTAATCAATATAATGCACAAGATTTTTATTCAAATGAACAATATGTTTTTTCAATTACCAATATGAAAACTAAATACTCAAGTGGAGAAAATGTTATATTTAGAATATTTAGTAGACTGAAAGATTGGGATCCAAACGTCTATAGTGTCTCAACAAGAAATATAGAAAATTCTGTTGTTAAAAATCTATTCTATAGAATATATAGAATAGATGATGGACTTGAAATAGTACCATACTCAACTGGCTCATTAGAATATACAAAAACCTCATATGACACAAATGGAAATTATTTTAATTTTGACATGAATATTTTAGAGCCTGATTATTCTTATGGTTTACAATTAGCTAGGTGGGATGGAAACGTTTTAGAAGAATATAAGCAAGTATATAAATTTAGGGTTGAATAAAAATGAATCTAAAAGACTTATTAGAATTAAATAACAGCACTCAAAAAGAATCATTAGATAGTATAAATGAAAAACTCGGCTCTAAGGAATACATGGAGCAAGCAGTTACTGAGAGGGAAAGAACCTACTATCCAGTAGACTACTCAACTGCTAGTTATTTTGCAAGGTATGGATCTGCAGAAAAATATTATACAGATTCTATTAATAATATTTATTTAACTTATCCATATGATGGATCTAAAAAAGAAAGACAAGAGTGGAGAAATAATGCAACTGATCTAGATTTGCATATTTTAGACAATTCTTATCCAAAAACAACTGGCTTTATTAATTTAGGTTCTTCATCTTGGAATTCTTACTATGTTTCTTCCACCACAACATCAAGACCTCAATATATAATATTTTATGGAAACTATAACTCTAGTTCTATTTTTACAAAAGCCGATAAAACGGAATCAGACATTAATTATAATCTTAATTTAGATGGTAGAAGAGGCAATACTATTGAATTTTGGTTTAAAAGAAATGGATCCCCAAGCAATATTCAAAGAGTATTTGATTTTTGGAATAATGTAACCGCTTCTAGTAGTGATTATGGAAGATTTGCTGGCTACTTTCAGGACAGTAATTTAGTTCTTACTTATAGATCTGGTTCATATGGATATGTTAATAGTGTTAAAACAATTTCTTCCGTAACTACACAGATAGATAGTTGGCATCATTACGCTATTTCAGTTATAAATAGCGGATCCAACTTAGTTACAAAAGTTTACTTAGATGGAGTATTAGTATCAACAAGTGCTTCAGCAGGACAAACTACAAATGGATTTTTATCATCTTCTTATAATATTACAGGTGTTCTGGGAAGTGGTATGTTATCTACACTTGGACTAACACAGGGTCCAACTTTATATTCTGTATATGGCTCATTTGATGAATTTAGATTCTGGAATGAGGAAAGAGATGAATCTGACATTAGATTAAACATGTATTCTCATGTCGGAGGCGGTGTTAACAATGATGAAAATAATCAAAACTTAGGAGTTTACTATAAATTTAATGAAGGCACTACAGGAACTTCTAGTATAGATTCAATATGTTTGGATTACTCAGGACATATCTGCAATGGAACAATAGTAAATTATTTTAATTCTTCTGATAGATCAACTGGTTCAGCTATGGAATTAGCTAATCCAAGCATTACTGAACCAAAAGATCCAATTATTTATGCAAATCACTCTGATGTTGTAAACTTATACTCTCTATATGAAACCACTGGTAGTGAGTATGATGAAAATAATCCAAATATGCTTATAAATACAATTCCTTCTTGGATTGTTGAAGAAGAGCAAAGAGAAGGACGAGATGAAATTAAAAATTTGATGCAAATTATTGGAAGTTATTTTGATAATTTGCATGTACAAATAGATAAATTAAAAACTCTTGGATATTCAGAATATCCTTCATTTGGAAGTGAAAAAGCACTACCTTTCTACGATAAAATTTTAACTTCATATGATTTCGATGTGTCGGATATTCTTTCAGACACCTCTTTATATGAATTATTGGATTCAAAAAATAAAAACTTAAATTTTGATGAAAAAGTACATGAAGTAAAAAATCAAATACTAAGAAATATATACAATAATTTAATTTATTTATATAAATCTAAGGGAACATCAAAATCAATAAGAAATCTTCTAAGAACTTTTGGAATCGATGAAAAAATAGTAAAACCTAATATATATGCAAATAATTCAGAGTATTTGATAGAAGATAATTTGGAGCAAGAAACATATACAAGAAGATATGTTAATTTTAATAATACTTCAAGTTTCTCAGCTACTGTATTTCAATCAGCTTCTGTGTTTGGACAATCAGATGAAAGAGGATATCTAAGAATTTCTTCTTCTTTAAATAATTTTGAATTAGTGCCAAATACAATAGAAGCAGAAATATTTCTTCCTAAAAAATTTGAAGATGACTCACCTCAATATTTTGAGTTTGGATACCTAACATCTTCTATATATGGTGTGTATCAAGCAGCTTCAGATGAAAGAGATCTTTCATTTCAATCCCCAGACAATTTTAATTTTCAAGTCTATGCTGTAAAAACTTCATATGAGAGTCCTCATATAAGATTTGTTTTAAGTTCTTCTGCTTTTGGAGGAAAATACTTAGAATCGCCAATCATATATAATGCCTATAATGATGAAAGATGGAATTTAGCTGTTAGAATATTGCATCCAAAATATGAATTAGCTGACATTTCTTTTGCTTCAGCCAGTGAAGATTATAGATTAGAATTTTATGGCGTAAATACGGTTGCCGGCGATATAGTAAATTCTTTCTCTAGCTCCACAACAATAACTAACGCGACAGCAGTTTCTGCATTAAAAAACTTTAGAAGGTTATATGTTGGAGCAAATAGACAAAACTTTACAGGATCAGTTATAAATTATTCTGATGTTGGAGTGTTTTCTGTTAAGTATTGGCTAAATTACTTAGATAACACACAGATAAATAACCATGCATTAAACCCTGATCTTTATGGAATAAAAGATCCTGATGCCATAGCTTATAAAGGAATCAATTCCCTAAGAACATTGAATATTACTAATTTGGATACATTAGTTCTTCATTGGAATTTTGATAATATTACAGGATCTAATTCTGGTGGTAATTTCTACTCATACGATTTATCTTCTGGTAGTTTAAACGATAGAAGATATGGTGATTATAGTCAAAACTTATTTAAAAAACATAGTGCGAGGGGATACGGATTCCCATCTAGTAATTCAGAAGTCGGTAAATCATATTATCTTTCATCAAATAAAAGTAAGCTACCAGAAATAATTTCTGGTGATGATATGATTCAAATAGTAAGCAATGAAACTATTAGAACAAATAAAGATGTTAAGACAACTGATTATCAGATGATTTTTGAAAAAAGCATGTATCAAACAATTTCAGAAGATGCTATAAAATTATTCTCTTCTGTAAATGATTTAAATACAATAATTGGTCACAAAATAAATAACTATTCAGATAACTATAAACAATTAGAATATTTTAGAACTCTATATTTTAACAAACTAGGTTCTACACCAGATCTAGAAAAATATATAGAATTCTATAAATGGATAGATTCTTCTATAATAGAAATGCTATCAAGACTAGTTCCAGCTTCAGCACAATCTAATAACTTTATATCAAATACAATAGAAAGCCATGTGATGGAAAGAAATAAAATCCGTCAATCTAGAGCTTTTTCTATGATAAGCAATCCTCCACAAAAAAGCATATTTATTTCTAGTCCAACATCTATCACAACAACAAATATTAATTATAGCGATATTAAACCACCTTCTTCTCCTTCTGGAAAAACATGGGCAAAACAAAGAGCGAATAGAGTGACCGATGTTTCCTCTTCGAGTGGAGTTTTAGAAGTTGATGCAGATAGAGAACAGATCAGAAAGGCTTCATATCATAAGAATATAAATACAATTTATAACGCATTTGATAAAAATTTAAATATAGCTTATAACAATTATGAAGATAAAGTTAGATTATTTTCAAATGCATTATCAGTGGTTTCAAGTGTTCATGACTTAAAACCAATGAATAAGTATAAATTTATAAAGAGTCTATATGCACAGGGAAATAATTTTAATATAATCTTCTCAGCCAGTGTCAATGAATCAACTGAAGATTTATCGCTATTGAAGCAAAAATTGTATACTTCAATAAGTGGGAATCTGGATGATCTATTTTCTTTAAACTCTGAAGGCATTTTACCTTTCAGTGTATTTAAAAATACATCAAATAATACAAATTATATTACTAATAACTTTTCTGATGCCTATACAGAAACAAGAGAAATTGGTTTACAAGGACCATTTACCGATGCACATGTAGGCGGGAACTCTCATAGACATAATTCTATTAATCAAACTTTAGATAGAAAAGAATTATATCTGACAGATGGATCTTCTTCTGTAGCACCAGCTGCATCGATTAATGGATTGTTATACAGAAATACAAGAATTAAAAGTCCGGTGAATATAAGAAATATTCAACATAATATTTCTAAAGAAGAACTTGGTAATTATAGTAAAGGATATGAAGTATTATCTTTAAATAGCAGATATGATACAAACACTGAATTGATTAACAGTGGAGCCATGAACTATTCTTCTACTGCAAGTTCTAATAGTATATTTAGAGAAAAACAATTAAGAGAAAGAAAAGCAAATTCAACAGTTATAGTTAATAGATTCTCAACCCCTGGTGCAGAAACAAATGCAAGAGGAGCATTAGACGAAGATAGTGAAGAGTATAGTGTATATAACTCAATAAATAATAGAAACCAAAAAGTAAGAAAATATTTAAATGCTTGGCATTCAAATACTTCTAGTATTGATTCAAATTTTCCTTCTTTACACAAGGTAAATAAAAATGCTCTTTATCAAGCAGTTTTATCAGGTACTTCAACAACCATAACCACTCAAGGAGTAGAATACGATAATCAATTTGTCCAGCACCAAATTCCTAGATCTGATAGAAATTATAGCTGGATTACAGCTTCTGTAACTGGTAATTTAGGGATTGGTGGTTATATAAACAGCCAAGCATCATCTAGTTTAGCCAACTATATAACTTTCTTAACAGGTGTCAATGAAACAATAGAGTCTATTTATGTAAAAAATAGAGATTCAATAGTTCAATATGGCCTAGAGATATATTTTAAACCAGATGGAAAAAGACTTTATGCTACTGCTGGCGGTGTGGCTGCAAATTCTACATTATGGCAATATGATCTTCAATATGCTTGGGATATAACAAGTATTATATCTACTGGGTCTATTAACATTGGAACTCTTTTAGGTGGAAGTGCTGCTGGTATATATCCTCAAGGAATTTGGATTAATCCCAATGGAAGAGAAATTTTTATACTAGATGAATACAACTCAAGAATAACAAAATCTTCTACTTTAGCAGCTGCAGATGCTTGGAACTTTTTAAAATTATCTACAGTTGCAGCACAAACGCTAGTTACTGGTTCTAACATGGGTAAGGGATTAGAGTTTAAACCAGATGGTACAAAGATGTACATAGCTAACAATGTAGATAAAAAAATATATCAATTTTCTTTAGCTACTCCGTTTACAATTAATGCTGGTGTTACTCGCGATAGCGCAGAAATTCATACATCTAGTAGTTTTGCAACAAGTCTTACTGGATGTGCTGTTTTAATGGGAAATCCTGACTCAATTAGATTTTCTTCTGATGGAACAAAATTATATGTCAGTTCTGACGTTCAAGACGACGATCCATTGTTGTTACCAGACGGATTATATGAATTTACTCTTTCAACTGCTTGGGATATATCATCCGCAAGACTTACAAATAGAATAATTCAATATTCCAGCTTCACTAATTATGATATGACAGCAGCTGGTTTATATGTTAGAGATACAAGCGGTACATTAGAAAATATCAGTTTCTATGTATATGATTTCCTTAATTCTCCGCCGAACATTTATAATGTAATCAAAAAAGTAGAACCAGTATCAGTAAGCAATATCTTTATGGGAAATACTAAAACATATGATAGATCATCTAATCTTGTATATTTAAATAATGAAGCATTAACTGATTTAAGCGGACCTAATAGAAATCCATATAGAGAATTTTTGTTAAATAATAACTCAGTTTATAGATATCCTTCTTGGAAACAGATAAGAAATAACGATAACAATTTAGTTAGATTAAACAAAAAAGAAAATATTATAACAGTTCAAGATAATGAAATATCTACACAGGATAGACAATCAAGTGGGTTTTTGAATACATTTAGCTCGTACAAAGAACCGCCTGTGCAGTATAACTATCCTATTAAGCAAGTGATCCTAGATAAAACAAAAAACTCTATTTTAACAAATCAATATAAATTAGAAGAAAATAAAATATTTTATGAGCCATACATGCTAAATGAATATGATAATATTTCTTCTTCATTCGCAAATGAAGGTCTTCAATTAAAACTAGACATTAAAGATGTGGAAATAAATAAACTAGACTATTCTAAATATAGATTTTTATATGAGAACAATTCTTCGTTTGAGCTAAAAAGAGCGGAACATAAGAAAAAAATATTCCCTTCTAAATTATATTCAACTCTTAGTAGAATAAGAAGTAAACCAAACTATGAATCAGATGGAACTACGGGATCAAATGGAAGAAATGGAAATATTGCTAATGTGAGAACTTTTTGGAAAGATAATATATTAAATAGAATAAGATCAACACATATTTCAACCAGTTCTTTTGGTGCTCTTGAATCAAGTTCTTATTCATCTTATTTTTCAGGATCTAACACTCTAAGAGGAAAAACTGTAAGATCAGATATAATTACAGCTTGTCATTATAATGATAATTGGTTAGCACATCCTAACCATTTATACTTAGTACACCCTCTAACTTCTTCTTTTGATACTTTCCACACTTCTAGTATTTTTGAATTAGATAAATCATTTAGTCCATTAATTACAAGAAGTGTTACGATAGGATCAAGATTAAGTCATATTATGACTGGAAGTAATTATATATATGGAGAGTTGGTTCCATATACGGAATATGAGACATTATTTTCTGTATTATCAATGTCAAATAGTGAATTTATCCCAAGACCACAATTGTTCTTTATGAATCCAGGCCCAAAGTTTGTTACTGGAGGGGTTGAGTTTGTTTCATTTAATACAGGAACAACATATACAATGACTTCTAGTGGTAAAAAACCATTTTTTGATTCTTATCAAGATTTTTATGAAGATATTAAATATTCAGCATATGAATATTCTTACGTACCAGAATATAAATTTCATGATGTTTCTGACTTTTATATAAAAGATAACAATGGTGATTTTAATGCTATATATACTTCTTCTTATTTATCTTTAGATGGAGCAGACGAAGAATTTATAAATGTTACAGGCAATCTAAATTTAACCAACAACTTCCATTCTGATATTTTTGAAGAAATAGGTAATAAGAAATTAGAAATAACTATTGATGGTATCAAAAAGCTGTTGCCATATAAAGGATTTTATCCTTCAGAGAGATCTGTACAATTATTTTACCATTTTTGTAATTCATGGGTTGGGGATTCAACAGAAAGGGGAAGACATACTGTATCATATGGAGCAACTGATTATCTCGGTCCAACATATAATCAACAGATGCTTTCCTTAACTCAACCTTTATTTTCACCTGGTATATTATTTAATAGTATTAAAGCTGGTATAGCCTGTGATTGGCCTGCTTATATAAATACTGGATCTTTTGGGGATAGTGAGATAAATAATAATTATAGAAGATTACCTCATTTTTATACAACCGGTGCCTTAGTTAGAGGCTGGGAACGAACTGGTGGACCGTTTGGGTCGCCATATCTTACAGTTATTACTGGCGCTGTAGAAAGAGAATTTCAACTTAGAAGTAGAGCTAACTATAGAATGCCATTTGAATCTTTATTAGAGTTTGATACAATTATACCAGCTAACATAGCTCAAAGCGCATCTCTCTACTACATAAATCCAGCATATTATAGTTATAGTATGATATCAGCATCAACTCCAGAATCGGAAGATAGGTCTAACTATATTGTTCCTTTTTATAACTTAAGCACTAATCTCACTGGCGTTGCAAACAATACATTTAATTTTAAAGATAATAGATATAAAATGGCTATGCACAATTTCTTATCCGAGATTCCTAACTTTTTTTTAAAAAATAAAGGACTTACATCATTTGTATCTTCACCTCAGAAAGATTTTAAAGTTGCTGTATCTGGAGTTGCCTATACTTTAGACATAGTGCTATCTAAAGAAGAAAACCTTAATAAAGATTATTCAGCGAGTGGAAGTAGAAATCACTATGGACCTGGATTTTGCAGTTATGCATCAACCTTACCAGGTAATACTGTTTATATAGAAGGAATGATAGACTCAGCTGTAAATTCGTGGACACATGGAGC